GGGCAGAAAGGGTCTTCTACGAGACGGAGGTTGGCTCTATAAGATTGAATCACACGGCTTTGCGATCCCCAGCGGCAACTTGCCACCAAAATAGACAAAGGACATATCGCCATGAAGAAAATCATGGATGAAAAGCCAGGTCGCAAAATCACACGGAAAGAAGCACGAGAACACGCTCTGAGGAGCCTCCGTGAACGCGAAGAAAGACTGGCAGCAGAACGCTCAGAAAGCATATGCGACGCCTGCGACACTCACGAAGCAATAGGAGAACTTCTACAGGCGCTTAAGGACATTCTATCTAAGTATAAAGAGTGTGAGAATCTAACTGCTAACTGTCCTGAGTTAATCGATGTCGGTCCCGCTACAGTTGCCATGCACACCATGGCTGAGATAGCTAAAAAAGCACTGGACAAGTGGGGCAACTAAATGCAATTTTGCGATATGCGTTGCCAGTATGCCACATGGCCCAAAGAAGGATCAGATGGCAGTGGGAGCTGCAGAACATTTCAAGCTATATATTGTCGATTAAAGAAAACGCTGGTACACAAAAACCAACCATGCAAACAACACTTAGGAGAAAGCAATGTACAGAATAATTAGTTTCGATCTATTAATGAGTACTTTTCTTGTTGCCATATGGGCCTTTATGTTTGGGTTTGTTGGATTTGCCTCATACCATATGGGAGTAGGATGGCCCGCAATACCTATGACAGCCTCTCTGTTTGTTGCTTTCTTGTGGCGGAAGCGCAACTACCTGAAAGTAATGTGTAAGGTTTGCCCATGTTGCAGTGGAACATTACACGTTGACACTGGAGAGGGCGATGCTTGTGGCGAGTGTGGCGCAACATTTTGAGCAGAAAAGTGGAAAAGAATCTCATTATCACTTTTGTTGAATTGCCAGCGCTGTCAAACGGGCAGCTATCGGGCGATCTGTCTACAGATTTCTATTCACTCTATCGTCTTCCTGCCCGCTGCGTTGATCATTTGGCTGCGATAGCACAAACAAGCGGCTTCTCTGACACAGTTGCCATGACGCCTGTAGTTAATCGAAGTGGCCGACTGTTGAGATCCGCCGACTGGGATCGCTTTTGCAAGTCGGATGTGATTGGCATTTCAGTTATCACGCGAACCGCATCTCCTTCTTATCAGTTAGCGGATTTCATACGGTCAGTCAACCCTCGTGTTAAGATCATCTTTGGCGGCCCTCATGTGTCTGCCTTCCCAAAAGAGGCACTTCAACATGGCGATATCGTGGTCATGCAGGAGGGAGACTACACGCTGATCGAGCTTTTATATCGACTAAACGAATATGTCGAAAGACCATTCTTAAGTGACATTAAGGGAATTGCCTATAAGCAAGAGAAAGAGGTCGTTGTTAATCCGCCACGTGAATTCCTAACCAATGAAGGGCTAAATGCCCTACCGTTCCCAAACCTACCTCAGAACGTGCTCGACTACATAACTCATCAGACCATTATAACCTCACGCGGATGTCCGCACAATTGCGAGTACTGTTCTATCATCCAGAACTTCGGCAGCCGGTATCGTTGTCTTTCAATCGACCGTTCAATCGAGCTAATACGACATCATTTGAAGCGTACTAATGCGCCTGTCTTTTTTGCCGATGACAACTTCACCGCTAATCCAGATCGAGCCAAGGCGATCCTCAGCCGCTGCCTGTCCGAAGGACTGGAATTTCCTCGCTGGGTTTGTCAGTCGCGTATAGAGGCAGCATTCGATGACGACCTACTGGATCTCATGAAGAAAACCAAGATGGAGACTGTGATAATAGGATTTGAGTCTATCAGCAACGAAGCATTGCGCCAGTGGCGAAAGGGATCTACCCTGGAGAAGAACCGCGAGGCTATCGAGCGCTTCCATGCAAAGGGCATCTTCCTCCATGGCACATTCGTTCTGGGCTCAGATGTAGACACGCCAGAAACCATCAGAGAGACAGTCGCTTTTGCCAAAGAAATGAAGCTCGGTACGGCCCAATTTCTGGCCCTGACGCCGCTACCAGGCACACCCTTAGCAGCACGTCTCGAAGCCGAGGGACGCGTCCTGACGCACGACTGGCACCTGTATGACGGCCAGCACGCAATCATACAACCCAAGCATATGACGCCGGTCGAACTGCAGGAAGGTATTATCCAGGCATTCAAGGATTTTTATAGCGACACAGAAGATTCGATTCTTGGCCGCTTCATCCGTGCATTCGGTCGCCGCCAAGTTAGAAACCTGACTGAAGAAACTCGCCCGCACCTGGAAACATTAAAGAGACTCGAACCATGAACAAGTGGGAAGTGTTTACTCGAATAGAGCCAGCAGACCGCTTTGGTCCTGCTGAAGACACAGAAGTCTTCGCAATTCGCTGTACCAAAACTAAGGAGCCGATTGCCTACTTCCATCTGCCAGAACGAGAGTTTTTAGATCAGATTGTAGCAGCCCACAATCAACTTGTCGAAAAGGCTGTCAACTTGGCTGGTCAGCTCTTAACGCTATCGTGTAGATACGAAGAGGAAATAAAGCTGTGCGCCATATGCTTTCACGACACGAGCCGCTACACTAAGCAGGGCTTCTTCTGTGTCAAGTGTGGACACCAAGTATACGGACCACTAACTCATACAGAAAAGGGTTAATAGCCATGACCAGAGAAGAACGTTCCCTCCTGCTATATATTGAAACCTGCGCTGTCGATTGGAGATTAGCAAATCATGCCAGAAAAGACATATGTTGGACAATGCGATTTTTGCGAAGAAGAAAAGGCAGTAGTAGACCGCTGGCTTAGACATCGACAATATTTCATGACAGTAGTAGCTGTGTGCGCAGAGTGCCGAGAGCTTATGACATCTTATCGCGAGCTTTTAGGAGAGGAGCAGTAGCTATGGTGTATTGTCGTTTCTGTGATTGCAACCCATGTATGTGTGGACGCTGCGACTACGGCACCGAAGAGAACAACCGCAGGCGCAACGAGGAAGACGCCATCCGGCGATCACGCGAGTTCGAAGAAGAGTTCGGTCCGTTTTCTAACCCGATGGACTGAGGAGATTTGTGCCATGGCTGTTCAAATAATACCTCTCCAACCAAGGGGCACCAACAGCACGTTTTTTACCGAATGCTGCAGAGTCGCAATATGTGATGACCAAACATGCTGTCCACGCTGTAAGAGTCAGGTAATTGGCCACGATGCACCCATTATGGAACGCGGAGCAATCCGTTGGAAAAACGCCACACGATTTTGGCGACATTAGGAATTCCGCCATGAATAAAGACCCAAACAAAAAAGACTTCTGGAAAGTAAGCTCCGGTGGAGACCTCTGGGGCGACAACAGTGTCCGCTGGGACCATCAGACAAGCATACCAGCCTGGTTCAAGCTATTAACCGTTGGTATAATCACAGTCCTCATATTAGCCATCATTGGTCTCGTTGCCCGTTAGGAGATTTCGCGGTGATAATTTACACTTGCAAGGTATGCAAAACCAACCGCTGGGAAGCAGCCATGTGTGTCGGCGATAAGCTGGTCGAGGACGACTCCTGGACGTGTCCCGAATGTCAGCTCAAGCAGCTACAGGAAGACGCCTCAGACGCCGCTACGAGCCTCCTGGCAGCCGTTGAGGATTACAAGGCGTGGAACCTTGACGCAAACGGTCTTTGTACACGGGTGACTGAGTTAATAGGCGATATAAAGGCCAGCGCAGCGAAAAATTCTTTCTCCTAAACCCCCACCAACACAGGGCTTAACTATGTAGGTGGTGGTTTTACGGAGAGAGGGGCCGGTATCGTTGTGGGTACCCCCACCCCCCCCTCAGTTTAGCAGACGCTAAACCGTCGAAAAACCCTACCCCCCCTATAGACATTCCAGATTCTGTGGGGAAAATAGAGTCTATATACTTAGTAGAGATTCGGATGGTGTATCGATTAAAGTCTACTATTCCTGTAGAGTATACATAGATAATATTTTTTATAGACTCCCCGATCCCTACAATTCCTACCGATCCTATAGTCAATCCATTCCCTACTATTCTACTATGCATTGTATGGTATGCTATTTGTCTTGATGCATATTGCGGACCAAGCAGGGTTTTATTAAATCTTTTTCACAATCGATTCCTGGGCACGCTATTTGTCTTAATATATATTCTATATAGTATACCATGCGACATCCTACCGATAGTCTGTGATGATGTATCTATGTGGTTGTAAGTTATTATCTTTTCTATACTTACAGTCCCCTCCCATAACTCATTGTCCTAAGTTAATAGCTAATAACTACTTATAGCAATCCAGAGGAAAAACCGGGAAATCCCAAGATTAATCTTTTGTAATAGACTCTAAGTTATTATCCTGTATAGACTTATTTTTCTTGACGCGTTTTACAATTCCTGATTATGGTGTATACTCTATATAGAATGGAAAACAGAAACGGCAACCACAACAGAAAGGCAAAACAATGAGAAACTACAAAAGTGCATTGGTTTTCGGTACGATCGCGGTTATCGTCGTTGTGAAAATCCTTTCCGAAATCGTTGCTATCCTTCCTCAGTAATTAACCATTATGGTGCTGGGAATCACCTAAAACCTTCCCGCCAAAACATTTACGATAGGAGTAAACCATGGGCTATCTTTGTGTCGGTCTTTTGTCCATTATCTTGACAATGGGAATTGACTACTTCTTTTACATCGTGGCAAAGCGTCCACTTCCTGGACATCTTTTCCGCATTACTGGAGGCAGAAGATGATGTACAAACATTTGACAAAAAAACGTGAAGAAAACCTTCATCGTAAGGTCAAGAATCTCTGTGGCCGATACAACAAAAAAGGTATAGGTTTTGTCCGGTACAATAGGAAAACCCTGGTTTCCCTTGACGCATCGAACCATTGCCCTAAGGAAAAAGAGGGAAAACCATGCGCCTACTGCTACAAAGCGAATCTCTATAAGCTCTATGGGAAAACCGGCTTTTTCATGGGTAAGGTTTTCCAAGATTGCGCCGTCGATCTTGACATTGTCCATAGGTTTTGTAGGGAATTGAAGAAAATCCTGAAAGTCTATGGTTTTAATAGGTTTTCAATTCGGGTTTTCGCATTATCCGATGTGGAACGGGAAACGGTATCCTTTTGGCGTCCTATCCTTGCAACGATGCGCCAATATTTTAACCTTCACGCAATTACAAAACAATATAGCACCATCGAACGATTGTCCGATCTTTTGGACCGCATCCAATTGTCTATAGACTCGGTAGGGTCGACAGACATAATGGAAGCTATCAAGCTTAGGTTTTCAGATCCTGGGAAGTATAGGATACGATGCGTTATGCTATCGGAAGACGATGCGCATCTTGCCGATGTGTCCGACATCATTACCCTATACCATGGTAACACGATAGACGGTCTAAAAACGTACCGCACGAATCACGCATCCTACTTGAAATTGACCCAGAAAACCGCCAATGTCTATCAGGATAGGGTAGTATGCTGTCAAACCGGAAAGTGTACATCGTGCGGTCTCTGTCACGAAACATCGCGCAATCCAGAAACGGGAATTAGGGAAACGACGGAAACGCGGGAAACCACCAAAAGTCTATAGGGTCTGTAGAGTATAGGAGGATTTTCGATGTGTGTTTGTGGAAAAGCTAAACTGACCGCATGGTGTCTCGCCATTGCCGACGATGAAAACACGAACCATAGCATCGGCCACATCATCGTATGGCACTATGGACATCCGACCGCGCATCGGATCGGCCGCGCATCGGCGAAACATAGAGTAATGAAGAAACACGCAATCCGTAGGAACGCGTGAAACGGCACACAATAGACGACAGCCGAAAACCGATAGGATGGGACGTAGGAAAATCGGGACCGTCAGAAGGCAAATAGTGGATCGTCAGTTTATAAACTATTAAACCACAATTGTACCAAAAGTGGACAAAATTCTCGATTATAATCTGTGCTTATGGACGCATGGAGCGAAAATGTAGGGAGCCGCCAGAAACGGTCGGCGGAGCCCTTGTCAAGAAATTGACTATTTGGCAATCCGGTAGTTTCTAAACTCTTAAACGGAGGTCTTTATGAGAAGCCGCTACAACGCCATTCTGAGGGAATTGGCTGCCCTCGAACTGTACCCGAACCTGACCCAAGTGGGCTATCCTGGCGGGGATCACGCGTTATTCGGCGACCACGGCATCACGGTCCGGCCAGACGGCACGGTGGCATTCTGGCAACGGATCGACTGGGAAAACACCGATGACTGGCAAGATGCCGAGCTGGTGGATGAGGTTATAACTGCTTATGAAAATCCAACAAAAACAAGATAAATCGGTTAAAATCACTTGCTATTTAACCCGAAATGTAGTATATTTGAGGAGTGAAAAATGAAAGTAATCAAAGTTACCAAAGAGTATTTTCAGACAGAGGATGAAAAGGTTTATTTCTTCGAGCCTTTGGAAAAAGAAATCTCTGTTGAAGATATGCAGAAGATTGTGGACGCAAACGAAAAATTAGTCAAGGGGTTGAAAGACAATAAATGAATGTATTAAGCCTATTTGACGGGATGAGTTGTGGACAAATAGCACTCAACAAAGTTGGAATAAAGTATGAAAATTACTTTGCTTCTGAAATTGACAAACACGCAATAGCTGTAACGCAAAATAACTACCCCAATACAAAGCATATAGGTGATGTAACGCAAATAAAAGGTGCTAACTTGCCGAATATTGATTTATTGATTGGTGGTAGTCCCTGCCAAGGATTTTCATTGGCAGGAAGACAATTGAACTTTGATGACCCAAGAAGTAAACTGTTTTTTGAATTTGTTAGGTTGAAGAATGAATTAAACCCTAAATACTTTTTACTTGAAAATGTGAAAATGAAAAAAGAATACCAAGATATAATTTCAAGTTATTTAGGCGTTGAACCAATTATGATAAACTCAAATTTAGTATCAGCACAAAATAGAGTGAGATATTATTGGACAAACATACCAGTAAAAGGATTACCAAACGATAAAGGTATTCTACTAAAAGATATTACAGAAGATGGGTTACAAAGTTTAGGGTTAGCCCAACGAGGTAGATACGATGAAAACGGAAAGGTAATTCAAAAATATGAATTGAACGGAACTGAAAAAAGCAATGCAATGACAACCGTTTCAAAAGATACTTTACTATTTATACCAGTGGATAAACATTCTTCAAACCTTGGATTAGTTTGTTTGGGTGGTGTAATGAAACCAACACATAAACTGTGGCTTGATAATGGAAAGTTATTACAACGTAATTTTTCGCAAGGAAATAGAGTTTATTCAAGTGATGGTAAATCAGCAACACTAAATGCTAATAGCGATGGAATTGGTGGTAAAACTGGATTGTATGAAATTGAAGGTATGATTAGAAAACTAACAAGATTAGAGTGTGAGAGATTACAAACCGTACCTGATGGCTACACTTCTGCTGTAAATGACACACAGGCAATAAAAATGCTTGGTAATGGATGGACAGTTGATGTAATAGCACACATTTTCAAAGGTTTATTGAATGAAAATCTATAAAATCACAGAAGCAAGCGAGTATCTTGGGGTGTCGATAAACACGCTCAAAACGCTTGCCAACAACGGAAAGATAAAATCTTTCAAGACTACTGGCGAGCATAGACGTTTTCGTCAGGAAGATTTAGATGCTTACATGGGAGTTGAGAAAGAGAAGCAAGAAAAGTTGACTGTGATTTATGCGAGATGTAGCACGGCCAAACAAAAAGAAAATCTTGAACGGCAAAAAGATAGATTGAGAAAATATGCAGAAACCAATGGCTACAAGTACGTTCTGATTGACGAGATTGCCAGCGGAATAAACGAAAAGCGAAACGGCATACATAAGTTAATCAGGATGTGTTTTGAAGGAAAAGTTGAACGAGTGTTGATTGAATACAAAGATAGACTGGCTCGATTTGGCTATGAATATCTTGATGCTATTTTCAAGAATCTTGAAATAACCGTTGAAGTGGTTGAGACAAAAGAAAAGAAATATGAAGAAGAATTAGCAGAGGATATTATGAAAATTCTCACCTGTTATTCGGCAAGATATTATGGAGCAAGAGGTGGTAGAAAGAAGAAAAATAAAGCTGAAAATGAGCCTGACGAATCTAATGGAATTTAGAAAGGACGTTATCTGGGCAAATTGCGTGCCAGCCGAGGCAATTGCGGACCTGGTACACCAGACCATAGTCGGCGAAGGGTAGGATGGGAGCGGATTTTACGGGTCGGCGGAGAACTTAGTTTAGAAGGAGATAAACCATGGCGACCAGAACGATTGCGAGAGAAGAGTACTACCACTGGCCGAATCCCGGATGGTGGGAGCGCACCAGGGAGCTGGCAGCGGGCATGACAGACGATGAGCTGGCATACGCGAGGCGAGACGCATACGAGGCGTCGCAGGCGCTGCCGGGCGCTGAGGGCAAGTACCTGGATCAGTGCTCTGTGTACCGTCAGGAGCAGGAGAAGAGAAGGATTCTGAAAAAATCTTAATTAATGTAATCTTGTGGCAATTTCGCCCGATAGTATAGAGGCGGGTGAAGGTGGACGCTGGCCAGTCCTAAGACACCATGAGGCGAATAGCAATTCGCAAGCCCGCCCTTTCTCCTCTATGGGAGCCCTTCCCCAGAGTGGCACATTTTGTGTACACTTCTTTTTCGTGTATCCCCTTGTTCCGAAACCGTACAAATTGCCCTTTTTGGGCCAAAAACGGGAGCACCCTAAACTCCTGGCATGGCCCCTTGTGTACACGTTTCCTATACACTTCTCCCAAAACAAGCTTATACTCTATAATAACTGTAGGAATAGAAGGCGCGGGCAGGATTTGAGGATTGTCAAGCAAGCCGGATTAATTCGGGAGAATAGAGATTCGGTTTTTTGGTAGGGTGGATAATCGAGGCTTTCCAGCCGTGCCCGCACCCATTAATACATACGGCAATAAGGTAATGTCTACAATCCGTATAGACTATATAGTGCCTGTAGTAGCACGAGATTCGACAGATTTAATAGGAAAAAAAGGCTTTTATAGTTCAAAAACGTTGAAATTCATGCATTTAGACACAACAACAACAACAAGCAGCCGGACGGTGGTTTATTAGTTAAGTAATAGCTCAGTTATTATTGAGTTTATCGACCTTTTAACTGAGCCACCTCCACACAACATCAGCCCTTTATTATCACTTCACCTATAATCTCTATTCTTTCTGTATACTTAGGGTGGTTTCTTGTTTATTGATGATGGGTTGTTTGGGTATAAGTTTTGGTTATGATGTAAGCGATTTTCTTTTCCGGTCGACTCAGATGTTTTCCGGTTTTACTCACGAAACGCTACTTTTTAACGGTTTCTTCCGGTACTTTTCTTCCGGTGAAAATAACCTGATCTTATACATGTTTGAATCTAATACACTACTCGCGCCGGGGCCATCTTCCGGGAATGCGAAAGCGTCCATATGGAAATTGCATGAGAGCGTCTGTGAGGCCCCACAATCGACCGTGAGACAAAGCATACTCTGAACCGCGCCTGACGCACAGAGCAGACCACGCGGCGACTGAGAGCTTCTGACGGGTTCTGGCATGGAAGCCGGGATGACCAGTCGAGACTGAGCAGGTATACAGGGGATAGGAAAGGCTGGTTATATTTGACTGTCCATGGATGAAACGGCGGCGCAGATCCTATTGTGAAAAGCGTTTAATAATCACTTGCGCAAGCCGGGACGGTTTGACATTTGACGTGGCCCGTGAAAAGCCGGACGGTAGGTGGATGTTCAATCCGGTAATAAGCGTGAGCTGGGGTTTCCTGCTTTCTTTTTTTTGACCCTATCATCCTATAGGGGATGGGGATTTTCTGTAAATACAAAGGGAATATGTATATAAGTAAGGTAGCTGGAAGGAGCGAAGCGACTGACAGCTACATCATAGTACAGAGCTGCTAATAATTGTGTGGTTTTTTTACAGACTGTCCCAAAAAGTGGTAGGTACAAAGCGGGTAAACGAGCTTTTCCCTGACGATTCTAAACGACTTACGACTGGCACGGCAATTGCTTGATGCCCTGGCGAGGTGGGTGCTGAGGTGTCCTGAGTTGTCCGCCGTCGAAGACCAGTGTCGGACGAACGAGCCGATGGGTGCGTAGGCGAGCAGCAAGGGGCAGACCGCACCGGAAACCGGCCCCAGTTTACTGGGTGTGCTCCCCGGCTCCGTAAGGGGTGGCAAGGGGTAGCGAAGTGACCGAATTAACGGCAGTGCCCTCCTCAATTATGAAAAACATTTCACTTGACAACCACTGGACTTTGTGTTAGACTTGCTATAGTGTGCTGTGTCGGATGGAGAAAGACCATCCGGAGTGGTGAGTAGCTGCGATAGACTGCAGTGAGGATGTTAGGGCGGGGATCTTAACCGCAGCACAGTCGTGCCGTCTGACGAGGCGGGCTGCACCTGTTGCCTCCGTGGGTGTAGCGAGCAATAGGTGGTAGAAGGCCACTATCACTGAAACGGAGGCCGCGATTTTAATAACCAAACAGGAGCGAGAGACATGAGCTTAGATGACTACGTTGATGGTTTGCTGGAGCTGGTAAAAAACTTTCATGAGGACTTCAAAGGCGACAATATTCGGCCGCATGAAGCGGTCAGTGATATGAACGAGGTGATCCGTCTTGCAGGCGCGATCAAACAGGAGGCCCTTTCTGTATAGTCACACTGGTACCTTCGCGAGCACGATAAGTGTGCCAGTGTAAGTTTTTATTTCACTTGTACTTGGAGAAAATCATGGGTGACAGAGCACAAGTTCACATCAAGGATGAGGGAGTCTATCTGTATACACACTGGGATGCCTACAAGCTTCCTAAGCTGGTGCAAGAAGCCATCCAGAAGCACTGGCGCTGGGATGATCCTGAGTACCTGGCTCGAATCATCTTTGACGTGATGGTCGGAGACGACCAGGGTGACGAAACGGGCTACGGCATCAGTAGCTCGCAGCATGGCGACGTATGGCGTGTTGTCGAGGTGGATTGCGCGAACGATACTATTCGCGTTGTCGACCGTGGGACAGCGGTATACAGTAACACCTTCCGCAGGTTCACCGAAGACGACCTATCTGACCTACCATCAACTGAATTCTAACTACCACTGGCCAAACTACTTCTGACTTTTTTCAAAAAACTTCTGGACAACTACACAATCCCGTGCTATACTTCCTATGAACACGAAGCATAGGAGGCAGACATGAGAAACGACGCGCACGCCCCCCGGAACTTTGACCCGGCTGCCTACACCTGGGTCGGCTCCTACTATCAGGGCGGCAATATCGCCGACCTGCTCTACAATCGCACGCCCTACATGCAGAAGATTAGGGCAACCCTCCATTCTAATCCCTTCCACGGCAATCACTTCGATCGTTCCACCTGCGACCACTGCGGTGCGCATTTCAACTACGGCGAAGTGTACAAGCACGATCCCTCTGGCGAGTATGTCTGCGTCGGCCACATTTGCGCCGACAAGGCGTTCGGCTGCAGCGATCGGCGCGACTTCGAGTACAAGAAGGTGAAGCGTCAGGTGGCCGGTATCCGTCAGAGTCTGGCTCAGCAGGAGCGCTACGAGGCATTCGTGGAGGAGCACGGGCTCGCCGACGACATCGAGGTGGGGCACCACATTATCCAGAACATCAAGCGCAGGCTGGTCCGTTGGGGTAGCATTTCTGACGCCCAGATTAACCTTGTGCGCAAGATCGCCCGCGAGACCAGGGAGCGTGCCCAGCAGCAGGAGGAGGATCGTAAGAACGCCACGCCAGTAGTTGAGGGCAGGGGCATCGATATCAGCGGTGAGATCATAAGCGTCAAAGAGAAGCCTGGCTTCGGCTACAACAGCGTCGTCTGGAAGATGACCGTCAAGGACGACCGAGGCTTTCTCGTGTGGGGTAGCGTGCCCGAGTGTCTCTGGGAGCAGGTGCGCGATTGTACCCTCCGAGGGCGGCGCGTGTCCTTCAAGGCGAACGTCGAAAAGTCTGACCGTGACGAGCACTTTGGTTTCTTCAAGCGTCCCCGTAAGGCTGAGATTGTCGAGGAGGTGGCAGAATGACAAAGCCGAGACTGGAGGCAATCAGGATCGTCTGGGAGTATGACAATTACCCTGACCTTTCCTACTTGGAGCCGGGGGCGAATCCTGACTACGAGGAGGAAAATGCGGATTCCCTCGCCCGCTACCACCGTGGAGAATGCTGGCATGAAGGCTGCCATGCTGTAGCCACGACCAGCACCGACGCTGGCAACGGAGACCGTAGACTGGAAGAGCTGCAGTCTGGTGGCCTGTGGGGTATCGAGAATGAGGCACCCAGCGACCACCATCGTGAGATTGAAGAGCAGGAGCTGGCGGACCTGAGACAACACCTTGAGTCCTACAACGTCGACACCAGCAACTTTGACGAGCTGGTAGCCACTGCCGAGGGGAGGAAAGGGTAATGTATACAGATAGGCTGATATTCGCTATCATAACAACACTGATCGGTAGCGTTGTGTTATTCAGGTCTTGTTTTGAGTGTTGGAGAAGTCTGGATGAAGGGCTCAAGGGTTTCAGTATCCTTTGTTTTGTTGTCGGCGAGGCTATGCTTATCTTTATGGGCTACTGCTTCGCAACTGGTTTAGGCTGGGACATGGGAGCATCATAATGGGAGCTGCACAGGCGATTCTCGAAGGCTGCTATCGGCATTCTATCGACTGGGATGAATTCCCCTACGTATGGACCACCTATTACTTTTTCCCGAGGGGACTACTAACTAAACAACAGCAGGAGCAATGGTACGAAGATGAGGAGCACTGTCTGTCTACTCACCACGCGTACAACACGAAGAAGGAATGCATCGATCACGTGTGGACCTGGGCAAGGGAGCGCGGCATTAAGGTGACAAAGAGAGAGATTGCTAAGGCTTTTACGGACCATTCTGTGGGGTAAGACATGCTGAAGACTCCTGACGGTTCACCTACGTGTGCCACTGGCATGAAGGAAGAGGAGCGCTGCCCGTTCCTCGAACCACAACCAAACACATTCCACGTGTACTATACATGCAAATACTGTGCCAACGCACCGCTTCAGCGCTACGAAGCTATTAAGTACCTGAAGCCGGTGTTCGATTGTCCGTTTCGAGATGGGAGCTGCGAGTAGTAATGGTATTAACAAAGCATAAAACCAAAGACGGTCAATTGCTTGGCGTATTGAAAACGCCTTGTTATCCTTGCAGCTACTATGCTGGTCCCATTGTGCTTATATAGGGTCAGTATTACTCTGGTGACAACGCAACATCCAATTTTCATAGAACGAAAGCCGATGCCTCGAAGGCTCTGCTCGAACTAATAAAACTACTGGAGAACAAGTAATAAACCACCTGAAATGTGCACTGGCAGTAGGAAACATAGCGGACGGGCTCGTCTTCTATGAACCGTTCAAGGAAGCAGAAGAGGCTTCTGAGTGGGCGGAAAAGAATATCGATGATGAATGGGTCGTAGTCGGCCTACACGACCCCAAAAGGCAGCTATCCAATTATGAATAGCTTTTCATTTGACTTCTCCTGAAAAGATGGTATACTGGAGTAGAGCAGGAGATAAGGAGTTAAAACATGGAAGACAAGGTTGTTGGCTACTGTGACGGCAGAATGGTTTACTGTGTACATTGTGTAGACGCTGACCCCGACTTGGTTGCCGATGACCTTGGCGAAATTCATGACAGCACCGCAAAGAATGACATGTACCTGCAGGTTTGTGACTCGTGCGATGAGCTGCTGGTGGATATCTAAACATGAACCTTGTTGCGACCTACGAAGTCGACGATCCTCAGAAAATGTCCCTTATGGTGTCAGCCTGCTATGCTGCCGATAAGGGTGTCCCGACTGAGAGAGTAAGGCACGCGCAAGGCTGGCTTGTTGTGCTACTGCTTGAAGATGAAGAGAACAAGGCTATTCTTTTCAAGAGGAAACCATGCGGGAAATGATGCCGGATTCCATGGAGAAGCTACTGCGGGCATATGGCTGGGATACTCATGCCCTGGAGGAAGAGTGGCTGGCCAAGCACCGAGAGGAGCTGTACTGTCTCGGTCGGCGACTAAAGGACGACGCTGATCGAGAGGTGCGGCACGCCGGGCTCGTCCAGGAGGGGGCTGAGCTGATCCTCTGTGCGAATCCGAATTACTGGCGAAGCGTTTTCAAAGGAGAGTAACATGACACTTGGCGAAGCAAACCAGGCTCTTTTGTGGGGACAGTTTTTTCGGGACACGCGGGGAGAGATTTTCTCCGTCACCTTTATCAAGAAGGATGGCTCTACGCGGCGTCTCGTGGGCCGCATTGGCGTCACGAAGGGTGTGAAAGACCCCGGTCGATTCCATGCGCAGGACAAGAAGAACGGTCTGATGCGCGTCTACGACTTCGAGAAGCAGGCGTTCAGAACTATTCCCCTGACGCGTGTTATCAGTGCCACCTGGGCCGGGAGAACTTGGTGAATCTGCAGCCCGTCTTGCCTCCTCGCACGCCACGGCTGTACGGTCGTGAGGCTGCCATACGCAGTTTCATTCTGACATGCTGCAAGTGTGGGAGGCGGGTCGAACTGCTGTCGCAAGGTAGCATGTATCGCATGTACGCTGATCTGGATGGCGGATCATTTCAGGCGTATTACTGTGAGCGCTGTGTCAGTGAACAACTTTTAACTTGACTTTCTCGCTGGGCATGTTATAATAGAATAGAACCACAACGGAGAAAAGCATGTCAAAGATTATCGAGGAAGCCAGGCGAATCAGAGACGAGTTGGCTAAGCAGTTTCCGCAGTGGAAGGACAAGCTGTGGGGCATGACTTTCTGTCTCAATACCAGAATGCACACGTGCGCGGGGAGGGCAACGTACAGTACGCAATTGGTTGAGTTGTCGGAAGCGATCTTCTCTGATCCTGCTAACTTTTATGGTCTGGACAGGACGGTGCGGCACGAGATTGCCCATCTGCTTGTAGGTAAAGGACACGGCCATGGCAGGGTGTGGCGGGCGATCTGCTTGGCGATCGGCGGCGACGGAAGGCGTTGTCATGGTTTTAACGTACAGCGCAATCGAAGGCAGCCACGAAGCGAGACGGCTACCTGTTTGACTTGCCTGCAGGAGTTCAAGGTAACGAAGCGCAAGGCCCGGAGCATAGCTAAGCGCAGCGCCCATCACGTGGGTTGTGGTGGACAGGTTGCGATCCTGCATGAAATCAATAAGTGAAGAGATTTTAATTTGACTTTTCCATTCGGTGTGGTATAATAGAGTAGAACCGAAGCGGAGGTGAGCATGAAGTCGAAAGTACAGTTGAAGTGTTACGAGTGCGGCAAGCAGTTCAAACGGACTCTCGGTCCGCGCACGTTCGAGGTGAAGTGTCCGCGCTGCAAAGGCTACGACGTAGGTGTCGACTAATGCGGTTTGTTTTCGTACACATGGACGGTAGAGATGGTGAAGGCTGGAGCGTCTGGGCTGCTATTGTTCAGGCTATGGGAGTTGTTGAATCACGGGCTCTGCCTGAGCTGCGAGATCCTCGCTGGATCTATCCTGATGACTGGCCTGAGTACAGTGACGGTAAGCGTGGACCCACGACGCTGCACAGACACGCTGAGGTGCTCACAGAGGCCGAGGAAAAGCTGGGCGACGTTTTCGAGATTGACTAATGGGCACATACTGGAAAGTAGTAACGCGCATGGCAGGTGGGAGCATGCGGTCGTGCAACGACCCAGTCAGTCCGTTGGCTATCGGATATGAGTGTGGGATGCGATCTTATCCTACTGTTGGTGGCATTTTGGCATTCAATACCGAGCAGGAAGCCCGCAGATGGATGACTTCAGGACATACCCTTATAAAAGGGATAGGTAAAAAGCGCAGACTTCCAAAGTGGAGAGCATTTACAGGCGGCGCATTTACGTCCAGGCTGATTGTACAAGCATGGGCGGATAGTGGAAAACTCAGCCTGTCAGATAGAGCAGAGTGGCCAGACGGCACAGTAGCACTGGAATGGTTCGAGCCGACAGAAGTCATCGCAGAGGAGCCTAATCATGCGAGCCAAGCTGGTTCACATTAGTGACCGCAAGGTACAAACCTGGAAGCTGGAAAACAACAAGATCATAATGGTGGAGGCTTCTCAGAGCGGTGCGCCGGACGCTGAGCCGGGAGCTGAGATGGAAGCTTACTTTAATCTGAAGGGCGTCCAGCCGGGCTGGGAAATAACAGGAGGATAACATGGGCTGCGACATTCACGTCCACCTTGAGTTTGCAGACAAGCGAGAAGACAGTATCTGGTGGCAAACGCTGGCCTATCAAGGGCTCAACTGGGAGCGTTGCTACGATCTGTTCGCAATCATGGCTGGTGTGCGCAACTATGATGATGTTAGACCTGTTGTTGCAAGACGAGGCGTGCCAACTAATCTCGGTGGCGGTGCGATCCGGCACTATTATCTGCGTGCAAACAATGAATATGCAAAGGACAGGGAGCCAGGCTTTATCACTATCAAAGAGGCTCAGAAATATGTCGACCGAGGATACTCCAAGATCCGAGACACTAAAGGAAGATCGGTCCACAAAGACGACTTGATTACCCATCCCGATTGGCACAGCGCTTCCTGGATGACACTAACCGAGTTACGCAAGGTCAATCTTCGCGTGAAGTGGAAGCACGCCGGGCTGAAGGCGACGATTGCTGCCATGGCAGCGCTGGAAAAGATGGGGTACGCCACCCGCATCATCTTCTGGTTCGACAATTAACCTTGGAGCGTAAAATGCTACCGGAAAAACTATGCTGGATTTTCATTCGGCATGAGGAGAGCGAAAGCGTTTGTGTGTATGGACCGCGCAGTCTGCCAGTTGTCTCGCAGAAGGTGTCTCACCTTTTACATGACGGCTACGTTGAGCTGTATGCTCATTCGATCATAAAGGAATGTGGGTGGAACGGACAGAACGACGAAGGACAGAACATGCCGCCCAAGTCTTTCTTTGTGCTGTCGGGCGGAATGGTAGAGGTGAATATCCTTCCTGTTTGAGGTGAAACATGGAGAATCTATTCTGGCTTTTCATTAAGAAGGATGCAGTCGGCACCGTGGTAGTAAAAGGTCCGATTACTGAGACTGATGTCAATCTTGAGATCGGCGATATAATGAACGATGGCTATGTGGAGCTACACCACTACGCTACTCAGCAGGGAAATTGGAAAGGGCAGGATTCAAGAGGGCAAGTCATGCCTCCAAAAAGCTTCTTTGTTGTAAAGGGACAACATACTGGCGTTGAGATAAGAGCGAGAATCAAGGAATAATCATGGCTATTAAAAAAGTTGAAATGTGGCAGACCAGCGACGGTCGCCACTATGTCGACGAAGCTGCTGCAATAGAAGCCCAGCGTGAGCTGGACATGCGCAAAGCGTTGGGCAAGTTTGTCAATCGGCATGGCTATGACGAAATGCAAACCGATGATCTACTTGATATGCTGATTGAGTACGTAGACGAGCTGCGTGGCATCATCAAAGAGGACTAATATGGTTAGGCTCTTGACAATCCTCGGTTTGTGTGCTATACTGTTAATAGGTGCATACTACCTGAGCAAACAAGAGTCACCTGCTTCACGAGGTATCCGGCAGGCGATTGAGAGAATGACAGAGGCAGAGTAATGGACCTTCTCGAAATACTACGCAATCGAATCCGCGACAAGCTAATCGAACGAGGCTGTTATGGTGCAGGCGACTTCAATGCTTTGGTCGACGACTATTTGGAGAAGGCCATTCGCCACCTGGCCGACATTGCAGTGGGAGAAGATGACTAATGTGTGACAGCAAACACTGTGAATCTGTTATGATTGCCCACGTCTCTGGAAAGACGAGCGATCTGTGTTTTGTCGGGTACCCGAACGGGCAGGAACACGACGGCTACGTGCCGGAAGACATCGGCATAGGCGGCGGTGACTATATCGAGTTCTACTACTGTCTCGACTGCGGCAAGATCCAGGGCAACTTCCCTATGTCAGGTAAAGCAGGAGAATCGAGTAATGAGTAGAGACGAGCACGAGTACGTAGTTGCGCAGAAGATTACAGACGCAGTCAATGTGATGGGGCTCGACAAAGCTAAGCTGGCAATGTGGCTATCACAGCATCACCGCACGCTGCAGCAAACTCTGTTCGGGATCTTCCTGCAGTTAGCAGTCAACATGGCCCTGGCGTATAAGGACCGACAGTACGATCTTAGAAACGAGGCATCGTGCGAGATCGCCTGTCAAATCTACGAGGAGATTCTGGAAGGCAGCGACTGGATCTGGAAAGACAAGGTCTCCCTTCCATATGTCTAATCAATTGTACAGGAGAACTAACATGACCGTCTGGATCGAACGAGACAAGTACGACTTTGAAATGTTCCATGTATACAGTAAGCAAAGAAGCACTGCCGCGTCTTTCGTCAGTAAGTATCTTTGCTTCACAATCCACGGGGATATGCTGGACATGTTCGGCAAGGAATTTCATAGCCAGCTTCGAGAGATGTTCGAGGAGGGCGAAACGGAAATCTGCATCAACCTTGAAGGGACAATCGAGGCTGACTGATGTTCGCCTATGTTTATCTGGGCCTGTCATGTGTCTGCTTTGCTGTTGTGTTGTTCTGGAATCCGCAGCTTGGACTTAGCTGGATCGCTGTTGGAGTAGTTGCAGCAGCACTATTTAGTCTAACAAAAAGCCTTGACAAAAAAAACCAACAGAGAGTACGAGGTCACGACTACTGGACGAACGAAAAGATAAGCCTGCGTGTAGCTATTAGACGTATCGAAAAACAAATTAATCCACCAACGGAGAATCAACATGAAGAACCTTCCGCCAGTTGAAACCTTCCTGGCAAACCTGGCTGATTGGATCGAGAAGAAAATCTATGCTCTGCCTGGCAGTCCAATTTGTCGAAAGGAAGACATGCGGCAGGAAATGTGTCTACAGATTCTCATGACCTACAACAATATGCTGGATCGTGACGACGTTACCAGTCTCGATGCGGTCGAGTACTTCATGAAGCAGGACATGAAACTCAGGCTCGCTAATCTGCTGGCACAAACCATCCATCCTATTAACTACAAGAAGGCTTCTAACTTCCTGAATGCCGACGAAGAAGATACTCCAGTGCAGGCAAAGCCATCAGGCAGCAACAGTCAATCCACCCTCATGGATTATCAACTTAACCTGCGCATGGACTTGCAAATGCTGATCGAGAAACACGACGAGCGCGGCATGATGTTCATGTACTACAATGGTATGAGCGTGCCGCAGATCGCAGAGGCAATCGGGGAAACGGTGCGGCGCACCTATTACCTGTTTCGCAAGTTGCGAGAGAAGTTCCAGATAGTTCTTACCAGTCAAGGAATACTGCCGGAAGTTCGCTACTCGCAAAAGGAGGCTTCGTGAATACCGGCATCACTGAGGGGCAACTAAGGATTCTCGACACCTTTCTATTTATCTACCTGAAAGACAATGGCTATCTTGTCTACGATGGCTATTGGGACAGGACAGGATGGATAAGAAGCTTCGAGAATTTAATAGGCTACTTCCAAAAACTAATTGGAGAGATACAAGCTGACGATCGAGAGTACTACGATACTTTGTTTGCCATGGAGAGAGAACAGTTAGCAGAGTTATACAATATCCAGCCTGACATTTCTCACTGGTGTGCAGAAGAAGAATTGGCTGGACCACTGAAACCCTCCTTTATGTTGCGGAGGTTCTAATGAAACAAGAGGCTATTACGGTCGAAGAATTTAACAGGCGAGTTCCCCTGATCGATAGGATATGCAACAGCATTATAGAGTGCTGGGCTAATGTCGTTCGCCTGCGCAATGTGCTTACTAACCTGGAAAAGACAGCGACGAAAGACTTGACGCCGGAAGAGCAAGAGATAGTCAAAGAGCAAGTCAGTGCGGCACAAGGTGATTTGAACAACAAGATAACTGCCATGCATGGATATATAAAAGAGATCGAGGCAATGGGCGGGCGTGTTATGGAAATGCAGCGGGCCTATGTTGTCTTTCCGTTCGTGCATGGCGCAGCACTGCGGTGGATCTGCTACTGTCCACAAGATAATGGTGCTGAATACTGGATCAACTACGACGAAACACCGAAGGACCGGAGGCGAATACAGTGAAGGCTGTCAAGGTTACTGAGTCACCTGGCGATCAACATGCCCTGGTCGACGACGAAGACCATGAGCTTGTGTCTCAGCGCAAGTGGTATGTGCAGCGACAAGGGGCGCGTGAGTACGCCATGACTGCTCTCGGTACCAGCATGCACAGAATGATAATGGGACTGACACGAGGCGATCCTCGACAGATACAACACCTGAATGGGAATGGCCTGGACAACAGGAAAGAGAACTTGAGAATCGCGCCGGGCTCTGTGAACATCTACACAATGCGTCAGTACGATTCGAGAAATTATGTAGGGGTAAAGTCTTTCTATCTGGTGTATTTCTCATTCTGGATTCAAGAAGATGGCTATACCCAACACGCAGGACCATGGTTCACTGCTGAGCGGGCGGCACTGCATTACGACTGCATGGTACAAGAGATAAATTTCCCTGATCTCCGCCTTGAGAAGCGTTGTAAGATCATAGCCGAGGAGAAAGAAGCCAGGGCACGGTACTTCAGCGGACGCGGTAAATCGTCTTTCATAGGCGTCACATGGCGAGGCAGCAGGAGTAGGTGGGAGGCCAGGATACGTCACGCTGGGAAAATCCAGTATATCGGCATGTTCGCTGCCGAGGGGGACGCAGCCAGGGCCTACGATAACTACGTAATACTACACAACTTACAGCGAAGATTAAATTTTCCAGAATTGCTCTTGACAACCCAGGTTTCATGTGATATAATAGGGTAGAACGATAACGAGGAGATTGAAATGGCTCAGTGCAAGTACTGCGACAAAGAAGTTCGGGCGATCGACGAGTGGCGTGGTGCGTGTCGGAGACGTGTGTGTCGCAACAAAGCACACGCTGAAATGTACGGCATCGTGATTGGCTCTGAGCCGAAGACTAAGGAGGAGTTTCTTGCTGAGCTGGCTGCTGAGTCAGGGCCGTTCGGAAGCAAGAGTGTAGATACGAACATGTTTGTCATGGGCGCTGGTGCTGCCGCCTTGAAGGCTGGACTGAACCCTCAGGACGAGGATATCCGCGAGGCCATTACTGAGAAAATAAGGAGACAATCATGAGTAGTTTGAAGCTGAGTCTGCGAAGAGAGTTCAGTGAAGGTGTCATCGATCTGGTGATTACTGATCTTCCAGAAGCAGTTTTGCATCTGCGTGCCATCGCCGACAGTTTGGAGGCTATGATGGATCAGCTACAGGGAGTCACCTTGTACATGACTGGCTATAGCGGCGACAAGATCAAAGCCATCAAGGCCGTGCGATCAGTCACATCTATGGGTCTCAAGCAGGCAAAAGATTTTGTTGAGAGCCTTATGCCGCGAGCACTAATTAAAAACCTGGAGAAGACTGAGGCGCAGCGTATCAGCGCTAAGCTGGCAGAAGTTGGCATTACATTTGAAATAGCCTAAGCATTAGTCCTGCGGGGCATGGTGTTAGTAGGAGCCTCGGCGTAGGGGCTCCACCCTACGGGATTTGACCCAGGCGGGGCTGGGCGTTAGCCTGGCTCCGCCACCCCTTTCAACGAGGAGAGCAATGAAAAGGCTGAAGGATTCCTGCGTTTCAAACCCGTTCGATTATGTCTTCTTTCGCCATTCGCGGGCTCACCTGTCTCACGAGGACGTAGAGACGCTGGAAGCTGCGCTAAAAGACGCTGCAGAGCGGTTCAAGACGAAGGTGCCGAGGGCAGTACGGTCTCTCTCAGATCGTTACATCAATATTCATGGTAACATTCCTGGCTGGGCCTGGAAGTTCTTTGAGAGTCTCGCTGATAGGCTCGCGGACCAGGATCTGCGCAACTACCTCGTGGCCCTGACGACGCGAGAGAACGAGGAGGACAAGAAGAAAAAGAAGAAGGCCAAAGAAAAGGCCGAAAAGCGCAAACTGGACATGCTGGCTGGACTAATGGTACTTGGCCAGCTCATGAAAGAGAATTAATTTGACTTTTCCCCAGAATATGGTATAGTAGAATAGAGAGGTAATTAAAAGTTTTACTACACCCAAAACTACGGAGGTAACTTATGAGTGTCGAAACGTTGCTGGAAACTGGCCAGAGAGTTGAGGACAGCAAGGCTCCTGCCGAGGAGATCCTGACCCAGGCCGGTTTGAATTTTGAAGCCTACAAGCTTCCCCTATTCTTCGAGGATGGTGCTCAGGACGGTGACTCCTGGGCTATCGTGCGCGATCTGGAAGAGGGTGGCCGAGAAAAGCTTTCCAGGCGAGCCGTGGGAGCTGGCTACACTATCATTCAGAACCGCGAAGTCTTCTCTTTCCTGGACCCGGCTGTTGAGCAGGGGCACTGCGAGTATGAGGCATGCGGTACGCTGGACGGCAACCGTCGCGTGTGGCTGCTGGCTCGCATGAGCGAAGACATGGAAGTTATCCAGGGTGATCGCGTCGCCCTCTACATGTTGTTTCTCAACGGATTCGACGGTGGCTCTTCGGCTCTCGGTCTTCCTATGGCCCACCGTTTCGTCTGTACAAACCAGATCGCCGGTATCGTAGGACGGACCCGCAATCTCTTCACGATTCGCCATACCGTCAACTACGAGGATCGACTGACGCAGGCTCGTGACGCTGTCCTGTGGTCACAGAAGTACTACAATATGTTTGGCGAGGCTCTGAAGGGTCTGACTGAGCGTGTCGCCAACACCAATATTTCTACGATCTTCGTCGACAAGATGCTCCCCAAACCTGAAACGAAGCAGGAAGGGCGGATTCGCACCTGGGAGGCTAACAAGTCTCGTCTCCACCAGTTAATCGAGGGTGGACGTGGCACTGACATTCCCGGCGTTCGGGGCACCTTCTACGGGCTCTACAATGCCGCCACCGAGTACGCTGACCATGAGAAGCGTTACCGGGAAGGGAAGACGGAAGGCTTGGAGCGAGCGCAGCGCCGCGCCATGGCCCTGACCTTCGGTTCGGGCGAGCAGTTCAAAGAGAAGGCGTTCAAGCTTCTCACGACCGGGGAGCTGGCGAAGACTCCTACAAACTGATTGCACCTTCATTCGGAATGCGGGGTGTGGCCGCCGCCAAAATTGGCCGCCGCCCACCCCGCCACTAATTTTCCTACTGTGGAGAGAGTTATGTCAAGCGGTTTCTATCAGGACAGCGTACCCTTGGAAGTAACATGGGCTAAAGGACGGGCCATGATCGGCGATACTGAGCTGTCCGAGGAAGACTGGGAGCTGCTGCAGCACTACTTCATGGGCGACACTGTGGAGGTGGTAGTGCAGTTTGATGTGCAGTGGTGGTATTTGCCTGCGAAGATACACGGTCCGCCTGAGCGCTGTCATGAGGAGGAAGGCGACAGTGAGCGAATCATTACCGAGATAGAGGTGGACAATAAGATCCTGCGAGCTGACTCAGAGGAGCTAAGAGACCGGGCTGCGTTCGAGCTGCTGGCTGAGGCCCTACAGGACGAAGTAGACTACGTTGAAAGCGATCCGCCGGACGAGGTGTAATATGAGACTGACCAGAATGCGGCAGAGGATTTATGAGTTTTATCGGTACCTTGATGAATTGGCAAAACACGACGAGGACTTGAAAGCTTCCTGGGAGGCGGCTATTAAAAATAGCGAAAGAGAACCAAACACTGGGACCTACCGGATAAAACCACAAGATGCATATATGGTGTATGTCAAACATCAGAAATGCGATGAGTATTCTGATGAGATTCTTCCTGTCATAACGCTGTACGAGCTAATAATCAAACGCTTCGGCTGGAAGACACCGATAGAAGACGCATTGTGTACTCTTCTGCTGGAGAGGTTGGAGAAATTGTGGGGAGCAGGAATGATCGATCTGCCGGTTAATCCTGCGATCATTGAGAAGCGCACCAAGGAGAAGTAGAGTGAAGTTTGAAATCTCGCGGCGCAGTCAGCACACAACCAGGCGGGCATGGCAAGCCCCATGCTACGGAGCTGAGCGCACTAACAAAAACCAGGCAGGACAACCAGCCAATGGATGGGAGCTGGAAATAGAGAACCTGGCAGCCCTGAGAGAGTTTGTGGAGGCTGAGGGGCCGATCCAGATCGGCGTTGACAAGGGTGAAATATGGCTGGAGATAGCCGACTGTCCTGAAGAAGAGGAGGGTCAAGGATATGCCAACGGTGTATGAGGAGCAGTGCGAGTGGAGTAATGGTACAGTTTGCCCTCGCTGTGGCACGACTGGGACTACGCTAATGAGTATTGGTTGGAAGGTTCCGCCGCCCAAGGGAGGTAACGAGATCCGCCTGCAAATGCGTTGTCAATACGGCCACGAGTGGCGGGTAGACTACAGATATCACACCTTTCACATGGAGGCAATACCAGGATGTGTTACGACTGGGAAGAAGTCGGACGAATCGGAGTAGACGCTGGGCTTTGCTGGGTCGGTGATCCCTGTTACTGTGTCACGCCGGATGCCGATGAACATCCAGCGAAAGACTGGAAAGAGTTCTGCAGCATTCTGCACGCTGGTGGCTTCTTCAAGAGGGGGCATCAGCAGTTCAGCTACCAGAAGGGGCACCCTGGACTTGGCGTTACCGTGCGAACCGGCATGGGTGATGGGAGCTATCCTGTCTATATTCGCCGGACTGAGAACGGCGAGGTAGCAGAGGTGAAGGTGGTCTTTCTCCAGGAAAGGCAGCCGTGGGCCGAGGACGATGAAGAGATAGACTAATGGCAAGTGAAGCATACTCATTCACACAAGGAATGAAGAGGCGTAAAGGAGAACGTACCGCTATTATCCTGAAGGCAGCGGTCGAATCCGCTATGAGCACTATCGACAGCGGGGCAGACAAGAACCCACTGGACATAATACAGGCAGTTTACAGGGAGCTGTTCGAGGCGCTGGCAGAAGCCAAACTGGTAGAAAGTGAAAGGTGAAAGGAAATTAACGTAGTCTACTGGAAAATTGGACCGATAATAGGATAGACAAGATGTCGAATCGCAGAAAAGCTCTGATAAAATTCCACAACTGGCGCATACAGCAGGTGTGCTCACGTTGCGGCAATAGAGACTGGAGGACACACGAATATCATCACGTGGATGGAAACACGAAGAAAGCAAACGTAGCTGTCCTGGCTCGTCAGTCTTTTACGGCGGCTATGAAAGAAATGAAGAAGTGTATAGTTCTCTGTGCTAACTGTCACAAGATAGTCCATCACGAGGAGAAGTAAGGTGCAGATCATCGTAGTGATTGCATTAATTATACTGGTGGTAGCAGCCAACTTCTTCATGATTAAGATGTTGGTAGGCATCATTAAGGAAGAGCGTTCTAAAGGCAAAACTCTATCGGACTACATAGACCCGATCATGATGGGTGTGATAGGACTACTGTTCATCAATGTGATTTTCATCGCGGCTATTGTCTGCGGGTTTAAGAATGGCTAAGAAACAAGCTGGCACACCAATTCAGAGAGTCGAAAAGCCCTGTCCCAAGTGTAGTGCCAAGATGCCGATCGTGCGTCTGTGCATTCGAGGCGGGCGAGGGAGAATGGTTTGGCGCTGTGATAATCATGGCTACTTTAACCGGAACCTACAGCCAATCGAGATTAGATGAAAAGGTACAAGATAGCCTATTATTTCCAGGAGTGGGATTCCAAAGAAAGCGACAAGGTATACGGGCATCACGACGACGCCCTGTTTGATGCCATGCTGGAAAGAGCGAAGCTGGACAACCTCTTCGCAATCATAATCTACCGGCACGGCAGCTACCTTGATTACTTCCTTAACGACATAGGAATTTCCATACTGGAGTTTTTCAAGAATTTCGGCTGGTGCTTCATTGCCGTCGAAGGACATCCACCGATTGCAATGATGCTGATGGAGTTGGCACAGGAAGACATTGACATAGTGCGGAAGCCGTTCGAGGGGATCGAGATTTTCAACAGCCAGATAGTAATGGCTTTCACCGGCACACTACCACGGGACCAGGTATATGGATTGACACTGCACGAGGCGGGACACATTGTCACTGATCTCGGCACGAAACTCAACTACGACAACTATACCCTGTACCATGAATTGAAAGCATGGGAATGGGCACACAAACAAGCAGAGCGATTGGGCTTGGACTTGCCTGCAATCCGTAAGCTCGTTATGCAGTGTTTGGGTCGAGGCTATATTCTTGAAAATCAAGTGGACGGCAAACTAAAGGGCGCTGGCATGACAGATAAAGTCTACTGGCGGCGCTATCACAAATTGATTAGCCTAAGTAAAAGCGATCTCAATATTACGTGAGGAGGCAGCCATGAGTGAGAGCACGATTCAAACGCTAAAGGAAGTGCTGAGTGCATTCAACGAACGAGTGCCGTTACTGGAGGAAGTGCACTCGGAAATAAGTGACGGAGACTTCAGTGTGGTGCTGATCTTCGTAAGATATGGTCAGGAAAGAAAGTTCGCCAATGCCCATGATGCTTTGACATACTTCATGGGTTATAAAGACGGATTCGATGGAGTGAGATAATGATAACACTACCTGAAGGAATATTCGGCATCATTATTGGTGCTGGTATTGTTGCGATTGTATGCGACATACTACTCGGTATTAGCTTATTGCTGGCACAGAAGAAAGAAAAGAAACTCAAAGCCAAAGTTGCTTCACTTGAAGTAAGCCAGGATGTCAAAACTAAAACCACGAGTAGACTGTTGCAAGAGAGAGATTTGTCACGGGCAAAGCTCGTGTTTATACATGAGATTTGCGAAATGGAGATAGAAGAAGATGAAGTTACTGCTATGCGCGAAGTGCTCCGACGTAATAAAAATGGCGCAGGAGATTAGATGGTGTTCATGCGGCAAAGTCGGAGGAAAATATCTGGATGACGAGTTGTATGCCTGCTACTGGGGAGACTACGCTATCCCGCTGGGGTTTGCCAATAGCGATCTGGCGGAGGCAGTTAAGAATCAACCGGAAGCGGGCTTGGGCGAAAGATTCACAGCGTTTGTAATACCAAAAAAATGCCCGACGTTTTTGAAATGTAAGAGGCCAAGAAGAAAAACTTGAGGAGCAATCATGTCACACTTTACTGTTCTGGTTAAGCTTTCCAACGAAAAGGTAAACGAGCTGGGTCTGCAAGAGGCTGTCCGCAAGGCTCTCCTGCCTTATATGGAAAACTGCGGTGGCGAAGACCAGCCACCCATGGAATACATGGAGTTCCACGATAGTGCAGAGGAATACCGTGAAGAATACAATGAGAACAAGGAGTGTGATTTTATTCTGACGCCCGAAGGCGAATTGAAGTGTCCTGGAATGGGCATAGTCCGCTACTCTATTCGTTTGTTGTCAAGCAGGGTGAAAGGATCGTGGTGGGTGGCAGTGCGACCCATGGCACCATTGTAGATACACCAGAAGAATACGGCCATTTAGTCTATACCATGCACGTGTACAAGGCCGGGGAGATCGTGGCAACGACGCGAGCATCTATTTGGCACGGTGTGATTGCCTGGGACGAGGGCGATACCAACATCGATGGTACCTACTTATACTTCTCAAACGGATTCACACTGGAGGTAGAGCCTGGCACGACACGAGTACCATTCAAAGACTTGCGTGAACAGTACAATCTGGCAGCAGGCACATACGACCTGTACGCTACACACTTCCGCAACGGGCTTGAATCTGACCAGTCTAATTCGATTAGCTTCGTTGTGACATTTGACGAGGAATAGGCCATGATAGTTTGGTTGACATACAATAAAGAATGGGACGACTATGATGTATTTACTGTCGAACCACGTTGGTATAAAGGGCAGCAAACCTGGGACATATCAAGCAGATTGAATCACCTGACACTTCGATGTTTGTGCGGTATCGGGGTGTGCGCCCTGTTTGATACCGTGCCAGAAGAAAACGAATGTTGCGAATACGATCTGTCTGGACCGAAGCCGAAACTTATTGAGACTTGGCTGCCACCTGATTAGGAGTGGTCATGAAGCAAGAAGACCTCGACGCAATGGTCAAGCTGCTGAAAGAGGTAGAAGAAAATCTGCCAGCTTTGTATAAGCTTAAGAGGGCTACAGACCAGTTCTACGGATTAATAGTCAAAGCTGCCGAAGGCAAACAGCTTACTCTTGGCGAGGACGTTTGCTGTCGCACCTGTGAGTATTGGGAACACTTTGGTACAATTTGGGACGACAGGGGAGAGCGACACATATCACGTGAAGAAGCTGGGCTTGGCTGCTGTCACGAGCCTGGTATGCAAATGCATGATCGACACTCGCCGCCAGACTTCTTTTGTAAACGACATCCCTTTTTCAAAGAAGAGTAGTAGTTTCACTTTTACGGAGGTAGTTTCATGAAGAAAGTCGCTTTAGGTTTAGGCATCACAATGTGTGTGGTCATTCTGGTGGCGGGCGGTTGCGTTGCCAGCCTTGTCGGCTGGTTCGCAAAGGATGCTATTAACGTAGCAAAGAAAGAGTTTAGCCCGACCAGGCTGCTCCAGAAGTACGAGTGGTTCAAGGATCAGGCTGCTGCTTTGGACAGTATGAGATCCAAGATCGCTGTCTTTGAAGAGAACGTCAAGTCTTTTGTGGATAACTATGGTGAGGACCGCAAAGATTGGCCACGAGATGTGAGACAGGATTACGCTATGAGTCGAGCAGAAACTGTCGCGGTCAAGTCACAATTCAACAACCTGGCAGCCGACTACAATGCACAAATGGCCAAGTTCAACTATGCATTTTGTAATGCTGGACAGATGCCTGCAGGTCTACCGGCTAACCTGGAGCCTTTGCCTCGCAAGTTTGCTACTTACCTTACTCGATAAAGGAGGTCACTTATGAGAAACGTTTGGTTTGTTTTTGCTATTCTTGCGGCAGTAATCGTGCTGCTTACTCTGACTGGTTGTCCCAGTGGAGAGGAAAGTAAGCCCACTACTGAGTCTGGCGTGCGTCAGGTTTCAGTCACCAACGACATTGTTAAGACTGATGCCAAGGGCATGACGGCTGAACAGCGCAACATCGTTCATCGCTTGAGGGAAGACAACAGGCCGGGCTCTATTAAGCACCTGTATGTTATCTCTGCCTTTAGTGGCGATGTCATTCTCTACTCGGCTGTTGATGGCAAGGTGACATCTTCCGGGAAGCGACTGAAGCCTTACAGCGTTGCAGCGCAGGACAATCAGAGTTGTAGCTATGAGCTTCGTGGTATCCCGGTGGAGATCAGCGGACAGATGCGTCGCACGACCGAGGTAATCCAGGACGATGGCACCTATGGTAGCTCAATCAGGTATCTGTACTGGAAGACGCCGCAGGGCACATTCCACAAGCACTATATTAGTGGTGGCCAGATCGTGCATATCAGCGACCAGCCGCTGCGCGTTGGGAAGGTACTAATCAGTCTGGATATGTCTGAGTAATTAGCAGGGTCAGTAATAGCCGGACTGGTTCTGTGACGTATTACAGATAATAAGGCGGCCATAGTACAACTGGTAGTGCATCGGCTTGCCAAGTCGACAATGCGGGTTCGAGTCCCGCTGGCCGCTCCATTACACAATGAGAAGTCCGAGGGCCGCAGTCCTCCAGCCAAGAGCCCTCAGGCAGCCCCTGGGGGCTCTCGTTTTTCCCCGAATGTTCTGAGTAGGGTGCGATTACAAGCCAATACAGACGATCTGACAGCTTTCTACGAACGGTGTCTGAAAACCATACATTTGACAAATCTGGGAAAAGATGGTATAATATTAAAAAGGGAAAAAGATTAAAGTCAAGTGGCAAATCGGACCGATATTATAATAGAGGACATTTTGCCTATGTGTACACATCCAACTGTAAGGAGGGATTGAAATGAGTGAAGTAAAGTGTTCTGAGCACCCAACTTATAAAGGACTACGTAAGCCACGCACAGACTGCGAAGGCTGTTGGGGTCTCTATCGTGCCAATCGAGAAAACAACGTGCGTGAGACACGCGCCCCTCGAACGCCCAAAAAGAAAGTGGGGGCGTCCCCCGCCCCTGAGGCTCCTGAAGTCGCTGGAGTCCGAGCTACCGACACTGGTGAACCAGTGCTCGACGTTCCTGCTGTTGATCCTGACGGCCCTGCTATTGACGAAGAGGTTGCTGTCGATCCTTCTTGCTGTGGCGAAGACGAAGTTGAAGAAGCCACCTATGATGATATCTTAGAGCAATTTAATCCGCGAGAGGAATAAAATCACTTGACAACAAACGAAGTGCGTGATATACTTGGTTGGGTGATGCCTATTGGCGTCCTTACTGTCTTTATATTGACACTTTGTCTTTTCAGACTTGGCGACATTCTCAAAGAGGTACGTCATGTCCGAGCGCACTTGGATCGGTACTTTCAGAACAGCGACACTACTAAAGGCGGAAGGGTATAAAGGCACAGACTTTTGGATGCGTTGGTATGCCGAGGTGGTTGAGCGCATCAAGAACCACACTTACTTCATTCGTCGACATAGAACGGAGTTGGGACAAGGGCGCGGCTACGACAGAACTATGATAGAGGTTTGGTGTGGAAGGTGAAAACTACAAGACCGAACTAACACTCCACATACCGCTGAAAGTTTTCTACACAGTCTATAACCTGCTGTCACTTGCAGTGGGTGTGAAAAACGGACAGGCGCATATCAGCAGAATGCTGTGCGAGCTATTGAGAAACACTCTCAGTGAGGGAGCTGGAGGTGAAGCAGCAATTAACTCGACGGTACAACAAAGCATGGAGCACATTACTACCTTGCTGGCTTGTATCGGAAAGATACCTCGTCAGGTATTGACATCACCGAACATTGATATTTGTTTGCGATTTAGCCCGGAGGAGGGTGGCACCAACCTGCAGTCTTACGGACAACATGGGAGCCCGTTCGACGGATTGGACTTTGGAGATTTACCGTTTGGTGAATAATACTTATCTGCTTTGGTTTAAGGCTGGAATGCTGGTGGAATGTTCCGCCAGGCTGGCTGCGATGATACACGGTGCATATGAGACTGTGAGCGCGGCTGGCTTGGAGCTGTATATTTTAACACAACCGAAAGAGCAAGTCGAATGATTCAGTGTCCGCACTGTGGCAATCAAGTAGAGATCGAAGACATACGCGAAGATGTATGCTTGGATTGTTACGCAAGGATTCATAGCGCTGATTTGGAAATGCGAACCTGGGCTAAGCTGGCTAAGAAGTCAAGGCGCAAATTCCACGAAGGCGAGAACGATGCGTTTGCCTGCTTCGGAGTAGATTTGCAATGATAGAAACTTCTCTTCTTGAAGGTCATGGTGTTATTAAATGCCTGCGTTGCAAAGAAGCCACGCATTATCCATCAGACTGGACGTGTAAGTGTGGCAACATTAGCATAGAAAGCTCAGAAGATTCCGACGAAACCAGCCTGTACGATCACAATGACATCAATTCTCATGATTATGCAGTCTATCCTGATGAATTTTATGAGGTGGGTAAAAAGCGTGTCTTTGTCGATATGGACGATACACTGGCTGTCAATGAGTATCCCTGGTTCGGCAAATTGAATTGGCCGCTGATCAACTGGCTATTACAGCTACCAGAAGAGTACGAGATATACGTTTGGACATGTCGTCTTGACCCTATGACTGTCGGCGGGCAATGTGAAGCTGCATGGCATAAGAAGCAGCTACAAAAACTGCTCGACAAGTACGGACTTAAGCGTTTCAAGATTTGGACTGAGACCATAAAACCATATGCGGGTATCACGATTGATGACAACACACTTGGACCCGCGCAAGCTATAAGGGCATTCAAGTTTTTCAATGGGGAGCATAGGACCCTTCATCACCATCCTTCCTAAAATGGAAGACACCGATAGGTGCATAGCTTTACTTGATGCAATGAGTCACGTGCGGGTTCATGCGAAGAATGATCCTAACTATCGAGACTTAATGCGCCACTGTATGCTGTGGAGCGAGTATCTTAATAGCTGTGAACACCCGGCGTCCTACTTAGGAATACCACAAATAGGCAAGCACGAAGCTGCCGACAAGTGGCTGCTGGATAATGCAGAGGATGGTGGTCAGGTCGTACAAACATACAAATACTGGTTCGGTAAAAAGCTTGTATCTAAACTGCTCGTTGACACCAAGGCACTGCGAGGTTATCTGACTGGTTACTTTTGTTTTCATCTTTACGATCATGTGGTGCCAGATAAGATGCACGGGCTCGGTCCTGTAGTGAAAACTGACAAGTCTCACAACATAGTTTTTCCTTTGACATTAGACATAAGCAGGATCTTCCATGCGTTTCGAGGAACGATGGATCTGCGAGAGTTTAAGCGAGTCCTGTCGGTGCATTCTGGACGTGAGCCATTAAAGCAGGAGGTAATACAGAAGTTATTAAAGAGAATGTACGATGCATTTGTCGCCATCCATTCTAAGGACTTGAAGGCTCGCCTGGTAAACGGGCACCGTCCTCTTGAGCGCCTTAGCATGGAGGAGATATATATTACGCCAGGAGTCGTGCGGCATGAGTTGGCACACGAGCATGCAGCCTATTGTTTGTATGCTACCATGATGCACATGAAGTTCTGGACGGACAGAGGTTTTAGCCTGCGACTGCAGGAGTTGCACATCTGAAAGGTGTGATGCCATGAACATTCTGGAAATTATCAGGAAGACTGAAAACTTCGAGTTCGCATTGTCTATTCTGAAAGCATTGCGTGCCCGCATAGAATACAATTTGACACTGCAAGGTGTATTCAATGCGCCTCGTATCGGCAGGTCGTTTGAGAATGGATTCAAGGGTGTGCTGGCTGTCGGCCAGGGTGGCGGCGGCAAGACGAGCACCCTGAAGAGCATTTACTACGGTCTGGAGTTGCACAAGGTCGATCAGTATGGCAACCAGCTTGGAATCTGGGTGCCGTCTGGTATATCTACTGGTCCTGGACTGTTTGAGTTGCTGGTCGAACATCACGATGCCGTAATAGTTGTAGATGAGTTGGATGCAGATACCGCTATGCACATTAACATCCTGAAGCAGATCGCCTCTGGTGCGCTGTCCCGGTTGAAGCATGGCAACACCAGCTCGATTCCGTTCACGGGTGTTTTGCTGGGAGCCACCAACGGAATACCTTTTAAGAAGGCTCTGAATGATCATATCGTCGCCATGCTGGAGAGATTCACACTGTGTTACATTGAGGCTCAGCACGATAGCGACGAGGCATTCTTCTCGACTGCAGATACCAGACAGAAGCCGACCCAGGAAGAGTGGCACGCACTACAGGACGCCATGCTTTCTGTGTGTGACCACAATCTCACTGATGATGAGACTGAGTACGCCAAGCAACTATTCCTGAAGAAGGCGGCTGAGAATTTGGAGCCGGGCAAGGCTCTCTATCGACAGGCGAATGACGTAATAGATATCCTGACGTTTCTCAAGCGTCTGTGTAACGTGTCTGATCTGCTTGGTGACGATGCTTTGCTCGCTGTCGCCAAGGATCTGGTCGACAAAACTGTGCATTGCAACCCGGCCAAGTTTCTCGTAATGGCTCCGATTGAGCGGCACGTGTATCAGTTCATTGAAACCAATGGCAACAGAGCATCCTTTGCGCAGGTTGCTAATCATTGCGAGGATCATGGTTATATGACCACTACGACTCGACTGAAGCGAACGCTGCACAAGATGATCGAGGCTCGCATTCTCAATAAGAACGGTGACGACTATACGAACAGACGCGTCTGCACCGAAAGAGGAAAATCAAGATTATCCCATGTACTTTAAGATAGCCCATTGTAACTGTTGCGATCTTTGCACACACTGCAAACAGGTAGTCGGTATAGATTACAGATTTGTTGGCTGCTCGGATCTTGAAAGCGAAATACGAATGGGTATCCGTAACAAAGTGGTTATGTTTGTAGGCGAAGCTCCTGGCGCGGATGAAGATGAACAAGGAATACCATTTGTCGGCAAAGCTGGCCAATTGCTGAGAGCAACCATGGAGGAGGCAGGCTTTCAAAGTTATGCTATTACAAATGTGGTAAAGTGTAGGCCGCCAGGTAATAGGAAACCCAACTTTACAGAGATTGCCAGGTGTAATGGCTATCTGTGGAATGAGATTACTGTCACTAATCCAGCTACTATTGTTGCGTTGGGAGCTACGGCCTGTGAGTTTTTCCAGCGATTCGCTATCACTGATGAAGTGAAGGAAATGTCTTACAGAGAGCTGAGACAAGCTCGCCTGTTTGGGATACAAGCTGGTTATACCGGCTATGAGTATATGGTTTTTGCCACATACCATCCGTCGTATATATTGAGAGGTGGATTAAGCCGGGAAGATTATCTAAAAATCTTCAAGCATGCATACAATCTAATCGATGCAATAGGATAGCCTATGGGAGCAAGAGACAAGTTAGAGGGATTACAAAGGGGATACACATACGACGAGCTGACGGTTCGTCCCCGCCTATCAAAAGTGGTTTCGCGTAGCCACGTCAAGCTTTACAGCGAGATTCTACCTGGCGTTACGCTGAAGATCCCCATTATAGCTGCCCCCATGCCCACTGTTTGTGGCTCCAAAATGTGCATCCGAATGTATAAGATCGGAGCCCTTGGCATCCTTCATCGCTGGGCCGACACCCAAACTCTTGTATCAGAAATGAAGGCGATCCGCAAAGGTGGAGTTCCCAAAAAATATGCAGCATTTGCTATCGGGCTGGGAGCTGAGGGTAAAGAAGTACTCAAAGCCCTGGCTTCACTGGCTGGCATTGTGTGTATTGATGTCAACATAGGGCACTACACACGCGTCATCACTATGATCAAATACATCAAGAAACACTACTCCAAGCTACAGATAATAGCTGGCAATGTTTCTACCTACGAGGGAGCAAAAGACCTGGCTGAAGCTGGCGCTGATTGCATTAGAGCAACCAATGGGGGAGGCTCTGTATGCTGGACGCTGAAAGTAACAGGCGTAGGTGTTCCTACTGCAACCTCATTGGCGGAATGTGTAGATGGCGCACGCATAGCAGAAACTGGCGACAGGATAGTCACTGTTATAGCTGACGGCAGTCATGTCGCTGGTGGATCAATGACCAAAGCTTTAGCCTTGGGAGCTGATGCAGTCATGATAGGTGGTCTCCTGGCGGGTTCAAGCTGGTGTCCACCCGAGGGATTCACTGTCATTAACGGGGAGCTGAAAGCGCTGTATTATGGCATGGCTTCTGAGCAGGCTCAAAAGCTACGCAAAGGCGGGGTCAAGCCTGGCACAGCGCCAGAGGGAGGCAGCAAGATTCTCCCAGTAAAGGAGAAAAGCGAAATTATTATCAGGCGTCTGGCTGGCGAGATTAAGTCTGGCCTATCCTTAGTCGGCGCTACAAACTTGTTCGAGCTTAAGAAAAACGCGAAGTTTATGAAGAGGAAGGCGTAGAAATGTTATCTGAGAAGAATGCAGGCGAAGTTGTTACTATCGAGGGGTTTGTTGACAGCATCCAAGAAAAGAAAACCAAAACCCAGAAGACATACGTTGAGCTTCTGGTATCTGCTGGCGGCAAGAGTGTCCGTTGCTTCATGTGGGATACGGATCTTGAACGCTGTGGTGTGAAGCACAAAGATGTGGTTTCTATTACGGGGACTGTGAACGAATTCAAAAACAACAAAAGCCTCAATACCAGTCGTGTCACCAGAATAGAAAAGCCGTCTCCCGAGCTAATGGAAGACATGCTACTCTCTCTTGACACAGCAGAAATTGCTGAATACAAAAAAGAGATGGGAGCGCTTATGCGCAAGATCAAGAACGAGCGCTATAAGGCGGTTCTAATTGCTATGCTTAAGAAGTATGGCGAGGATCTATGTCGCACACCGGCCGCTGCAAAGGTGCACGAGGCTTGTCTTGGTGGTCTTCTGAAACACACTGTTCACGTTGCTATGCTGTGCGATAAAATGGCAGACGTATATGGCAACCATGTCAATCGTAGCCTGCTATTAACTGCTGCACTATTACATGACATAGGTAAAGTACCCACCTATACAGTGGATCAGTTTTCTATCGACTACACGCTGATTGGGAGCCTCGTCAACCATATTGTTATTGGCTATGAACTGTTAATCAAATGCATAGAAGAAAACAATCTGACACTAACAAAAGAGGAATTCATTCAGTTGGCTCACTGTATGCTGGCGCATCATGGTAAAATGGAATGGGGCTCTCCGGTTGAGCCTGCGACACCAGAGGCACAACTACTACATATTGCCGACATGGCAGACAGTCGCATTGGGATTATGGACGCTGCTATTAGCGAGCTGGAGCCTGGTACCATGAGCAAGTCGGCCAACTATTTCTTAGGGACAAGGGTGTATAGAAAGGCGGACGAATGAGAGAACCTTGGGATTGGGATATGGTTTGGATGAATGTTGCTCTGGTTATCAAAGAGCGATCGAAAGACCCAGACACACAAGTTGGTTCAGTTGTTGTCAGTCCTGATAATCGGAAGGTTTATGTTGGCTACAATGGATTTCCCGCAGGCGTCAAAGATACTGTTGAAAGATGGAAGCGGCCACACAAGTACGATCTTGTAATACATGCTGAAGATAATGCGCTGCTAAACGCCAAGGAAGACTTGGAAGGCTGGACTCTTTACTTGACTCTTTATCCTTGTGTGCGTTGCGCTACTGACTTAATACAAGCTGGCATTAAACGGCTCGTGTACCTGGAGAAACCGGATCGTCCAGATTCAAAATATGATTTGTCGACTGAAATAATGACAGAAGCAGGTATACTCATTGAAGAATATGAAGGTCCACACAAAGGCGCATATGGCTGGAGCCAATGGGACCCGGAGGAAAAATGATATACGAATGGAAATGCGCCAATTGCGGCAACACGCAATCTTTCTCAGCACCAATAGATGTAGGTCCGCCTGAGGAAATGATTTGTGAAGAATGTCAAACGCAAATGAACCGTATTTTTAGTACCAATGTAGTCTTCAAAGGCGAGGGCTGGCCTGGTAAAGACATACGGATCGAGAAAACTGGCGAGCATCCTGGAGATATCGAGGCGCATGAAAAGCGCACAGAAGAAAAAAAGCAAGAGCAAGAGAATAGCAACGAAGTTCTTGCCGAGCGCCGCAAGGGGAAGAAAAGCTTTCAGGAATACAAGAAGAGACATCCTGACAAAGTCGACAAATACAGACAGGCATTAGCTAAAGGAGTCAAGGGGGAATAGATGGACTTCACCAGAGAGCAAAGTGACGCGCTGATCAAGCGCATTATCAACAAAGGAAGCATGATCCCGGATATTACCGCTGAGTATGAACGGATCGTGAAGTTCACGGGTAACAAATGTCCTCCTGCTGACTGTATTATGCAGCGCAAAGGAGAAGCCCTGGCATGCACGCAATTCATGATAGATTACTTTCGCCATCAGTATCCTTCCGAGATTGTCTTTATGGAGATAGGTACTAATCGTGGCGGCAACTTTGTTTTGATGGGCAATATGTTAATGAAAGCCTTTGGCAAGGTGCACGGGATTGCCGTCGACATGCCAGAGATACCGACTCCAGAGCGACCTGGACGTGGCTGGGCCTACCAGAAACTGATGGGGGCTGATGAGTGCATTAAGAATCTTGGGCCTAAGTTCACCTGGGATTTTGTCAAGGGTGATTCTACCAAGAAGGAAACCATACACGGTGCACAGATCGCAGCGCTTAGAGGAGGGCGGAGACTTGACTTGCTTTACATTGATGGCGGACACGATTGCCCAACTTGCAATCACGATTGGGACTACTATACAGGCATGGTTAAAAGTGGTGGCCTTGTGGCTGTTCATGATGTTACTGGCTGCTATGTTAATAAAGGCGTAATGTTGTGGAACCGCATTTCACATTTCTATAAACACTGGGTATTTGGCAACGGACATGACCGTGGCGTAGGTGTTGTACGCTTTGATCGCATTATGGTGAGGTGAACTATGGGCTGCGAAGATTTCCCTGGGCCAGTTATTGGAATTGTTGGTGGCGGTTTTGTGGGAGCTGCCCACTATGTGGCATTAAGAAATCGAGGATATCATAACGTCATTATCTATGATATAGAGCCTAATTTTGGACGCAGATTTCCAGGATGGAATTTGCCTTTATCGGTTCCTTCGCTGAATCATTTAGTAGAACGTGCAGATATCGTACTGGTATGTGTGCCAACTCCGCCACTGGCTTACTGTGAAGATGGACGATGTGAGAAAGCCAATCTATCTATTGTCAAGGATGTTCTCAATAAGCTGAACATTCTGCACGCGATAGAAGCGAATGGACGCCTACCTGTGTGCATCAAGTCTACGGTGCCACCAGGCACAACAAGTAAATTTGCTACACAATTTCGTGGCCTACATTTACACTTCAGCCCGGAATTCTTGACCGAAGCTGATCCTGTTGGAACACTAATGGATGCCACAAGGGTTGTAATTGGGAGCGATGAAGCGCATGACACGAGACTGGTGGATGTCCTACGCAGAATCAACACCAATCCACATGTCTGTAATTTTGATGATCGCCTGATTCTTTGCATTAACACGGCGGCCGAGCTAATCAAATATGGATCTAATGTCACATTGTTTACCAAGCTAATGCTCTTCAACTTCTATTACGATATCGCTGGCATGCTTGGATGTAATTACGATGTAGTGCGGCGAGGCATTGCTCTCGATGATCGCATTGGTCCTTCGCACACCTACGTGCCAGGACCAGACGGCCTGCGTGGTGCCGGTGGGAGCTGCTTCATGAAAGACATTGGGGCGCTGGAGGCATGTTGTCAAGAGCTGGGGCTTGACCCTGCCATCTTACAGGTGGTCCAGGCTTTGAACACATTCTATCGACCAGAACAAGACTGGGTAAAGAATCGCTATCGCAATGAAAACAAAGCTGACTGAAGCCCTTTTGAAGAGATTCCCTTGGCTACGCAAGCATAAAGGTGGCACTTTCATAGAGTGTGGTGCCAATGATGGAAAGTTTATCAGCACCTGTCGCTGGTTTGAGGCGAAGAACGAGTGGCACGGCATTAATATTGAATGTAATCCCTATTGCTTCAGTGCTCTGAAAAAGAACCGGCCTAACTGTCTCAATCTTAAGTATGCGCTGAGTGATGCTGACGACGAAGAAGTAGAATTCATGCTGCCTCTGAATGAATCAGACAACAAAAACAAAATGACAGGACGAGGGTCGATTGTCTTCAAGCACAAGTGGGAGATATGGGACACACTTAAGAGGGGTGAGCTTCGATTAGAACGCCATAAAGTAAACACGATAACCTACAAGACACTAATAGAAAGACATGGAATAACAGAAGTCGACTTGTTTGTTTTGGATATCGAAGGCAATGAGCTGGCAGCGCTTCGTGGTATTCAGGACTGTCCGGTCTTGCCGCGAGTATTCTGCATCGAAACCCATCAGGTGGGGGCTGAAGAAGCCTTAGCCCTGCTGCGCCCATACGGCTATAAAGCAACGGGCAAATGTCAGGGAGACACTTTCTTTAGTAAGCCATGAACGAGAAAGAAATCAGGGAAGAACTCAATCGACTGCTCAAGGGGCGTAAGGATCGCCGAGAAGTCATTATGCAAACACAGCATGGTGCCTGCAGGCTGGTTGATTTTATCTTACAGCACTTCAAGGAACAGAAAGAAGTTGTCTTTGTAGAGATAGGCGTTCACATGGGTGGCAGCTTTGTGTTGATTGGAAACTGTCTATTGCAAGCTGGCAAAACAGTAGTGGCAATTGGCATAGATATCTTCAATATGACATATGATAAGCACACTACGCTACCCCCAGACCAAGCAGTCGCAGCCTTAAATCCACAGTTCCTATGGGGAATTATTGAGGGCGACTCACACGAAAAGAAAACGCTAAATAAACTCAAGGATGATCTACAGGGTCGTGGGATTGATCTCCTGTTCATAGACGGTAATCACAGTGTTGAGGGCTGTCTGGAAGATTATACCATGTATAGGCCATTGGTCCGAAAGGGTGGACTGATAGTGTTCGATGATGTTAACAACAAGCCGAAAAAAGCCTGGGAGAAAATCCGTAAGCGCTGTAAGCATACCACTGGCTTTCATGGTTTTGGTGTAGTGTACGTTGGAGGATAATATGCGTGTTATAGGCTTAATGGAAGTCTACAATGAAGAAGACCTGGCAAGACGAGTAATAGAGAATCGGATAGAGCATATCGACAGAATTCTGATTGCAGAAGGATCGCTTGCTATCAACCGGAATCTTCCAGAACGCTCAACCGACAACACCATGGCTGTACTGAAGGAAATGGAGGCCAAGTATCCTGATCAGATATTTATAGCACCGCCTATTCCCATAGAAAGAATGCGTGGGCACAGTAGAGAGGCTCAACATGGCATTAACAAGAACTACCTGCTGGAATTTTCAGACATAGAGCCTGGTGATGTGATTCATCTTATGGACACTGACGAATTCTATGGGGGCGAGGGACTCTGGGATATCTTGCGCATTTTCCGCATGTATGACGAGGTTCAACACGTACAGATTGGAGAATATCAGTATGCCTACAATCTTCGCTGGTGGTTCCCTGCGTCGCACCTGGGACGGTTTATCCGCTTTCAGAAAGGCGGGCGTTATACTGCGTCTAATCATTTTCTGGTTGATGGTAAAGATGTCATAAAGGATAGGCGTGTCTCGCTGTCAAGGAAGCGTTCGCAAATGACTCACTTGTGCTGGGTAAAACATCCCCGGCTTATAAGAGATAAAGTGCTCACGTTTGATAGACCAAGCCTAACGAAATGGTACAACGAGAGATTCTTACGCTGGCCATCACAGGGCAATACAATAGATGGATTTGCTGAAGGACAAACAGAGCCGTTGAGAAATCAGCCTGTCGCACTACCCAACGAACTTGTGGACTTTACAGATGATTGGTTGCCGGAAATCAGAGACAACTGGAGGGAGTATTTAATATGATGCGCTGCTTAGCCACGACACCAAGGGGCATCTTTTACATAGATGGTAGAGACTGTGAGTTGGTCTATGAGGGACATGTCTACGGATTAACCTGGAGCAAGACTCGAATCTTTGCTTTTCAGCGGATAAATCAAAATACTCAAACTAAAATGGTCTCCTTGCACCCTGAAGATTTCGGCGTGATGGATGAAGTGCATTTGCCACAAGTGAAAGACAATCATCAAGCACACTATGATCCAAAAACCAAGACAATCGCCGTAACCAACACACACCAGAATCGTGTTGACTTTTTTGATATTGCTGGCAATAAGATACTGGTTAATAACTGGACCCCAGTAGCAGGCTGCGACTACAACCATATTAACTCTGTATGGTTTGATGGCGAATGCTGGTGGTCCTGTGAACACAACAAGAAACATCATCCTTCCAGGGTAATTAAGATGCCTCCTGAGATAGTGGGTCGTCCACAAGCATGGGTGGTTGCAAGTCAGATTCACAATGTGTACGTTGAAGGCGAATTCATATATACAACCGTATCATTGACGAGTGAGATAGCCAAGTACTCTATGGTCGAAGATCGTATTGTACAAAACAGAAGCTTTGAAGATGCCTTTCCGCGTACATATTCCAGGGGACTTGCTCGCTGCGACGGCTACTTCCTAATGGGAGCTTCAATGCACTGTGGCAGAGAGAAGCGCATGGAGCTATTTGACGCCTGGATCATTAAGATGGACGAAGAGTTCAAAGAGATTGGCTCAGTCTGTATCCCCAAAGGCAACCAAGTATACGAAGTGAGAGCCTTGGGAGAACCTGACCTGGCACATAACGGAATAGTACTATGAGTATTAAACTACTGGTAACAACAGCACGCGGCCTCTTTTTCGTGGACGGTCAGAATGTGCACCTCGTCCAGCGAGGAGCCTGCTACGGCATTAGCTGGGACGAATACACTCTGTATGTTTGTCATCGACATCCAACGCTACATACGGAAATTTGGCTGTTTGACCACAGTCTGCGGCTACTTAACAAAGTGCCCGCAAAGAGCGTGTGTCGTGTTCATCAAGCACTGTATGATGACAAGCACGAGCTACTTTATATGACTAATACCGACCGCAACCGAGTAGAGATTTGGGACCCAGCGGTGCACGAATTTGCCAGCTTCAACTACACCGGGCGATCCGACAACTGGAATCATATTAATTCGATCTACAGATATGGCGAGTGTATCTATGTCGGTGAGCAGAATGGGAAGCGTGACTTCAACTGCAGGGTGCAAGAGTTCTATGACAGTGATCTTGAACATCCAATCAATACCTACCAGCTTGAAAACGAGGGTCACAACATCTTCATTAGAGACGGCATGCTGTACAGCCTAATGTCATTGGACCGCACGCTGATTCAAATGGACATGGCGACCAAGCAAATAGTCGGCCGCAAGGAGTTTCATTTGCCCAAACCACACTTCAAGGATTATCCTCGTGGGTTCGCAGTGGGCTCAGACTTCTTCGTGATAGGCCAATCATGCTGGGGCACCCCACAAGAGAGGAAAGATGATCGAGCTGGATATGTGACCATTGTCGACCAGGAGACGCTGGAAATCAGAGACGTAATCAGATTACCACAAGTGAACCAGGTATTCTGTCTGCGACTCATTTCGGAATTGGATTGGGCGCACAACGGCATTCCGTTCGGAGCACACAAGTGAACAAGAAGTTAATAGCTGCAGAATATGATCGTCTTGAGTATTTCAAGAAAGTCACAGGCAAGATTCAGTCTTCATTGCAGCGCAAAAAGGAGATAGTAGACTTCCTGGATTTTGCCACTAACCATCTAAAAGATCGCACTGAGCAGATTAACTTCATGGAAATAGGGCTGGCCTATGGTGCCAACTTTGTGCTGATAGGCAATGTGTTGAGCTGGCAAAGCGAGAATGTTTTTGGTATTGGGATGGATATGCCGACTCCCAAACAGTGGGAAGGCACGGGTCAAAGTGTTGTGTCAGCAATTCCGAGACATAAGCCGACTTTCAAACATGAAATCATAATAGGTGATTCTCATAAGATTGAGAGCCAAGATGCCGTAGAGACTGCACTAAAGTGTCGTCAGCTTGATTTGTTGTTTATAGATGGTGATCATACGGAAGCTGGCTGCCGCAAGGATTGGTGTATGTACCGAAGTTTTGTCAGACCTGGCGGTATTATCGTGTTCCATGATATCAAGAATAAGCACGGGCCGAAGTTCCGCGTCTGGAGAGTCTGGGAGGGAGTGAAGAGACAGTTTGAGACAAGAGAAATCAGCCATAGGCGACCTGATGGAAAAGTAGGGTGCGGAATAGGTGTATTGATATGGCAGCCTCAAATTTGAGATACCTGGTAGCAACACCCTGCGGTCTATTTTTGGTGCATAAAGGAAGGTACAAAAAGGTTTTTAAGGATAGCTGTTTTGGTGTATCTTGGAGTGAAGATTTCTTGTTCGTCTGCCAAAGAAGCGGTGACAGAAAACTAACAGACACCGTGGCTATACTCAACAAAAAATTCAAAGTAGAAGCTACATATCCGACAAAGATCCATGGCGTACATCAGGCTTACTATGATCCAGAAACTTCAATGCTGTACATAGTAAATACGTATCGTGGTCGCATAGAACGCATGCGGACAAGCGGCGTTTTTGCTAAGCCATACACCTGGGGATTTGCCAGAAAATGGAACGACAAGAAAGGATATAAAAACCACAAGAACAATCACCTGAATTCAATCTGGAAACAAGATGGAAACTTCTGGGTGGTCGAGCATAATTACCAGTTTCCAAGCAACATTAAATGTGTCGATGTTGGGTTCACTAAGGTGCTTGACAATGTCCATGTCGGCTCACAATTGCACAATGTGGCGATCGTTGGCGACTTTATGTACTTCTGTCATTCGCCAAAGTCTATGATACGACGCTACAATATGCAGAAACGACGTGGAGCAAGAGCCAAAGAGTTGGTCTATAAGGGGGATTGCAAATATACAAGGGGACTTGCTATTAGCAAGGACAGAATACTGGTCGGCTCATCGACGCACTGTCCACGAGTAGTAAGAGGCGTAGGAAGCCATTCAATTCACATCACTGAGCTGAACCATCAACTAAGAGTAACTGGGACAACTGAAATCAAGAAAGTGAATCAGTGCCACGAGATTAGGATTTTAGACGTGCCTGATTTAGCACACAATGGGATCGTATGGGGGAGTTTGTGAAGTATAATCTATTCATTGGCAGATGGAGTCCATTCCACTGTGGACATAAACACATTATCGACACTTTCCTGATGAACAAAAAGCCAGTTTGTGTGGCAGTTAGAGACGGCCATGAAAAATGGTCAGCATTCCAACGCAAGAGAATGATAGAAGCTTGCTATGAAGACGAGCTGCGGTCTGGGTTGTTAAAGGTGATTATCATACCTGACATAGATGGTGTGATTATAGGCAGACAAGTCGGATACTACATTGTGGAAGCACCCGAAGATGTCAAGCGTATTTCCGGCACTGAGATCAGGGCTGGCTTGTCCAGCGAGGTGCCGCGTGAAGTACAGGCAATCATTGACGAGTTGGAGGATAGCATATGAAGAATTGGAGAAAACTTCAGCCCAGAATTCTACTCACTAAAGCTGGGCTCTACAGAATATTTGCACTGATATTCCAATTCATTGGGTCATTCATCCTGACTGGCAGCGTTCATGTGGCTGTGACGTTTAGTCTTTTAATGGAAACAGCAAAAACTGGAGTATACTTTGCATACGACTGCGTTTTCAATAAGCTATTCTCGGTGACGACAGATACTGGCTGTGTGCTTTGGTTCACGGGACTGCCTTGTTCTGGCAAAACTACCGTTGGAGATGCCACAGCCGAACGACTAAGACAAGCTGGTGTCAAAGTTGAACGTCTGGATGGAGATATTGTACGGGAAGACTTGACATCTGATCTGGGCTTTTCAAAAGAAGATCGAGCAGAGAACTTGCAACGCATTCGTTTTGTGGCTGAGCGCTTAGCTCGCAATGGAGTAGTTACTATATGTACTTTCATATCGCCTTTCCGCGAGGCACGTGAAGAACTACGCCAACGCATGTACAACTTCATTGAGGTTTATGCTGATTGCTCAGTTGAAGAATGTGAGCGTCGCGATGTGAAAGGTATGTACGCCAAAGCAAGACGTGGCGAAATAATGGGTTTTACTGGCGTGGATGATCCATATGAAATACCTTATGAAGCAGAGCTTAAATTAGATACAGAATCGAAAACTGTTGAGCAGTGCGTAAAGCAAGTTGTTAAATATCTCAAAAAGAGGAAGATCATATGATTGTGCGAACATTGCCGGGTGCAATCATTGCTATCGTGCAACCTAACTTTGAGAAGCCTGTTAATAGCGAATTGATATTTTGTGATGAGATTCCAGAGGATGGCAAAATAGATATACCATCAGGCTTCTTCAAGGAGGGAAGGCTGTTGCGCATACGCTGCTTTGGTTGGATGCCTTTCGAAATGGATGCCGCATTTTGGAAGCGACACCATAGTGATCGAGCCATCGTCCTACAGCGGGACTGGATAATAGCCAACGAAGGACCTGGACAAGAAGTAAAGATGATTCTGGATGATCTACTAAACAATCTGAGAGAGGAACAAGATGATAGTTCTACATCACAATGATCTTGATGGACGTGCGGCTGCTGCCGTGGTTCGCCTAAGCTTAAGCCACCAAGAGTACACAATTAAGTTTGTGGAAATGGATTACAATAGGGAAGTGCCATTTGATGACATTGAGCCTGGCGAAGAAGTTTGGATTATAGATTTCTCATTGCAAAAACCCGGCGATTGGGACAAGCTGTTGGCTATAACTCGACATGTAACGTGGATTGACCATCATAAGACAGCTATTAAGGGTGATCCAGAAGGCGTACAACACAGTCTACCTGGTGTACGCAGCGAAGATGGATGTGGCGCATTGTTGACCTGGCAATATATAATGCCGCAAGTGAGTATTCCTTTTGCGCTGAGAATCGTTGATGACTGGGATCGCTGGATTCATTCCATTGAAGATACTATTCCATTCAAAATGGGCATAGAGATGGGAGAAACTGGTCCCGAAGAGGAAGTGTGGAGCAAGCTTTTCGCTATTGACTACAGCCAAGAGGCAGCACTGGAAGCAGTGACAGACTGTATAGAAGCTGGGAAAATCGCACAGAAATTCCAGAGTCAGTTTTACAAGGAATATGTGAAATCGTGGGGATTTGAAACTGAGTTGGAAGACTACAGTGTGTTTGCAATAAATCTCGGTCGAGCTTCTTCTCTGGCTTTTGGTGGTCTTCTGGACGAGTATGATCTCTGCGTTTCATTCGTCTTTGATGGCAACCAATACACAATGTCACTGTATAGCAACAAAGAGCATGTTGAGTGCGGAGAAATGTGCAAGGCAAGAGGTGGAGGAGGTCACAAAGGAGCCGCAGGTTTTCAATCGCCTACTCTGCCAGATTTTCTATCGAGGAGAGTTAAATGAAACTCTTCACAGGAGACGGACGATATGCTGGCCTTTTACATATTGATTTCGGAATTGGGCCTAATGATCGTGTTGTGGATATTGGTGGAGGTGATAAGCCATATCCGAAGGCGACGCACATCATCGACATGGTGGACACGAACGCCCAGAGACATAGACGTGGATTGAATGTCGGAGATAGAGAGTTGCTGGAGGGCGATGCAGTCTCAGTGCTGCGTGATTATCCAGACAACTACTTCGACTTTATGTATTCGAGTCACACATTTGAGCACATTGAAGACCTACCTGCGGCCATTAGGCAGATAAATCGTACATGCAAACGAGGCTTCTTTGCGCTGCCTGGTAGCGACTTCGAATTCATGACAGCCAAGCCACATTTTGGCCATGTGAATCTATGTAGGCTGATAGAGGGCGTACTACATATAGCAAAGCGACCACAATATAGCGTTCTGCAGCGAATGGCAGAGCTGTTTGAACAGAAACTTTTCCGAGATCCGGTATTCAATGCCATGTGGGAAGGACACGGACAGAGAGGCTTCAGGCACATTTGGGAGATCCGTCACTACTGGGTTGGCAAGATACATTATCATTACCACGAAGATCCGACGACGCTTTTTCCTCAGTTGGAGTACTTTGAATAATGCAGACGAGATTCATAGGTAGCGGAGGCTTGGGTGATAGTGTCATCTTAAGCTGCAAGCTACTAAACATCATCCGTCGCACCGTACCTCCTGGGCAGCGAGTCTATTACGACCACTTCGAGGCTGAGCGTAGGGCCAGCACATACGAAGAGCCATTGAGAGAATATTGGCAACTGGTCTCTCAGGCTGCTCGTGGCTATGGTGTATGTTTACAATACACTGTCAATAGCTATCCAAATGGCCAGTTCTGGAGTGTGGTTCCTAAGCGCGTCTGGAACGTCGCTACAGCCCTCACAACGTGCGTGGACGCTCTATGTATTGACGTACCCATGCCGATCGTAGAAGTATCACGCGGCGACTACGTGGCCCTGGTGGCCGATGGCGGAGGTGGCACAAGGGGGCTCACAAACAAATGTATTAATGAGCTGGCTGAATTTATCGGCAAAAAAATTGTGCTTTTAGGGAAAAAAGTTGGTAGTCGACCAGCAAATTGGACCGATAGTATTATAGAGGACCATCGTGGCAAGACTTCCCTGCTGGAAGCATTGCGATACACACTGGGAGCCAGCTTAGTTATAGCGCCCGATGGACTACTCGGCTACGCGGCATTCATATACAACGTACCCAACATTATCCTGTTTCATGAGCCGCAATTGATAGAAGCTTATTGGAGTGCAGATTTAAACCGTTGTTCAGTTGCGTGTTACACGGGAGGCTTTGCAAATGATGCAGGAAAAATCCTCGACCAACTCAAAAGGCTGCCGCGCAAAAACTAACATCACACAATGGATCAGATTGGCCATCCTGCTTTCCGTGGCCATATTCATACTATGTAAGATTCGTCTTTGTCAGGTATCAGGCTTTTCGATGTTTCCTGCTTTGAATCATGGGGACATGTGTGTCACTTATCTCACAACCAATGTGGATAGAGGAGACATTATAACGATCAATCGTCCTGATGTGGATGTGATCAAGCGGGTAATAGGGCTGCCTGGCGAAACTGTTACGGTCAACAAGAGTGGTATTATCGTTCAGTCAATTCGAGGACGAGAAAAGGTTCTGGAGGAGCCATACCTTTATGACTACAAGCCGCTAAAAGTACGATCGAGAACTTATACGCTGGGATCAAATGAATACTGGGTCATGGGGGATAATCGTCAAAGGTCCATGGACTCACGCGACTATGGGCCGATCAAGAAGAAGGACATTATAGCCAAGGTGATATGTATAACCTGGCGAAAGCCGTAAGAATCGGCCAGCAAGGATAGAAAATGGAGACAAGTGGATATCTACAGCTCATGGACCCATCTGTGAGCATTCGTGGGCTCACCCCCGATGTTGAGCGACACCTCGAATATTGTGCTCGCTTCTGTTACAATACGCTGCACAAAATGACCGAGGATTCGTATAAGCGATTCCTTCCCGCCAGACTTAGAGAAGGTCATTTCTCCATTCTCAGCCATGCTCACTGTTCCTTCGTGATTAGCGGCATTAGTCGCGCCTGCAGCCATCAGCTTGTCAGACATGCCCACCTTAGATACCTTCAGCGCAGCCAGCGCTGGTGTGCAGAAGACTTTCCAGAGTATGTTCTGCCTGATAGTATAAGAACTGACAAGGGCGCTATGCCAGAGCTATTCCACCGATGTATGCTGAGGCTTTGGCAATTCTATAATGAGCTAAGAGAAAAATTCAAAAGAGAAGATGCCAGATTCGTGCTGCCAAATGCATGCAAAACACAAATGGTGGTAAGCGGCACATTGCAGGGCTGGTGGGATTTTTTGCGCCTTCGTCTCGACAAGCATGCGCAATGGGAAATACGTCAGATAGCGCAATTTATCTACGGCCTACTCCACGCGCATGTGCCAACTGTTTTTAATCCAGAGATGCTGGTGCTTCAACCGCCTCTCAACTTGGAGTTTCCTGAATGACACAGCTTTCAATTATCCATACGACATATCATAGGCTACCACATCTAAAAGCATTCTTGGCTCGGTTAGAGCTTAACAAAATACGCAATCCTGGTATTGATTTTGAATGTATCGTGCTTGATGGCAACAGCCCGGATGGAACAAGGGAATTCATGGAGGGGTATCTCAACACCGCGCCATTCAAATTACACTACATCTTCGTGCCATTCAATGGATGGACTAATCCAAGCTTGCCTCGTAACATCTGCCTTCGTCACGCCATCGGAGAAGTGTGTTGCACTACTGATGCCGATCACTGGATCAGCGAAGACTTTATATACTATGCCTTGGAGCCATACCGCGAGGGCGTTGATAATGCCCTGAACTTTGCCATGGTGTGGGATTCCTCAGAGAGCACTGCATTCAAGCCGACCAGAGTGAATGAGTTTCTTTTGCACGAAAAAGTATGCAGAGAAGCCAACATCCTGGAAATGTACGACCAATTCAAAATTCCAATAAGATCACCAAAATCTGGTTGGATCGTAGCTTACCCAAGAGAAGCGGCTATTGAAGCTGGTGGATACGATGAAGATTTCGCCGGAAAGAACTGGGCGAGAGATGAGGACTGGTGGGTTTATGCCTTGCGTGAAGTCGGTCTCCAGGATTATAAAGCCTGCTACGAAGACTTTTCTGCCATTCATCTTTGGCATGGTGTAGCACATATGAATATGGCAAGAAACTCGGCTCGCAATCACAAGATATTTGAGGAGAAGCTGAAGAACATTGAAGCAGTGGTTGCACGAAATAGAGCAGGCAAATGGGGTACGGCACCGTTCGGTACAGTTATCAGTCAGAACTTTTAGGAGAAAACATGAAAAGAGAAGAAGTGTTCGAATTAATCAATAAGGAAAGATCCTATCAAAATTCTATGTATGATAGTGACAGACCAGAAAATACTCTGTCTTTTGACGAATTGAACCATGTAGCTCAATGGGTTCTTTATATAGAAGCCTATCTTAATAGAGCTAAGAGTAAGTTTCTCGGAGGAGCTGGCGGAAGGCTCGTATTAGATGCTTACAAGGAAAATCCATCCAATGCTCAAATAGTTCATGAAGAAGAAGTGCTTAAAGACTTAGTAAAAGTAGCTGCTCTTACAATAGCCTGTTTAGAGCATAGAGGAGATTTGTTACGAGAAGAAAAGCCAGTAAAGGAGTAGTTTATGCCGTACATCAAACAAACCCAACGAACAGTTTTAGAGGATGAGATCCAGGAGCTGGTCAATAGAATCACCACAGCCATTCCTGAAGATCAGTATGACGGAGTTCTGAACTATGTCATTACTGAGATTGTGCACCGCCTGATCCTGACTCCCGGTGTACGCTATGCTCGCATTCAGCAGATTGTAGGCGTTCTGGAATGCGCCAAGCTGGAAGTCTACCGCAAGGTGGCTGGCCCTTATGAAGATGTGAAGATCGAAGAGAACGGAGACGTTGGCATTTTTGCTGACGATAGCTAAATGATATTGTTAATCTCCTCCAGGAATGCTGCAAGTAAAGTAATCGGCATCATTGGTTCACGTAAACGTAACGAAGGCAAGGATCTGACTTGCATTCTAATGAAATTCTGGGAGTTTTACAAAGAAGGTGATTGGATATGCTCCGGAGGTTGTCCTGAGGGAGGCGACAAGTTTGCTGAGCAAATCGCAGATGAATATGGGATACCGAAACTCATATTTCCACCAAGTAATCATAAGCCGAGCCCTCAGCGCTACTATGAGAGAAACAATGAAATAGCGGCCTATTGCGATATCTTAATAGCATGTGCTGTATTGCCATTTGATATCAAGGCCAGCGGAGGTACGAATTACACTTGTCGAAAATTCAGAGACCTTAATCCAAAAGATTGGAAAGAGAAACTGTTTATAGTCTAAAGGAGGCTAACATGCTGGATAGAGAAGCAAGATTGATGGTGTATCTGGCCGGTCCTATTACGGGACTCAGCTATAAGGGTTGTACTGGCTGGAGGCAGCAGGTAAAGAAAGAGCTGGAAGAGAGCGGCCATTACAAAGCATACTCACCCATGCGTGGCAAAGAATTCCTAAGTCGCAAGAGGAAGCTTAAGGCTCATCCGCAAGATAATACGCCGGGCGGTGACCGACTTGGTATTTCCTCAGACCAGGCTATCTACCGTCGAGATAAGTGTGATGTGGAGCGAGCTGACATTGTTATCTTCAATCTGGCTCAGGCTGAGACTGTCAGCATTGGAACCATGTTCGAGCTGGCCTGGGCCGAAAAGCTTGGCAAGATATGTCTCGTCATCATGGAAGACAAGGGCAATTGCCACGACCACGCCTTCGTAACGCAGGCGGCCTCGCTTGTCGTACCTACGCTTGAAGATGCCATGGAATACCTCCTGGAGGTTTATCCTGTATGATGCCTGAAACTAAACACGTCGATAAAGTATGGGGCTATGAGAGCCATCTACGCAACAAGGAATTTTGTGTTAAAAGAATGGGCGTAGATCAAGGGGCTCAGTGTAGTGTGCATTTTCATCATGTGAAGAAAGAGATGTTCATTGTCACTAAAGGCGTTATTATGATAGAACTCTGGGAGGAATTAGTCTGTCCTCCAGGGTTGCGCGATGAGGAGGGTTTGCTGGTTCCAGAGGCTCATGGAGTTGATCTAACAAAGCCCGATCAAATTCTTGTTTTAGATGAGAAATATGGCACTGCTGCAGTGTATATTAACCATCTTGTTCCTCATCGTTTTACGGGTCTTGGGCAGTTGAATGTTTTTATCGAAGCATCTACCCACGACGATCCGGCAGATAGCTACCGCTTCACTAAAAGCAGGAGTCCTGACAACAGATGAGATACGGAATCAAGATGGGCTGCTTTGCCCTACTCATGCCACATCATGTGAAGACTCTTCAGGTTTGTAGGGAACATTGTGACACGCTTATCGTCCTAATCAATGACGACGACTACACCATCAAGAAAAAGGGATGTCTGCCGCTAACCGCGATGGAGCGGCGTGAGATACTGTTGGAGCTGGGTTGTGTCGATAGTGTTAAGATTGTTTCTGATCCAGACCTCGACCGATACGCTGAAGACTTCTTTGAGCGCTGCATTAAAGATTCGGAAAACTCCCTTATTGTTTTTCACTCACACGAACTTAAACATACGCAGGTCGCGCATCTGCCCGGTGCTGGATACGCTGATGAAATCATGATGATTGAGAACATGAACGGCACCAGTGTCAGCGATGTGTTTAGAGCAATCAAGGGGAGTAAAGATGGACAGTAGTATTATGGTAATCGGCGATGCCATGCTGGACGTTAAGTGGGATTGCAAAAGCACACGCATTAGTCCAGAAGCGCCGGTACCAGTCTGCCTGTTCAACAAAGACGAATACAGTCTTGGAGGAGCAGCCAATGTCGCAGCCCAGATCGCCCGCGACCAACAGTGTGTTTTTATATATCTGGATGAAGAACGACACATAGCGCCCGACTTGGCGCTAAAAGAAACCCAGCTTAGCCTCATGTTGCGCGAACAAAATATTGTCGATCGTGGCCTCTTCGGTTGTCCAGACTACATTATTCCGACTAAGATACGCGTTTGGGCAGGGCAGCAAGTCTGTCGTCTCGACAAAGAGCTGGAGCCGCATGAAATCAATGTCGATGATCTAATGCGTGATCAGTGGATTGAAGCAATTGGCCATCTATTAACTGAGTGGAATGTGCGCCTGGTTATTCTTTCAGACTACAACAAGGGTACTCTTGACGATGACTTTATACAGTCCGTAGTGGATTTGTGCAATGCTCGCGGCGTTCTCACAATACTTGATCCCAAGCGACCTACGTATCGATCTATCAAGGGCTTGACCATTGTTACCCCTAATCAGGCAGAGATGGAAAAGACCATCCTGGAGCCCAATGAACTCTCGGAACAACTGGAAGATACATTCCTACTACACACAAAAGGGGCTGCCGGTATGGACCTATACCAAAGAGGCGAACTACTACAGCATCAAGAGGCACACACAGTAGAGGTGGCAGATACTTGTGGTGCTGGAGATACAGTAATATCATTTCTGGCGCTATCCTTAGCACGCAGTGGTTATAAAGCAGATGGGCTTGGCATGTATCATGCAATGCGACATGCTAACTACGCTGCTTCGCGAACTGTGCGACATAGGGGCAGTTATGTTTTGACTGCAGATGAGATAACTGGAGTTTTTGGATTACCTTTTACTCGGTGAGGTGAAAATGGAAAAAAGCGACGACCCGATCCTTCGGCTGGAAACAATTGCTGTGAACTTTGAGAAGTTCAGTCAACTCGACCCGGCCAAACAAAAAGCCGTCTTGGAAGAAATCAAAAATGACTTTGAGGCTCGATCTAAAGAGATTAAGAAAGAGCCAAAAAACAGAGTAGATTATAGTGAATTCCTACGGGATGATGACATTCAGCAGGGTGACGACGGTAGCGACTACATTACTGTAAATGCCCTGGTTCGTATCGCAAGAGAGCATGCCGGAATGAATGGCTATGACGTTGAGGTGGTGCAATCACCTCAGAAAGAAAATCAATGGAGTGCTACTGTGGTGGCGACTGTTTATTTCAGAAATGGTCAAAGCTGGTGCGGCGCTGCTGATTGTCGGCTTGGCAATGCCAGAGACGGATTTCATCGGTACACAACAGCATTGGCGGAAACGCGGGCTCTCGGCCGAGCATTGCGGCGTGCGTTGGGGATTGAAATGTGCACCCTTGAGGAGGTTAGGGATCGCACAGGGCCTTTGACGCCGATTCAGAAGCAACATATTAAGGTAAAATTCATAGATAATGGGCTATTTACGCTGGATGACGTATCTAAAGTAGTAGGAAGGGCTATCGACAAGGTGGATGTCCTCACTGAGGAAGAAGCCGCCAACGCAATCGAGACTCTTACCAAGAAAGTGAACAAGAAAAAGCTTAAAGGAGGCTAAAATGGAGGGAGCACTTCCTGTTATCCTTGAAATTGCCGTTCCAGTACTGGTTGCCCTTATTGGTTGGGTGGTTAGGCAGCTTGTCAAAAAGTACAAGTTGGAAGAATACATCAACCAAGAGGAGCTGATTGATAGACTGGTGGTTACGGCAGTTACTTCTGTAGAAAAACTGGCTCGCACATTAGAGACCAAACACTCACAGAGACTTGAGAGCGGTGAAAAGTTGGCTAAGGCAATATCATATATTAGGAATGAAATGAATCGTCTTGGTCTAACCGAAATGGCAGCAGAAGTATTAAAGGCTCGTGTGGAAGCGGCCTTGCTGCAGTATCAGATTTAGGGGGGAACAATGAGAACTCGTATTATCAGTTTACTATTAATCTTGGCGCTGTTGCCCAGTTGTGCACTATTCGAACAAATTAACGTTCATCAAGGTAAAATCCTTGTCAAAGCAGCGGCAAGAACTGGTACGATGGCGTGCATCACAGAATTGCTCGACAGCGAGGAAGACCGCCAGAGGATCGCCAGATTACTGAAGGATGATATCTCCACTAATGTCCTCGCGTTCTTAGACAACGAGGAAGTTGTGTTGAATCCTTCGACGGCGAATCTACTGTTTGCGAAAGTCCCGCCGTTTTTGAGACCATTTCTAAAGGATGCATTTGACATTCTTATCGGTTACAAGGTTCTTGATGATGACGTACTCAGCCCAGAGGCTGTCATTCTTATCAGGGCATTCTTCCAGGGTATAATCGAAGGTTGCGATTGGATTCTCGGAGGGCTGGAAGATGCATCAGTGGTTACCAGTAGCGATCAATCTGTTGCGCTTGTTCTTGAAGCGCAAGAATCATCTTAATCCAGAAGACATAGGGCTATTACACACCCTCGTAGACTTAGTACGAGCGGTGCTAAAAGATAGCCCGAAACACTGCTTCGATCAAGGCTATGAATGTACGTACAAAAAGCACGCCTGCTATGTCATGTACACTAAAAACAACGCATGGAAAGTTAGTGACGTGCGACAATGTCCCTATCGAAAGGAAGTTAAATGATAGCCAAGCACCTGGCCATTGGATTGGTGGTGCCGGTTCTATTACTTATGTCCTGTTGTCAGGAATGTCCGCAGGTAACAACTCAGAAACCTAACTTTCGACCACATTCACAGCTCGTATTACAAGCTGTCGTTAAGGCCACCAACATACAAACCGGCAATTGTGGTACAGCAACGTGTATTTACAAAGAGACTACGAAAGACGGGGTATTAGTCTTATACTTCCTAACGGCGGATCATATTACACGCCAGAAGGATGTAGTTGATCTGGGCTTAGTCAAAGTAGGGAAATACAGACATATTCGCAATGTCGAAATGAAGCTGTGTTGCTGGCAGTATGATCGAAGCGATAGAAGAACGGGCCATGAAGACTACAAATGTCAAGGCTGGCTGAGATTTGAGCAAAACGACCTGGCAATACTGAAATTGTCAGTCAAGAAACCAACCAAGCTCTTGCTTAATATGCCGACTATTGAGTTGGCTACAGTAAAAGAGTTTGATAATATAAGAGTGGGAGAAGAGACATTCTGTATTGGTTGTCCTTATGGTCTCCCACCAGTATATTTGTCAGGCAATGTTGCCCGGTTTAATTGTCGACATCAAGACAGCCATATAGGAAAGTATATAGACACCATATTGATCACTATGGATTTGGTTGGTGGGGTGTCTGGAGCTGGAGTATACGACAAGAAGACTGGCAAACTAATCGGTCTCGCAGTTATCACATGGGACCCAGGATATTTTGTTGCAGGCGTAATTCCTGTAACATCGATAATTAAAGAGCTTAAGCAAGTTGAGTTAGGAAAGAAGATTCTCGGAGGAACTTAATGGCTAAGAGGAACATTATCAGTGCAACCGCAGTGCAAAAGAGACTAAAAAAGTTAGATGAACTGGAAGAAGAAGTAGCAACCCTAAGAGAGGAAGTAGCTGAATTGCGATCGATTTTGACCCTGATTGCTGGAGATAAGGCAGAGCCCCAAAAGCCTACCCAGGAAGAGCTGGGGAATGATACATGGGACCCGAATGTTGGCCCAATGCCTGACCAGATGAAGCCTAACAAGAAGTTTCACATCGCAGTAAAACGACGTGATGATGTGAAGACGATTGAAAAAGGTCAAGACTAACAGAGGTTCACTACATGTCAAACAAGAGAGCTATTGTTCTGGGTGATGCCCATTGCCCAGACCACGACCCAGCAGCAGTTGAGTGGGCGTTGCGTACTGTGGCAAGATTGCGTCCCTATAAGGTAATACTTCTTGGAGACCTGGTTGATTTCAATGCTATTAGTAGGTTTCTTAAACATCCCAGCAAGCGGGTGCTTTTTAAGGAAGAGATAGCAAAAGCCAGGGATTTTATAGCCATGTTCGCCAAGCGGCTCAAGCATTGCCAGGTGGTCTATTTGGAAGGTAATCACGAGCGGCGATTGCAGAAATACCTATGGCGCAATGCCCCAGAATTTGCCGACCTTATGGAATTCACCTTCGCTGAACTATTAAGAGTCCCTAAGAACTGGGAGATCGTGGCAGATGGCGAGTATTACCATGAGCAGGATGTACTCGTTTTCCATGGTGTCAAGTATGGGCAAAGCACATGCAGCTACAATTTGGGTCGCTACGGCGTCTCTACTGTCCAAGGGCACAGCCATCGTCTTGCCATTAAACACAGGACACTCGGCAACAAGAAGGTGATTACAGCGGCTGAGAGTGGCTGCTTGTGCAAGATGGTCCAGGACTATGTGGCAATGCCTGACTGGCAGCATGGCTTAATAGAAATTTGCGGAGGATTCATTAGACCACATTTGAGGGAGTGTGAACGATATGATTAAAGTCTACCTGGCCGGTGCGATTGAGAAGTCGCCGGATGGAGGTAGGTCGATTAGGGAGAATGTGAAGGCTGTATTATCAGACTTGCCAGTAAAGCTAATAGACCCCTGCGACTTCGATATTAACAGCCAATACAAAAGCCTGAGTGAGGCTAAACGCTACGATGACGATTGGGAGGAGTTGGCGAAAACTGTTCTCTGCCAAGACCTTAGGGCGGTCGCTGATTGTGATTTGCTATTAGCAATATTGAATCAGCATACTGGATTTGGTACGTCAACCGAGATTGCCTTTGCTCATTACTGTGGAAAACCAGTAGTAGCATACTTCGCAGATGACGTACTTAAAGATGAAGACCTTCACATCTGGGTCCAAGCTGTTATAAAACCCAACGCTATCCGTGGAAACCCAGAACAGTTGAAGGAGGCCGTCAAGATTTATGCAGAAACTCAAGATTTTTGGAACTCTCTACCAACGACAAAGGAGTGAACAATGCCTCAGATATGGGTAAGTAGAGACTACAATAGTTACAAATATCCTGTGTCTACGCCAGCCTATGTGACTGTGCATAGCAAGGACGAAGACTACGGATATGATCCTGAACCAACAGGGCAGTGGCCAGCGGATGCTTTACCAACCAGTGGTGTTGTGTGGAATGAGAATGAACATGATCACACCGTCGAACTGGATGGCCGCGAAGTGACAGCAACGTACCCACGAGTGGGCGCGTCGACACTGGACAAAGACAACGTAACTAAGACATATCGAGAAGATATCTAATCTAAGCAAGCTGTTTTCGTTGTTTACTGTTCATGAATTGGGTACTATTCTGAAGGTACGTGCATGAGCAAAAAAAAGTCGGCCCCAAAGAGACCGAACTATGAATATGACGCGAGAACAAAAACACAGCAAACATACCTGGAGGAAATAGACAAGAATAGAATTGTGTTCGGACTTGGGCCTGCTGGAACGGGGAAGACCTTTCTGGCAGTTTGTAAAGCGCTTGATTACTACTTTCTGAAAAACGGCAAGGGTGGCGTCAAACAGATCATCGTAACTCGCCCTGCTGTTGAATGCGCAGGTGAAAAGTTAGGGAGCCTACCAGGAGATGTCGCCGAGAAAATTAGCCCATACATGTGGCCGATCTATGACAACTTCTGTCAATTGCTACCTAAGGAAGTAGTCGAAGAGCTAATCAACAAAGACATCATCCATGTCATGCCTCTCGCTTTCATGAGGGGTGTCACATTCCGCAACGCGTTTGTTATTGTCGATGAAGCACAAAATACACAGCCAAGTCAGATGCAATGTGTATTAACCAGAATGGATGATCGATCGAAGATAATAATCTGCGGAGACCTTGATCAATCGGACATTCGTAAACACATCAATGGTATGGCAGATGCATTAGATCGCCTGCGTAATCTGAGAGAAGTAGGCGTCGTAGAGTTCACAGAAGATGATATTATGCGAGCAGGATTAGTAAGGGAGATTATCCTGGCATACAGGAAAAAGACTGAGTAGCAACGGGGGAATATATGGCAAGCATCAGCGTACCAGCGGTGCATTTTGAGACCACGCTTTCAGATGGCAGCGTCCATTATGAGAAAAACAAGATCAGCGCATGGCGTGAGTTGCGTGATTACTGCATAGAGCATGGCCTGACTGTTAGTAAAATGACAGTCTATTCCCAAGATGGAGAAGCGCATCAAATCAAGCGAAACAATCAATGCTACTTCTTTGTCTTTTATGATGTGGCAGCTTCACTCAGAACCGGCAAGCAGACTATGCGCAAATGCTATGGGGTGACTGCCAGGCATCCAAAAGGCGTGACGAAAACATATTGCACTTGGTTTAGTGATGATGGACACTTCCTACAGAATGAAGTCAAGAGAGGAGCAGAGCCTTTTTATGAAAGTGAAATCGGGATCAAAGCGACCAAGATGGGAACCTCCTAAAAATCAAGTTGGCGACGGAACAACTCTAAAGCTGCGGTCTATTACAACCCCCAAACGTGAATGGTATCTTATGGATGCTATTGCGGAATGGATAATAGTGCAGCGCTACGGATTTAAGAATGTGCCGCCGTACTTCTGGACAAAGAAGGCCAAAGTGTCGCGTCTGCGCAATGAGTTTTTGGCAATCAAGAAAATGATGTTTGGGATGATAAAACGTAAGCCAGGAATTACTGCATTCCAACTTATTATCCCAGTATTGAAGCAATACAAGTGCCTAATCAAAGAAGAAGAAGTTGAACAAGTGCTGGTAAACGCAGAAGAAGAAAATGCGAATGGAGATACGTTCGCTGAAGAAGCCCTGATAGAGCTTACTACGAAGCAGAAGCCAGCCAATGTCTTCCAAGCTACACAGCACTTAGGAGAAGGTGATGGGACGAAGGAAGAAGACGCCTGACGAGATTGATGAAGCAATCGCTGTCGTAGACCTGGTAAAGCAAAAGTGCGGCGAGCGCATTGCTCGTTCGATTGAGGCTCTTGCGCCATCGTTTATGGTGAGCACGGGGAGTGTTTCTCTGGACCATATTATAGGTGGCGGCATAGCACCTGGGGTGACTCAGATATTCGGTAGCCATGGTGCAGGTAAAACCTCAATGGGCCTCAGTATTATTGCACAGGGTCAACAGAAAGGAATAGTCGGCTATTATGTTGATCAAGAGCGTAGGCTGAGACGATCATTGCTGGAGACGATACACGGCCTGGATGTGAGCAAGCTGGAAGGGAAAGTGTTTCGCCCGGAGCACGGACAACAAGCAGCCGATGTGATTGAGATTATCGTCAAGCAGTCGCCAAATAGCATTGTGGTCCTTGACTCAATTCCTGCTTGTATTAGTTCAGCACAGCTAAAAGAAAGCACAGAGAAAGATTTCTATGCACCTATACCAAAACTGTTCAGCACCTTTCTGCCTAAGATAGCTGGATTCTTAGAGGAGAACAACGTTGCTTTGATTCTCATGAATCAAATACGCATGAAAATGGTCAGCTATGGAGACCCGGAAAGCGCCCCCGGTGGTGAGGCAATCAAATTCTATTCTGATAATATAATCAGATTCAAACGTGGAACGATAATCAAGGGAAGCGGAGGTGGAAAGCCTGTTGGTCATTATATTCGCGTAAAGACAATGAAGACAGGATACGCAGCCCCGTTTCAAGAGACAGAAATTCCGTTGATATACGGACGTGGTATTGATGGTCGTTGGGATGCGATGCATCTTGCTATGCAGTTTAACCTGGTAAAAACCAAGGGAGCCTGGTATGAATATGCCGACCAAAAGTTCCAAGGTGAAGCCAGGTTTGTTAATGCTCTGTATCAAGACGCAGAGCTTTATCAGCAGTTTATGAAAGACCTGAAAGAGCATCTTGAAGTTTAAGGATACTTGCGGGAGATTAGTTAATATCAGCCTGGTGAAAGCGGCAGAGACTGGACGCGCTATCAATATGTCTCGTCCGCAGCGGCTGACACTGAAAGCCCTGCAGCAACTGTTCCCGTGTGTGGACATATATGCAGAGGTTTACATCGACGGTGTGTATTTCGACTTTCTAATACCACTGTTGAATATTGCGATAGAAGTGGATGGCAGGCAGCATGATGAATTCGTAGAGCACTTTCACAAGAATGCTGCAATCTTTGGAAGATACAAGCGCAACGATGGCAAGAAAGAAAGCCTGTGTGAGCTTAATGATTTTACGCTTATACGGATCAAGGATGCAGAGGCGCGTGACGTATCATCAGTGATAGGATTAATTCGTGGAGGTTTCGATGTCTGAGCGAATAGGTGAAGAACTGAAGACGTGGACTAAGCGCACGTTGGTTTATGTGTCTGGCGATCCGACTTACGTACATCAGATAATGGCCAGAGAGGAGAAGACCTATCTAACAATCGATCTTGCAGAACTTGAAGAGGCTATTTTAGTTCTGTCTCGCTATTCAATGTTCCTCACAAACGAGTACAACAAGGCAAGGTCACGCTACAAGTACTTCAACATGCTATATAATGACAGACTGGCCAAGGTGTTTGTGGCGCACAAAATTGAAGGAAGAAGCAAAGAGGAGAGGGCTCTGGTAGCCTGTCAAAAAGATCAAGAGCTAAATGGCCTACGAGAGAAGGTGGAAGAATATCAAATGAAGGCTGAACGCATTGAGGGCTTGCCTGTATCAATCAATATGCATGCCAGCATTCTGCGCGATATTCTAAAGCGTAGGGTAGGTGAACGCCGATGAAGAAAGACCTGCACGACACTGGCGTAGAGCATGCTCTTTTGGCTATTCTCATCCAGCATCCTGAGTTAATCGCGGAGATAGACAATATCTATTTGGATTATTCTGATTTCCATGCGGGGTGCCATAGCGATATCTACCAGATCATCAAAGAGTTGCACTACAACAACCACAAGGTTGAACCTCTCAGTGTGGTAGCCAAAGGCCAAGAACTCGGCTTCGACCTGGATGCTAAAAGCGTCGGCGCTAATAGCGCGATCAATCTTGCAACTGAACTGAGCAAGGAAGAAGTGGATGAGGAGAATGTCCTGGTCTATGCTGGGATTATTAAGAATTATTCATTTAAGAGGGAGCTGCTCCATATTATCGGCAAAGCCAAAACTGCCATGGTAGAAGCCCCGACCGCTCTGGCCTCGGTGTATGCTGTTGAGAAGATGATATACGACTTTGTTTCCCGCAAAGTCAAAGACGACACTATGTACAACCTGGGGCAGTGTGTTGAAGACGTACTGGCTCTCATGGCTTCAGAGCCCGTCAGAGGGCTCTCAACGGGCTTCCCCTCCCTGGATAAGCTCTTGGGTGGGGGTTGTCGAGGAGGCACTGTGACGCTTCTGGGGGCGCGTACAGGCGTTGGCAAATCCCTGCTGTCCATGTTCGCCGCTATCCATAATGCCATGAAAGGTATTCCGGTATTATATCTGGATACAGAATTGCCTCACGAAGTACAGACAATACGCATGATAGCCACCATGACTCAGCTCAGATTCGAAGATTTGGAAACTGGTCGTTGGCAGCGCGTAGAGAGTTCAGTCAGGAAATATAAGAAAGCACAAGAGCAACTGGCCAAGCTGCCTTTGTTTTGGACTTACGTCGGTAATATGCCTGTGGAGCAAATCACTGGATTGGTGCACCGCTTTATTAACAAAGAAGTTGGCTTTGATGACGATGGCAAATACAAAAGAAGTCTGGTTATCTACGACTACTTCAAAGCAATACACAGTGAGAGAGGAACCAAGGAATATGAGGCGGCTGGCAAACAGGCAGACGCACTGCACAATCTGGCTGCCAAGTATAACATTGCAATGATCGTCACCGGCCAGCTCAATCGAGAAATGGATTTCGCTATTACCGATCGCATTACACACCCGGCTGATGCTGCCGTAAAATTCCTGATGAAAACTCCAGAAGAAATGAATCTTGGTAGAGATCAGGGAAATCATATGTTTGTAGTGGAAAAGTCGCGCTATGGAGCGGGCGCTGGTTCAAATTCATATGTCAGTGTAGAAGCAGACAAATCGTGCGGACACTTCAGAGACATGGGAGTATGGAGATTACTTAGCGATGACGACCAAGAAGACACTCAGCCCTAAAGCCTACAAGCGCATTGGGTTGCTTTTCCCAGAAGTTTTGCAATATTATGGTTATGGTCCTGGCGATGCATTTCGCTGGGATGATCAGCAGCTTAGACTCCCATGCCCAGTGCACAAAGGAGATAATAAGACAGCATTTGTGTGGAGTTGCCAATTCTTGACGTGGCATTGTTTCTCTCATCGATGTCATGATGTTCATGGTAACGATGCATTGGCCTTCATTATGGCCATGGAGGATTGCACAAGAGAAGAGGCTCGTGAGATAGCTAATCAAATAGTCGAAGCTAATAAAGACGTAGCAATCGAAAGACGCCAAGAGATGCGTCGTAATTACAAACGGACTACACACAACTCACAAAAGAAGCTGGATATGGACCCCCAGAAGGTTATGTTTAGTTCGTATGCAACTTCTCGCGGCATACCGGCACATGTACAACAAAAATATCTGGTGGGCACACACAGCGTAGCAGGCTTGCATCGATTCAGCGTCCCGATATTCGATATCCATGGCAGGGTAGTCGGTCTCAGTGCGCGTAAAGTAATCGAAAGCGATAGCGGACCTAAGTGGCTACACCTACCAATCGGGTTCAAGTCTAATGTCAACCTGTATAACATACATGCGGTCAAACCCAAAAAGGGCGCTATTATACTGGTAGAAGGACCGCTGGATGTTTTGCGCTTTGAGTCGGCCAACATACACCACAGCATGGCCACATTGGGAAGTAGCATTTCTCAGGAGCAGATATTGCTGCTTGGCAATCTTAAGATAGAGAATGTGATTATAGCATACGACAACGATAAAGCAGGAGAAAGTGGCGCAAGAAAGGCCGCCAAACTTTTACGCGATCATGAATACAATGTTCTGCGCATGAGATGGAGTACAAGGTATAACGACATTGGAGAGATCCCCATATACAGCTTGCGCAGAAATCAATGGCAGTTAACCGAGGATATTTAGGGGGTAGAATGAGCAAGGAGAAGTTGAAGGAAGGAGTCAAGTACGATCAAGGTAAAATGCGGTACGACCTGATTCCAGTCATGCCACTGAATGAGCTGGCAAGAGTCTACACCATTGGAGCCAAGAAGTACGACGACAACAATTGGCGCAAAGGAATGAAGTTTGGTCGTGTTATAGCGGCACTTCAAAGACACCTTGAAAAATGGAAGGTGGGACATCGATTTGATGCTACAGATGGACAACATCATTTGTCGTCTGTTTTGTGGTGTGCAATGACGCTTTTGCAGTTTGAGCTAATGGCGGAAATGGACCCAAAGTTTGCGGAAAACTTTGATGATAGAGTCAAGGATTTTTCTATACCCAATGATGAGGGGGAGAACATATGGGATTTACAGTCAAGCAAATCACAAGGCACATCATCTTCTTCAGATACGACACGAAGGAAGAAGCGGCAAAAGCGTTCTTGAGAGTCCAGGAGTATTATGAGTCACCGGAATTCGCGAAGACAATCTTCACCATTGGACAATATTTATCGTGGTATTCTGAATATGAGTCCGGAGGAGCAACGTATACTGAGGACACTCAGGGATATAATGTCCCGTCATGGACCTTCGCCCCGTTCATCCAAGGGCTCTTCAATCCGCTCACAGAAGAAGAAGCCGAGCTAATCGAGGCTATTCGTTATCGCACAGATAAGTTCTATGTGATTGGAGCATACGAGGGTAGCGATCCAGATGTAGAGGTTCATGAAACTGCGCACGGCCTGTACTTCACTAATGAATCCTATAAGGCTGAGGTGGATGCTATAATGGCCGAACATGACCTCAGTGCCCTGGAGGAATACGTCAGAGATCAAGGTTATGGTGAACATGTAGTTCGTGATGAGTGTCATGCCTTTATAGTGGCCACGGCAGAATGGTTAACTGACAGCGAGAACATCAAAGTGCCAGAAGGCATTGCGTTGCGTCTAAGAGACTGTGTACAGCGCTATTTAGATATCGAGAGGAAGGAACTGAAAAATGCCAAAAAACAATCGGGAACAGATCAGGGAGAATCTTGCCTGCCTACAAACAATGCATGATGCTGGCGATTCGATCTTCTTCAAAGAAATACCCGAGGACCAACAACAAGATGGCGATCATGTAGTTTTTGATGATGTAACTGGCGCTAAGATCATTCTACGTGTGGTAGCATACGAAGAGGCGCGTCAGATTCTGGAGAATGGAGACAATATTTCAGCAGCGTGGAAAGATTCGCAACTGGGCAAAGCGATCCTGGAGAAATAGCATGGACTGTAAACACTTGTCAGCAAGCTGTATAAAATGTTTCAAACAATGCCCCTTCAAGTTTTACCTGGAGTATGTGCTGCGCATCAGAATGAAGGAAAACTATGCAGCAAACCTTGGCACTTTCGTGCACTCCATTTTTGAGGGCATGGCTCTGGGAGAATTGAATGCTCAAAATTGGCCCAGATTTGCCAAGGAAGAAATAGATTCATTATATAGCATAGCTGCCACCAAATACCCGGAGCTGTCAGCCGACGAGGTTAAAGTTCAAGTTTGGGCTGATACTGAGAATCTTGTTAGTCTCGTATTGGGTCGAGCACCACAACACAATCCGCTTAACCGCAAGATCATTGGTGCAGAAAAAGAATTCTTGCTGGATATAGGCGGGGGCATTTTAATCAAAGGATATATCGATCTATTGCTTGAGCATGATTCAGAAACACTGGAAATCCACGACTGGAAGACAGGCACATGGACTCTTTCCTATAGGGAAGCCAAGAAAGATCCGCAGGTCCGTATTTATGACCTGGCAGCTCGGTTGATGTTTCCGCAGTACAAGTACATCTTTGTGACGCTGGATTACATACAGCGCAGACCAATTACTGTTGCCTTGACAGACAAGCACGCCGAAGGCACCAAGAAGGCTCTGGGGCGCTACTGGCGCACTATTCATGGCATGGATATGCCTACCAGGATTGAGCCAGCCAACTGGATATGCGATAAGCTGTGCGACCGTACCAGATGTGACGAACTTTGGAGAGATTTGCAGGTAGGTAAAGAGCTGGTTACATGAGTAGTCAATACGTTAGCCTTCACAACCACACTGACTTTTCATATCAGGATTCTATTGCCCAGATACCAGAGTTGGTAAAACGAGCTAAAGAGCTTGGATATCCGGCGCTTTCCATTACTGACCATGGCCACATTATGGGTGCAATCGAGTTCTACCAGGAATGTCGCAAGCAAGAAGTCAAGCCCATTCTTGGAGTAGAGGCATACATCGTCGAGCGTACAGCAGATAAAGAACGCTCAGCCAAGCATGTTGTTCTACTGGCCGAAAACAATACTGGCTGGGAAAACATCATCAAACTGATGAGTTATGCCAACACCCCCATAGACCAAGGTGGAGGCTTCTATTATAGTGCCAGAATCGATGTTGACCAATTATTTAGGCATAACGAAGGCATTATTGTGCTTACCGCATGTATGCATGGATTAATACCACACTGGATGCTGCATGATGTCAAGAAGGCAGAAGCGCTGACATTACAATTCAAGGAAGCTTTTGGCGATAGGTTTTACCTGGAAATACAGAATGTCAATCGAAGACATGTTAAACACATACCAGAGCAAGAGGTAATCATAGATGTTAGCCGGGATTTTAGTAAGCGCCTTGGTGTTCCTCTTGTGGCAACTAATGATGTCCATTATGTTCTCAAGGAGGACGCGTTCTCGCATGAAATTTGGAAAGCAATATCGAGCAAGAAGTCTATACTTGACCCTGTTAAGACCGACAGCAATAAAGCCGGAAGGATTAAGTTCAGCGGCGAAGATTATTATGTCCAAACATACGATGAAATGCTTGTGCGCTTTGAGCCAGATGAGATAACTCGATCGCTCGAAATAGCCGAAAGATGCAACGTGACCATCAGCTTCGATGCCACAGCGCACATGCCACGATATCGTCAAGACATGAGTGACGACGAAGTATATGAATTGTTGGTGGATCGCTGTCGCAAAGAAGTCATGCGCCGTAAAATGTTCACCAAGGCCGATACAGAATATGTAGAGAGAATCAAAACTGAGCTGGCAGATATTAAAGAAGCCAACCTACAGCACTACTTCATGATTGTTCATGACGTTGTCAAGGACGGAGACAGACATGGCATACCAAGAGGATATAGTCGCGGTTCCGCTGGAGGAAGTCTGGTTTCTTATGTATTGGATATCACCCGCATCGATCCCATCAAGTATGGTCTCTTTTGGGAGCGCTTCTATAACCGGGGTCGCAAAGGCAGCATGCCAGATATCGACCTTGACTTCTGCGTCTTGCGCCGCGAACATATTATCTCCTATCTAAGAAAGACATTCGGCGAAGACAAGATTTTTCCAATGGCCACAGTTTCAAAGCTGGCCGGTAAGGCTGCCCTGAAAGATGTTGGGCGCGGCATAGGTATGCAATTCAATTATCTCAATCGTATTACTGCCTGTTTCCCACATAAGTGCAATACAGTCAAAGATGCTATCGGACAATCTAAAGAGATCCACGAAATGTCAGAGGGGCGCGATAGCGACATAGAAGCATGGGAGGCAGAGCTGGAGACAGCGGATAGTCAAGCCTTAAGAGCCGAGTTGAACAAAAAGATCCGCCATCGCAGTCGCATGTTGAAAATGCTCTTTAAGCACGCCTTGCGCCTGGAAGGCTGCAGAAGACAGCGTAGTAGCCACGCATGCGCCATACTTGTTTCTGATAAACCGATTGAAGGCAAGGTCCCGATCAGCTATGATGCCACACACAAGAAACAGCTAACTGGCTGGGACATGTACACATTGGAGAAGCTTGGCTTTCTGAAGTTGGATATCTTAGGCGTTAAGTCAGTTACAGTTGTCAACCGCATTCGTGATATTCTCGAAGCACGTGAAGCTATACATGATCCATTAGAGTCTGAACGCTTTGATAGCCCAGATGTTTTTCGCATGGTAACCAGGGGTTTTACAAAAGGAATCTTCCAGATAGAATCTTACTTAGGTAAAGCCTGGTGTCAAAAAGTACGACCGCATTCTTTGGAAGAATGGTCAGACATTATCGCAATGATTAGGCCAGCCGTACTCGATACGGGCATGGCCGATACTTATGTTGCCAATAAAAACAGCGGCTCAATTGAGTATGTGCACAACGATCTTGCCTCTGTGCTGGCTACAACCTATGGCATTCTGTTGTATCAAGAGCAGGCCATTGAAATGGTCAAACAGCTTGCGGGCTACAGTCTGAGCGAGGCAGACAATTTGCGTAAGGCTATTGGCAAGAAGCTGCCAGAAGTAATGGCACAACACAAAGACAAGTTTGCCAAGGGCATGGAGACGCACGGATATTCACAGGAAGAAACTGAAAAGCTGTGGACCCTATTGGAAGCTGGAGCTGGCTATTCATTCAACAAGTCGCACTCAGTCGGCTATGCCATGCTTGGCTACGTGATGGCTTATTACAAGAGACATTATCCTTTGGAGTTCTTCCTGGCCATGTTGCAAATGAGCGTTCAGGAACAGAAGCCTCACGAAGAAGTTGCGGAGCTGTATTACGATGCCAAAAACTACGGAATTACGGTACAGCCACCCAATATCAAGATGGCCAATTTTGATTTCGAGATACATGATGATGCAATCTACTACGGTCTTGGACACATCAAAGGAATCGGGAAGTCAGCCAAAAAGCAGATACAGTTTTTACAAGCTGCAGACACACCGGCCGACCTACAGCATATGATCAATACCCGCAATATCGGTCGTGCCCTGTTAGATACGTTGATAATGGCAGGAGCTTACGACTGGATGGTTAAGGATCATTATGAAAGCAGGTTGCACATGGCGCGAGAGTTTGAAGTGTTCTATGCGCTGACGCCCAAAAGACGGGAAATGATTCATGATAACTATCTTGCCAATACAGAAGGCAAATCATTCATAGAAGCAGCACGCGAATGGCTGGAGGAACACCGAGAGAAAGTACGCAATGACAAGATCAAGCAGCTATTGGATGAAGAGCCCAAAATGGATATGGAGAAAATGGCTCAGATCGAACATGAGCTGCTCGGAATCTCGATCAAATACTGTAGAACCATGGCTTATCAGGGAAGCAACCGGACAGTCAATGTGGGGACACTGCAACGTGGAGGCAGACGCAAAGTCGACTATGAGGTATTAGCTTGCCCAAGCGACATTAGGGTTATCGAGAAAGGCGACAAAACTTTTGCCATGTTTCAGGTGTACGACAATGAAGGCATGTTTCCTGCTGCGATGTTCTCAGAAGCATTTGAACAGTATTACCAAATGATGAAGCATATGCCAGTCCTGTTATTAACTGGTCAGATATCAGGATACGGCTCTTTTGTAGTTAATAGGTGCGAAATCCCAGAAAAACTATTAAAATAGTGTAGTTTTTCTGCAAATCGGACCGATAGTATAGTAGAGTGATTGTTCAACGGTGTACCATTTAGAGACAAGGGAGGTATTTTAATGATCGACAATCACGTTTCAATCGTTGGCCGAGTTTACGAAAAGGAACTTCGCTACACAAAGAACGGCAACGCTGTTCTGAATCTTCGAGTCGGCGTAAAAGACAACGCTAAAACACCGCTGACCATGCTCGACGTGGTAATGTGGGGGAAGATTGCGGAACAAGCAGACAAGATGATGACTGACAAATGTCGTGTCTTGCTTGAGGGAGTTCTTCGCCAGGATCGCTGGGAGAACAATGAAGGTCAGAAGCGCACAAAGCTGTACATCAAATCTAACCGCTTTCTGCTTGTTGAAAGTCCTGTGTATGAGGAAAGTAGTGACAGTGCAGCCCCGCCAGCACGGACTGAGCCTGCGCCACCAACCGAGATCAGGGCAGAGCCCGCACGACCAGTAGCAGCAGACGAACCTGAGAACGATAACGAGATACCGTTCTAAGACAGAAAAGGATGGGTTGGGACACGGGGGCGCTGCCACTCTCCTATTATAGCTCCTCACTCGTTGCCGCAGCTTTGTACAACGAATAATCAAACTGGCAGCGTCCCTCTTTTTTTTCGGAGAGGGATGTGAAGAACGAAGAAACCAATAAGCCTGGTAAGCTCCCCAAGATAAGCGGAGCTGACTTTCAAGAACCTTGGACTATCGAAAAACTCCAGAACGAAATAGACAAGCTGCCGAAACGCAAAGAAAAGCTGCGTATGCTGTTTGTTTCAGAAGCCAGCTTCCTGCAAACTGGCTTCTCTACTTATTGTCGCCACGTTCTGACAAGGCTGGCTCAAACAGGGAAATATGAGCTGGCAGAGTTTGGCTCATATGCAGCACAGAGCGATCCACGCGGACAACAACTGCCATGGAGATATTATGGCAATCTCCCAGATCCTAATGATCAACATGGTCAAAACGCGTATGGCAATCCGCGAGGCACTCCAGAACAACAGGCCCGCTACCAGTACAATCAGTTTGGCAAGTGGCGCTTTGAGGCTGTACTGCTTGATTTTCGCCCCGATGTAGTTATCGATATCCGCGATTGGTGGATGGTGTTTTGGCAGCAGGACAGTATTCTGCGTGACAAATTTCACTGGATTATCATGGCTTGTGTGGACTCGTATCCACAGCAGTGGAAGTGGCTGAACACCTATAGTCAGACAGACACGTTGATCGCCTACAGTAATTTTGGCAAGCGCGTCTTGGAGGAGCAATCCCGTTGTGAACTGGCAGGGCGCATTAAGCTACCTCCCTTAGATGTTAAGGCTGTATGTCAGCCTGGCATTGACATTGAAACATTCAAGCCGATGGACAAGAACCAGATTAAGGCGAGATTCAACATCGACCCACGAGTTCGCTTTGTCGGCACAGTTATGCGCAACCAGAAGCGAAAGCTGTTTCCAAGAATCATTGAGTCCTTTAGGATGTTCAAAGACGCCAATGGCTGGATGCATCCTGACCCTCAAAAGAAGCGCATTAAAGATATTGATAACATCAAGCTGTTGCTACACACCGGAGTCAGGGATGTTGGGTTTGATATCCCAGAAGCCATCAGAAGAGAAGGACTTGAGGGTGAGGTTTACTTCACCTATCTGTGTACTAAGTGTGGCACGTTTGGTGTTAGTACTTTTATAGGCTCACCCGCCCAATGTCCGAACTGCAAAAATTCCACGTTTGATACTCCGAATACACAAGTGGGACTACCAGACGAGCACTTTGCTAATATCTTCGGACTGATGGATGTATATATCCAAATGAGCATCGCCGAAGGTGATGGAATGCCAGTGCAAAACGCAAAAGCTTGTGGCGTGCCAGTTATCATGAGTGATTATGCGGCGCTTTATGAGAAGGCACGTAATGGCGGCGGCATCCCAGTAAGAGGCGACCTGGAAACTGAGAGTGAGACAATGCAATGGAGGCATTGGTTTGACAGAGAAGTTTTTGTCGAAAAGCTCACTAAGCTATTCAGGAAAAAAGGCATGATAGAAAAGCTCGGTCGTGCCGCCCGCGAATGCATCGAGACACATTACAACTGGGATTTGACTGCTAAGAAGTGGGAGTGGATTCTCGACAGCATAGAGATCAAAGACCGCAATGAAACCTGGGACACCGATGAAGAGCCACTAAGTATGCCAGAGGAAAGCCTGGCTGAAAAAGAAGGATTGAACGACAGGGAGTTCATTGTAGAATGCTACAAACAACTACTGGGTCGTGAGCCTGATGAAGAAGGCATGACCAACTGGCTTGGCAACATAGAGCGTGGACAACCAAGAGAAGAAATCGAAAAGTACTTCCGCAATATTACTGAAGCTAAAAATCACGCTATTGAAATGATCAAGGGATCAAAAGACAAGAAGCCTGGAGAGGTTGTAATATCTAAGAATCCGCTTGAGCAAATAGCAGAAGAAATGAATCCAGATGACAAGTTTAGGATCATGTATTGCATGCCTCAAACTGCTGGCGATGTGCTATTGTCTACAGCAGTCATTAAGGCACTGAAAGAAAAGTATCCAGAGGCAACTATCTATTTCGCCACAGAAAAGCGCTATTTTCCCATTCTGAAAGATAATCCTGTCATCTCCAAGGTGTTTGAATACGATGACAATCTATTGAACTACAGATCAGCAGAGCCATTCGGTCCGGCTCGTGGGTTTGTGGATTTGTGCTTCTGTCCATTCATTGTGACACAGAGAATACCTCACTGGATTCATGGTGGCAAAGGCGACTCTTTAGCTGTAACATACGGACACTTGTGTGGGCTGTCCCTAACCGATGACGAGGTGCGTAAGAAGATAAGAATCGGGAAAGAGCCAGTCGAACTACCCTTTGAAGGCAAATACATTACCTTCCATGCCAAGACTACTCAAGATCCTAAAGACTATAGCAACTGGGAAGAGGTGTTTTCTCGTGTCCATGGTGTTAAGATAGTACAAATAGGGAGCAAAGATGAACCGCTATTAGAGCATCCCGATGTGGTGGACATGCGCGGAGAGACCACACCACAGCAGCTTGCCTATCTTATTGAGAATGCGGCATTACACGTAGGACTTGATTCATTTCCTGCGCATGTTGCCTCTGCAGTGAATACTCGATCCATTGTCGTATATGGTGGTACCTATGCTCGCCAGGGGGGCATACAGAATAGCAAGGCTATTGAGCCAGAGAATCGCAGTGGCTGCTACACAAGCTGCCATCTTGTCGAATGTATCCAGAAGAAGCAGGGCAAGCCAAAGTGTATCGACAATATTGTTCCCGACACTATTGTTGATGCAATGCGCGAAGAGCTTGGTAATGAACACATTAAGCCACCCAAGCCTATTAACATATCAGCATATTGCATCATCAAGAATGGCAATGAAAATCGCTTTCCATATATAGCATGTATTAAGGAGGCACTGAAAGTTGCAGACGAATTTGTGATAGTCGATGGTGGATCTACTGACGGCACCTTCGAAGACCTGCAGTTTCTTGCAAAGAATGAGCCAAAACTCAAGGTATTGCAGCATGAGTGGGACATGGACGATCCAATGCTCATGGGCAACGAGAAGACATGGGCACGTCAGCAGTGCACGGGTGAGTATCTGATACAGCTTGATGCTGATGAAATGCTGGTTGAACCACATCCGGGACAGATACGCGACCTGATACGAGCTAATCGCAAGGTGCCGATTTTCGACTTCCCAGTAATCAACATGTATGGTGGCGACAACACCATCAGAGTGGATGATTCTATCTGGAAGTGGAGATTGAGCAAAAACGATCCAAAAATTATCCATGGCGTATATGGCGAAGCACGTGATTTCGATCCGGAAACCATGCAAGTGGTGTTCGACAAGCGCAAGAGCGATGGCTGCGAGTATATCGATAGGGACACATTGGCAATTGCGCCACATGTTTCTATTCTGCCGCCACAAGCTGCTAAGCTACACATTGAGGTGGTAAAGCTATTCCGTGAAGGCCAGGAGGTTCCGGCTGAATTTCTGGAAAACTACAAAACTATGATGCAACAGATTTCAGAGGCTATGCCACATATTGTGCATTATAGCTGGGCCGATTTGGAGACCAAGAAAAAGCGCGGTGGATTCTGGAGCAGCACTTATCATGGCCGCAACAGTTGGACTCATAATACGACTGAAGATATCGAAGAAAGAATCAAAGAAGATAAGGAGTTGATTCTCCAGGTGGATATGCAACACCCGCTGAAAGGAGCATTCAAATGCAGTATATAAATGAAGATAGTTTCCAGCATTTCGTGGGCAAAATTGCAGCAGTCAAAAGAGAAATGCAATGGTTATGTGAGATAGCAAAATATTACGTAGAAAACAATAAGCTTGAAGAATGTCCTGATACTATATTGCATAATCTAACAGAAGAACTGGCAGACTTGCGGCGAATTTTCAGAGATCGTAGAGCAGAGTCAAAAATAGCATGCTATGTACATCGCTGCAAAATATGCACTACCTGGCTTGGTACCTACGATATGACTAAAGATCCAGTAGCAGCTTCTGGGCCGTGTCCAGGTTGGTGGGTTGCAGATGAAAATGGTAAGCTTGATTATAAAGGCTACTATATTCCGGAATATGTTCAGACATGTGATCATCATCAAATAGAAATCATAGACATTAAGCAAAATTAATGTAATTTCATTTCATATTAGACCGATATTTATATAGAGAGGAGCATGCTGTTGTGAAGAAAATCCCCTTAACCAAGAATAAATTTGCACTCGTAGATGATGAAGACTATAGTGTATTGATTGAACACAGTTGGCACACTATAGCAACAAAAAACCATTTTTATGCGGCAAGACGCCAAGGTAAAAATGGGCCATATATCTATATGCACAGATTTCTTTTGGGATTAATGCCTGGAGATAGTCGGCATGTAGATCATGTTAATTGCAATGGTCTTGACAACAGAAGACACAATATAAGAATCATAACACCACAAAATAATATACGGAGAAAAAGAAAAACCACAAAATCAAAAAGCTCCAAGTTTAAAGGAGTGAGCTGGAAACAATCACACAACAAATGGGAAGCATTCATTAGTTTACCAAAACAACATCTATTTCTCGGATATTTTGATTCAGCAAAAGAAGCGGCATTAGCATATGATAAAGCAGCCAAACATCACTTTGGAGAATTTGCATGTCTAAATTTCCCTTGATTGTTCACATGGTTGCTTTTGAGGAGTCTGCCTTTATAGAGCCATCAATTCGTAGCGTTATAAATTATGTTGACAAGATAATTGTTTTCGAAGGATCGTGGGGAACATGCGCAAAAACTTGTGGCAAACTTCGCTCTACCGATGGCACAATAGAAATTCTGCAGAGATTACAAAATGAATTTGGAACAGATCGTCTCGAACTTCATTTACTCAACGAGCCAACCCAACTTCAACAACGAAGTCGCTTCTTTGATTTTGTGCCTGGCAAGTGCTTTATGTGGATTGTGGATTCTGATGAAATCTATGAACCTGAAGAGGTGGAGAAGATTGTTGCAGCTACGCAGAGAACGGATGCAGAATTCTTTGACGCTACATCGCTTACGTTTGTCAATGACGCCTTCCATTATGTCACGATTGATTTCCCTCGTTTATTTCTGGTCGACAAGGGATATAGATTCACCGACCCCAACCACTTGGTCAAGCCGACTGGCGAGGTACTTAAACACGCACGAGGATCAATAGCCCAATTCTATCACTACTCCTATGTGCGCAACCCCAGCCGCATGTTAACCAAAATACGCGACAGAACTGAGACTCATGGGGAATTCAAGTGGGAGCTACATGGCGAGCATATGAAGCGTCCCGGTGTCAAATTCCACACCACAAGCCATATTCCAGAAATAGTCAAGGATCATCCACTTTTACAGGCCAAGGCTCCTGCGGAAGCTTTTGAACACAAGGAACGCCTGAAAATTGGTTTCATTATCAATTCCGGTATGGGCAATTTGATTCTGACAACTCCGATGTTAAAGACTCTGCGCTATCATTATCCGGATGCGAGAATCTCAGTATTAACATGGCCACGCGGCAGCGACATTTTGCAAGGTTGGCCAGTTATAGATGATCTGATAACAAGACACCACAATCATTTTGTGCATTCAATAGGAGGATTTGATTATCTACTACTCTCTCCGACTGCATCGATTTACTATTCGGCGGCAATGCAGTTGTCCAAAGAGATTATTAGGCCATCCGAAAAGGGAGGAGTATGGGCCAAGCACGAAGCTCACTACAACATGGATTTGGCATATGCCATGAATTGTGATCCGCCCAAGAGGTTTCCTTCTGTTGAGTGTTTTATCACGCAGGAGAACCGAGAAATAGCTGGCGTTGAGCTTGGCCTGGTGCCAGAGCGCGATTACATTTGTATAGCAGCAGGATATTTGCACGAAGAACATTGGAGTTTGAAGCATTGGGGCAATAATAACTATGCCCAATTGATTCAACATCTATTGCCCAACTATAACATCGCTTTGCTTGGAGATCAAGATGACAAAGAAGAAGCCGAAGAAATTCTTCATGCTGCCGGACATTCATTGTGCGAAGGAAAAATCGTTAACCTCTGCGGAAGACTCAGTATTAAAGAATCTGCCGCAGTTATTGCAGGAGGGAAAGGTCTCATTGGTAATGACGGGGGATTACTTCACATTGGAGCCTGTTTCGCAATACCGACCGTTGCTGTCTGGACATTTACAAATCCTATCAAGAATATGCCGCTTAACAAAAACCTCGCAATAGCAATGTTGCCGTGCGATAAGCGTATGCGTTGCCAACATGGCGAATGGAAGAACTGTTCACAGCGCGGCTGTCTTAATGTGCCAGTAGAAATGGTGATTTCTAAGTTTGAAGCCTTAATGGAGAAGACTAACAATGAGCGAAGCTGAAGCGATTGCCCATGCAATGTTAAAGGACGAAAACCATGATGAAGCATTCAAGCAGGCAGTGCTTGCAAGAGTGCGCGAAGCCGACAGGCTTGTAAGAAAATGCGGTGGCTATATTAGATCAAGGCAGGCGATAGCAGCTATTATCGTTTCTGTAGAAGTATTCCATTCTTACACACCGATGGAGTACGAATTGCCACCCCGTCAAATGCCTCTTGAGCCCCTTGATGAAATGCCACCAGATTAATGATAACCAAGAAACGACTACGAGAGCTGCTGAAAGACTACAAGTCTGAATACGCGAGATTGGAAGAAGCGCAAGAAGACGCAGAAACCAACATGGAAGCAGTGCTCTACCGCAACTTGAAGATGTCTGCTTTGGGACGAGTCTGTATGTTGGAGGAGCTTTTGGATGAGTTTTTCGGCGATAAATCATAGTAAACTACAGTAAGGTTGCTATAAATGAACATATGCGTAATAGGCAAATACTTCAATAATGCTGGCCATGCTGCTGAATGCGGCATAGTGGATGCCTTAGAGACTCTGGGGCATCAGGTAGACATTCTCGATCCTCCCTACATTCGAATGAGTAATCGCCATCCTCAAAAGAATAACTTCACCTGGAAAGATGTGGGTGATATACTCTCTGTGGTGCGGCATAAGATCGTGCTGGTAGTAGGTCCAGGTTTACCGCCGAAAGCGTTCGATCATCGCCTGGTAGGCGAGGGACTCAAGCGAAGCTTCACGGTGTGTTGGAATAGTGAGCCGATCAGGCTTGGCAGCTACATGCAGCGATTCAAATCTCAAGCTGAGCATTTCGATCTGTGGGCTACATTTGACGAGGGTGAAATCCCCTTATACCTTGACAACGGAGCTAAGAAGTGTATCTTTCTACCGCAGGCGTTCAATCCGAAATGGTACTCTCCAATTCTAAAATTCCCAGAAACTAAAATCGAGAAAAAGCTCGCATGTTTTGTTGGGTCGGTTGGAGGTAAATGGTGTAATCGCATTCACATGATTGATAGGGCCAAGAAGATTCTCGGCGATCAACTGAGTGTACATACAATTTTCGGTGCGAAGCTGGTGAACGAGATATATCAGAAGCACCATCTTGTCTTAAACTTGGGACTATATCACAAAGAGTTGGGACCCCCGGAGCGTCTCGGTTCTTATGCATTTCAGCAGAGAATTTTCGAGGCAATGGGGGCTGGTATTCCATGCATGACCCATCGACCAGCCGATCTGCATGAGACTCCTGAACAGCTTGCAATGTTTGAGGGTGGACAAAATATTATTTATTACGACAATTATAACTTTGATGCATTACTAAACCATTTCAACCATAATGCAGGAGCACTGTGGCATGTGACACAGAAAGTAAGATCACTACGAAAACATCACACATATGAGGCACGTATGCGCAAACTGCTTGATTATGTGGAGAATGCAATATGGACCCAATAAATGACGACTTCAAGCGGGTCTGTAAAAAAATGCAGCACGTAGATGAATTGATCGAAGCCTGTCTTAATATGGACATAGTAACATACTCAGATAATCCAGATGACTGGAGAAAAGCCTGGGAGGATATTCGTATAGTTTTACGAGCAATGGGTGTAGACCTTAATGGAGATGACAATGAAACCGATACTTAGATGGCTTGGCGGAAAGCAGCGCCAACTCAAACACATTCGACCACATATACCCAAAGACTTTGAATGGTACCATGAGCCGTTTTTTGGCGGCGGTGCAGTATTCTTTGATTTAATGCCCAAACACGCGACCATCAATGACCAATTCAGACTTTTGATGGCCTTCTACTCCCAGCTTCCAAAACATCTCTGTGCTGTGATCAATTTGTTAGATACGCTAAGCACCCAACAGGCAAAAGAGGACTATCTCCGCATTCGTAGTGAAGCTATATTTCCAACAGACACCTGGGAGCTTAGTCCTGCCTTAGTAGCCAAGTTCTATTATATGAATAAATTGTCCTATAATTCCATGATGCGTTTCAAGCTGGTGGAAAGCCGTTCTGGCGCAGCCTATCGTTACAATGTGCCCTATGGGAAGCCTCTCAAGAATCTGTACAACAAGAACCACCTTATGGCAGCCGGAAGTATCTTGGATAATACGGAAATCTGGAGTTGCGACTACCAGGAATATTTCAAGAAGTTAATAGACATCGGCGATCTCACTGGACATGTAATATACGTTGATCCACCCTACTGCGATACACACGCTGAATACTCAACAGAATTCGACATGGACGACGCAAAAATGCTCCAAAAATGGTGTAATGCCATGCACGCCTTCGGAGCAACTGTAATCGTCTCTCTGAGCGCCGCTATGGCCTCCTCTTGGGACGGCTGGGACAAACATGACGTAGGAGTCAAGTACACGGCAGATCGCAGGAGAAGGCCGCTGAGCGCCTCTCAGGCGATTTTGGTAAAACGTGGCTAAAGTGTCTGATTTCCATACACACAAGTCTCAGTCTCGATTCCGGAGCCCATCGAATACCAAGCGGGTAATAACATGGGATAATGTAGATCATATGGTGCAGGCTCTGGCTGAAAAAATCCGATCGGGCAAGTCCCATTTCGAGGTAATAGCTGGAGTCAACAGAGGAGGGCTTATACCAGCCACCATGTTGAGCTATGAGTTTGAGGTGCCTCTGATTGTGGTCGACCCTTACAATCCGACTGAAATCGAAGTGCTACCACATGAGATCCTGATGGTTGACGATATCATAGACACAGGCAAAACGAAAGAGTTGCTCGATTTCCATATGAATGCTGGAGGACCGCGTCATTTCATCTTCGCAACCTTGATTTGGAAGCCTTGGTATTGGGAGCCAGATTATTACGTCTATGGTACAACTGATTGGGTAGTTTGGCCATGGGAGAAAGACGAATGAAAAATATACTTGTTACTGGTGGTCAAGGGTTTATCGGCGTCAATCTTTGTAAAAGCTTGGCCGATGATGGTCACAAAGTTTGGTGTCTGGATAATATGCGCTGTCCATCGCCCATTATGATTCGAGATGATCCCAGAGTTAATTTCCTACAGGGAAGCGTAGAGTTAATCACGCCTAAAGCCATAGCGACACGCACAAACAACACTGTCTTTCATGAAATCTATTATCTGGCTTCTATAGCAAGTCCGGTATGGTACAAGCAATATCCCATGGAAACAATCACCACTAATGTAATGGGCACAATGGCCATGTGTGAGCTGGCAAGAGTTCATGGTGCCAAGCTGCTATTGACTTCCACTTCGGAAGTATATGGCGACCCAGAACAAATTCCACAGAAGGAAGAATACTGCGGCAATGTGAACGTACTTTCGGATCGTGCATGCTATGATGAGTCTAAACGAACAGCAGAAACCATCGTAGAAAATGCTCGTCTTCTGTATGATATCAAAACTACAATCGTTAGAATATTCAACACATATGGCCCAGGCATGCGGGTCGATGATGGTCGTGTGGTGTCAGAGTTTCTTGTGAGAGCAATCCAGGGCAGGTCTCTACCAATATTTGGTGGGGGGCAAATGCGATGCTTCTGTTACGTCAATGACATGGTAATTGGCCTTAAGCTGGCTATGGCTTCGCGCTATCCTGGTCCTACAAATCTCGGTTCTACTCATGGAGAAACAATCACTGATTTTGCTAAGATTATCCAAAACATGTTCTCCGTAGATAAGCCAATCAAGATTGAACACAAAGGACGCGACAAGCATGATCCACAACAAAGAATGCCAGATGTAACACGAGCGAAAAAGATTCTGAAATGGGAGCCTAAGGTAGGATTAGCTGGCGGCCTGATTGCTACGCGTCAGTATTTTGAAAAACTCTTGGAGGAATGATGGATTTAGCTCAGCTTAAACGGCTGCGTACTAAGAAAATGCGCATGGAGAACTATGCTCGATCGCTACAACTGCAAGTGAACAATTTCCCACAACCCAAAAACGATGAAGAACGCAAACAGCGTAGCAAGCTACGGCGTAAGTTGTGCGAAGTAGCTAACGAATTGGCTGCCATTAGACAAGAATTGGAGGAGGCAGGAGATGTTTAAGAGAATGCTTGAGTTTCTATTTGGCGTTATCATTGGCCTACTGACGGGTGGCTACGGTGTTGCTTGGTTTTTAAAGTACAAACTCTCACAATGTAGGCTGTATCGAGAAGCACAGTACTGGAAAGGTGAGTGCGAGGATCTACGCAATAAAAAAGCCCCCGGAAACGTCCGAGGGCGAGAGAGGAGAACCTGAACTACGTTGAGTTAGGAGGAATGTCTATTAGTAATATACGGATTATGCAAACTGGAATCGGAATACAAAGTCAAAATCATCGAGGAAACCAACGCTGATTGGCTTGAGTGAAATTCCAGCATACCATCTATGTTCTGTGTCATTGAAAGCATAATTTGTTGATGGGGCGTGATCTACAAAATTAACACCCGCCGCAAACCCATTCATTGAGTACCAACCACCAACACCTACTCCAGAAGCATTGATCTCATATCCTTCCACTTCAACATCTGTAGGTGCTGTATATATATCGGCTGTATTATCATAGACAAACAGTTTGGCATTGTAGGTATTAACCTTTGCGCTGTTAGTCGTTCGGAACCAAATCAGAAGCGTGCCAGAAGACAGGTGCACTTCATCTTGGATATTGTTGATAATCAGAGTCGGTGAGCCTGATATAGAAACACCGCTACTGTGGATATACTTGTTGTTGACCAAGACACTGTTAGCCACAGGAGTGCGTGGATTTCCTGAAGCATCTACCACCAGAGTGGTGTCGTTATAACTACCTACGATAATGGCATCAGAAGCACCATTAGCCCCAAAGAAACCCATATGATCGTAGGTTCCTGAGCCAAGCTGGCTTATCATGATGCCACTATTGTGGCAAGCATGGAATGTCACAATACCACTTACAGCCATGATATCCTCCTACTTATAGATACGTCTAATCGTCTAAGAAGTCTTCCGGTTTGTGTATTTTCTCATCGATAATAGCGATGTACGGTATATTGACCGATGGCGCTGGTCTCCAAATTCCGCCACCACTTCGCCAAAAATCATATGCTGGCCCACAAGGATGATGAAACGGCGTATATACATCGCAACATGATGCGGGCAGCTTCTCGCAAAAACGCCCACAGTCTTTGTAAAAACCACCACACCAGGCACTTGTTATTGGTGTAGTCACAGTTTTGTTTCTATGTGCTGCCAACCTAATGCCGACCATCTTCAGCCAATTGTCTGCTGCATTGACGTATTGCGGGCCAAGAGCACGGAATTCATTGTATAGATTGATATTAACTGGTAGTCCTTGCAGCGAAATAATCCCCGGCTGACTATCTGCATTATGATAAGCATAAATACTGAACGGCTCATTATTGCCATCATCGATGCGGATTACCACGCTAACACCTTGCCCTTCTGAGGCTCCAGCGCCAGGATAGACACCGGCAGAACCACCTATTAACATATTACTGTACTTATGGAAAAAGTAGTGGTTTTTGTCCGGTTGGCTTTCCCGGTGAGCATTCGGGCCATAGATGTCAGTAAAAGCAGTGCCAGCAAACCATGTCAGCAGTGTTTCTTCAAAGTGTGACACTACTCCGCGAGCTTCCTCCAGCACGATACCAAGTAGCCCAGGCCCCAGCCCGATTAAGCCATCATCATAATTTCTCTGGCGAGTTGATTTACCATATCGATCTAATGGCATGTCAATGGTGAAACCTTGTCCCGGCGCAGAGCCATGTCCGATCATATGATAATAGCCATTTTCAAAGCGCCACATCTTGTTGACGCCCTGGCGTGGGAACTCTTCGATAAACCAGTCTTCTTTCTCGTATGCTATTTCACCAACTCTCCAATACCAGCGACTTGTCCACCATTTTGTATCAACTTGAGGATGGCCTGGGCGAAATCTTTCTATCAAAGGCGGCTGGAAGCGCAACGCTTGCATCACGAATGAGATGGCCGCCAAGAATATTCGCTTATGATCAGATATAGTGTATCTATTTGTTTCGCTGGTGTATCCTTCACGCTCTGCTGGTCGATAGATGGGATCAGGATGTTTGCCGTAGATGGCCAGGCCGAGCATTGTGAGTAATTCATTACGTGTTATGGGCCACTCGCCATTCTCCATACGTTGGAACATCGGAATAGTTGGCAACTGTCTGCTGGCTGTCTTGAAGGCATCAATCAAAATCTGCCGCGCCGGATGACTTGGCGAAGGCGTGTAATATTGGAACTTGTTAAACGCATTATACAGTGTCTCTTCGCTGATCGTATCAGGGAAATTGTAGAACGGCAACACTTCACCACGGTGTGTCAGTCGTGCTTCTACTTCGACTGGGCGTCGTTCATGTAATCCCTCACTTATGAATACATATGGATCATCAAAGTGTGGTCTATTGAAGCAACGACCAAAATGTGCCGCCAGTGTATCTGGCTCAACAATGATTTCTTCGACAGCTTCCTTGAGGTCTTCTACATATTGTACAAAATTGACAATTGAGCCAACGTTATTCAACCTGGAGTTTGTGATGTAGGAAGCCTTGGGAATATGTTGTTCTGTAGGATTACCATGTGCATCATAAAGATTGAAAGATCGCGGCAACCAACCAAGCATATTTTGCCTGTATAGGTTGATGTAGAACATAACCTCTTCGATATAGCGGCCATCAAATGGCACCACAAAGTGTTTATCACCGAAGTTATTCAAAGGAAGAACAAATGGGTCAGGCTGACCATAGGCATAGCGCAATTTCAAACGCTCTGTTTGGCCTCCACCAGCAGCGCGTCGGGCTGCCTCTAATTCTTCTATGAGTTTTTCTTCGTTAGCCATTATTATGCACTCGGATTGAATTCATTATATGGGCTGAATAGAGGCTTCTGCATAATCACAATCCACTCATTACTCAGACCTTTTGTGAGGATGCCATAATCACCCTCAAGAATAACATCGGGTGACACACCAACAAATGTTAAGTCTTCACCCTCTTCGGAATCATTACCTTGCAGCTTTCCGAATTGATTAGATGGATTGTTCACCACGGCGACAATACCTCCTACACCAGTAATTGGATCAGGTGGCTCTACGACATATACTGCAAGTGCCGCTATCATGTTTGGATTATCTATAAACATGAGATTGTTAGGCTGGCCATCAGAATCCAGGAAATCACCTTCTGGTCTTACAATGCCTTTTTCCCATGTTGGAAATACCTGATTTTCATTGGCCACATTCGCACTGTCCGCTGTGGCGTTCGCTGAACCACCCTTGAATTCTTTACTGCACACTACGACAACCTTGTCACCAGTTGCATAACTTTGACCAGCCACAGTATCGTTATTGAGAAATGGCACCTTCTTGAACCTGAAAGGATCTACATTTGGCACCTGCGATACAGTTTCCAGATCCGCATACCAGCGCCCACTGGTTTCGTCTTTCTGCACCTCAGTAATCATGCGCACATATTTGGTATCTGCGAGGTCAATCCCGCCTGTAAAATAGGTGTAGATAGTACCCTCGATATCTTCATGGTGATATTGGGCAGTCATACCTTTTCTTAGGTAGCCATCCACGCATGGAGCAAAGCCTCGCTTACGCATTTTGGTTCGCGTCTTACTTACTCCAAATCCAGCCAATACAACCCTAATATTTCTCTTATCCTCTTCCTCTTCTCCTGGGTCTGCAGATTGTGTGTCCTCTACTTCCTGCCAATTTGCTGGCCAGTAAGAGCCCTTATCATCCTTTCCGGCGTAAAACTCCATGGTGATATTGGAGGTGCCACCATTAGGATCAGCTACAGATGCCTGCTTTACGTCTATAATCTCTACAGTTTTGATAAAGTTTCTCTGTTCAACTTCGACCACTTCTTCTTCCGGCTTTCGAGATTCGATTGTAGAAGTGATCGTTTTCCCAGCAGGTGGACGACTCACATATAAAATACCACCACGGCTGAGATCAATATTCAGATTGAAGTCAGAAGAAAGCTTAGAAAAGTTGGCCCAATGCTGGATTCTGCTAAGTCGAGACTGGAAGCGGCTGTACTCAATAGCATTTGCTCTTACCAATTCAACGATCTGAGACTTAGCTGAATAGCGAGTTGTTAGTCCATTTGAGCCGATTGTTACATTGATAGAGGTAAAAGGATGAATCGGTGCATAATTCTCATCTGAGAAGTTTGCAAAGAAGTTGGTTTCTGGCAGACCCACTATGGTCGCCTCTATGAAATCATCTACTGTATCATCCCCTACTATCTTTTGAGCTTTTACCAACATGTCTGATTCAGGGTTGGCAGGATTCGTTTTGGTCCATGGAGCGTATTTCTCATCGATTTCTGCCCCATAAAGACCACTGGTGCTTCCAGCCAAAGCACTACCATCGTCCCCATAGCGAATGTTGTAACGTACCGGAATAAAGAAATTGTCAACACCACTCAGTGGCACCATGGTTAATCGTGGATCATTCATATCTTTGCTGGATAGATACAACTGGAATCGATCCTCAATGCTACCGCTGGTAGCAAGATTGCTCAGATCATACTGATTGACAAAGCCCATTGTGCCCAGATTATTCAGCAGAGGATGTGGTTCAATGTCAGCCACTATAATCTCTGGCAGAGAAACAAACATGCGTGTTTCTGTAATACCAGGGAACAGAGTATCCTTCTCGCTTGTAGGAGAGTGTATTGTAACAGTCACGGGCATGTAGATGAAATTATCATCTTCGTTCCATTCAGTAAAAGCAAGCGGCGTTGCTGTTCCATCCGGACCAAACCCTTTAACTTGTGTATTGCTGAATTTTGCAAAAGCGCTCATTCTGCCATCTTTATAGAATGGAGAATACGCATCTGGCACCACCTGATTGTCGATATTATCATGCACCCAGGTATCATCAATCACTTCACATTTTCGCAAGAAGTTTTCGCCTGGTCTACATGAGTATAATTTACCATAATATGTCCTGGCGTGACGCGCAACTGCCTCGTACCAAGCACACACCCAATTGAATTTCTCTGATCGTCTATTGTGGATTACGCGATACACATCGTCTCGACCACCACCGAATGAAATTGCCGACTCCAACAAGCTACCCTGGAGGCCAAAGGCGTCAGGATCTATTCTCGACTCCATCCAGCCTTCTGACACTCGGTCACCGGCTGCTTCCAGCTCCTGTCGCTTGAAGTATACCCAGTGCTCAATGCTTTTTAGTGCCATCTTTAGTTCATCATCTGTAGGATAGTAGGTTTGTAGTCGACCTTCTGAATCATGATAGCTAACAGTAATATCATTCCAAGCAGGAGACAGTGAGGTTGCGCCAAGACTCACAAGATTTTGGTATTGTACAACGCCAGAGACTGTGCCTACACCACCTTCTTTCCTGGCTCCAAGGATGAAGTAGGAGTCTGGCCGCATCGTGTTGTCATAGCCGCTACGGTAATCTATTTTGTGTTGACCATCGAAAAAGGTGCTATCGACCTCGATTGATTTACTGCGATCAATCAGTTTAATTTCATTGTTGTAGAAATAGACATCATATCCAGTGTCATCGAATACTTGCAATATAGCATCAAATAGCGGCGTCAAATTAAAGGCCCAACGGTATGCCTTTTGGTTTCCAAGTTTGTTGGCTATAGCTCCAGGAGGAGGTAGCGTAACGATACCAAGTGTGTTGATTGCCTGGTACAACTCAGCATAAGTTGCCCCGTATCGAGACATCATATACAAAGGAGAATTGATCTGGTAAAGGGTTCCCGCAGTACCCAGCACCTGTGGTACCACGAGTAATTTATCAATATTGCTCTCCAGTAGAGGTTCAGTATGTACCAGGTATTCATTAAGCAGCCTGACCCTGTTGTCTTCGCAGCGCATGCGAGTTACAAAGCCGTTGGTTCCCACACTGCTGTCAATATGGGCTATTTTGCCCATGAAATACAGCTCACCAATCTGTATAGAACAATCATTCTCAATAAGGTCTTCTGTGACAGTAATGCGCTCTCTGCTAACAAGCTCCATTTCCACAGTGTGTGGCGTGCTATTAAAGCCAAAGCTGGCATTGATGCTCGCTATCCAAACCTGACCAAAGCTATCAGGAAGCCCCAAGTCAGCATCTATCCTGGCGCTATCATTGAAAATCAGTGGCTCACCCACGCCGCTAACATAAATATATGGATGGCTCATCTGCTACTCCTTGCCTATTGGTTGAAACCAACCCGCAGTGTATCCACTACGAAGATTTTTCGTGCGTCCTTGATTCTTACATATGGAATATAATCACCTGGTAAAGCATACTGGGCAGTTCCGCTTGTGGCGTTATTATAGAAGCGAATTCCGTTACCGTAGTTCCAGAATAGATTGTAAGGATTCTGTACGCCAGAAAGCACTACTCCGATGTCCGCATAGAACGGTGGTGGTGTTGTGCCCAGCCGAGGTGTAGCCAACAACTTAATATACGGAAGACTAAGTCCGGAGGCCAGATTAACTGTCGTATCATCGGCTCCATGGCGGCCGAACTTGTCTTGCACAGACACTACGGGCTTATAAAGCCCACTGGCTGTATAAACGTGTGTGAACTTGAAGATTTCGCCGCTGGCTGTCGTATTCGGCAGAGACTCATAATCTCCATCGGTCCAGTCGACAGAAGCATTGTGAATGGCATTGTCAATAGCCACGTTATTCTTATCAAAAGCATAACCAGAAGCTGTAATAGTTACGGTCCATGGGCCAGTGCCAGCAATATTGGTGTCTATGACTTGTATGAACGGGTTTTTGCGCGTTCGACTCACCATCAGCAACGAGTCAAACCCCACGGGCTCTCTCTTGATAATGTCAACAGCAGCATCAAATTCAGCTTCCTCTGTTGCATACAGTGAGACTTCGCCGTCGATGGTAAACTTCTGACGATGCTGCGTATCTGCCAAAGATTTCACCAGACCACGCGAACCGTTCTCTACGATTGTATCTGGGCTGGTCCATGTTCCTATCACATATCCACGGAATGCTTCTTGCGTATCACCAGCATATGAGAGAGTGTTAGAGCCCATAGTATCACTTTTCCATGTGCGCTCTTGTGCGTTTGCGAATCCTCCCAAGCCAAAATCAACAAAAGTGCCTATTCCGCTGGTCACCGCACCGAAAACACAAGTGCCACCACCAGGAGCAAAACCCAAAACAAAGCCACCAAAATCTGCTCTGACAGTTCCACGGGCTACCTGAGTATAGCCTCCGAAGTAAGAGGTAATCGCAAGGCGTGCAAAAGCAAAACCACCAAATTCTCCATAGCCCAGAACTCCGCCAAACATGTAGCCGCCAAAGATGCCGCTGACTGTCACGAATGCGGTAGTGGCCGATGTACATCCACCGAATGAACCAGAAGCAGTCGGCTCGTACAATTGGATGTTACTCAAGTAGGTGGTATATTCGTTGTCGACCCAATCTGGAGGACAGAATCTGCTATTGCTGTTTTGTTCATTGAAATTTTCTTGTGCAAACCATGGATAAGTTGAATATCGGAATTGCTCAAGTCTACCATCAATTTCGGCAGAGAATCCATAAACTGGCCCCCCAATACAACAATGGCCGCTTTCCATTTGTGTTTTATAAGGTTCAGGTGGCGGTCCACAATTGCCTGTTATACCTTTTCGTTGGCCGTTATGATAGCAAAACAAACAAGACCATGCATTGTAGTATTTCTTACCAAGATAGAATCGCAAATGAGACCATTCATTCTCAGCGATACCAGCAGTAGATGTCTTGTCGTATTGATTATAGGTGTCAGAAAATGCCGTTCTTTTTTGGGTGCAATAACTATTGAATCCATCATCTGTAGCATCATAAATCATTCGGGCTTTTATCGGCCAGGCAAAGGTAGTGGTACTATTTGTATTATCCTTCTTAACAAACCAGTAGCTGGTACCAGCAGTGGCATATGGATAAACCCAAAAATCAATACACCAATCACCACTTGGCACTGTGGTGCCATCATTGCCGTCAATCGCAAGAATTGAGCAGCGTTGTGATCGTTCAATTTCAGTAGAAAGATCCAATCTCCCTGGTTGCCCCTTAATCACCCCGCTTGTGTTCCCAGTGTCGTAAACTGCCAGACCGCTCGTGAATCCTGTAGCATCTTCAAAACCACTTGGACTTCCTATAGATGGATCATCATTGAGGCGGTATAGGAATTTGTCGCGATATCCAGAAGTAGCTCCGGTTGGCTTATACCAGGTGGTAGTTGCACTATATGGAGCTTGTGGGAAATTACGATTCACATACTCAGGAGGTAGACCAGATGTGTTGCCATCATCATATCCAAAATACAGATAATAACCCCAACCTGAGCCATGTCCACCAATGTCTACCCCTCTTGGAATCTCATTGTGGGCTGGAAAGAATATGCGATGCGGACTGCGACCAGAGGCTATAAAGTAAGGAGAATTTATGGAAACGGTTGTGCCACTTTGATAGACAACACGCAGGTCTTTATAGTCAGCACGCAGCAGGCCGTTTGAAACAAGACCATCCAAGTCACAATCTACATGCAGAAAGTGAACACCAGAGCTATAGGCGTCACCGTCTGTTCGTGTGTGAATGGCGTGTCTGGCCGCCCACCTTGTGTCCCACCAACTCATTACTTATTAAATCCTACTCGCAATGTATCGCAAACGTTGATCTGTCTTTGGTCACGTATTCTGACGTAGGGGATATAGTCACCTGGCAGCGCATATTGTGTGCTTTGATTTAGTGCCTGATTGTAGTAGGTGACTCCATTGCCATAATCCCAGAATATTGTATATGCTCCGTCAACGCCAGATACTTGAACGCCAAAATCTACCGCTAAAGGAGGAGGAGTGGTGCCAAAACGTGGAATTCCACTTAGTGAAATGTATGGAACACCAATATCTCCTGACATAGCAGTAATTTTCGTGTAGTCAGAGCCAGTCCGTCCAAATTTGTCATGTACAATCACGATCGGACGATATAAGCCGCTGGCTGTGTATGTGTGTGTGGCTGACCACACAGATCCGCTTGCTCTTGGAGTAGGAATTACCGTGTAGTCATTATCTCCCCACACAAAGGCGACATAATGGATGCCGCTATCTATTACTTGTCCTTCTTTATCGTATGCGAACCCAGAGGCTGTTACTGTAACAGTGCGTGGAATATGCCCGCTTGTTGTAGGTGCGCTTACAAAAGTGACATAGGGATTACGGCGAACTTTAGTAGTAGAGAGCATGGCATCAAACTCACTGCGGAATTTTTCTTCCACGGTAAGCTGCGCATCGAACTCAGTTGTGCCATAGGCATAAAAGAAGAATTCAGCATCAGTTTTGAAGGCTTGGCGATGCACAGAATCACTATGCGCCTTGATTAATCCACGAGCGCCCGCCTCAGTAATCGTGAATGTGGTATCGCTATAGCTGGCAATAGCAAAGCCGCCGAAAGCTCCACTTGTCCAAATAGCACCGAATGCATAGCCGCCCACTAAGCCACTGGCAGACCCTCGTCCTATGCTTCTTGTAATGCCACCAAATTCACTGTTTATTCCGCTTGCCATTGATGTTCACCAGTTATCAAATCCACCGTCAATCTGATGATGTGCTCGCCGTTTCTGGTGTATCCAAGATTTACAAAGTTGATATCTCCATGCCCAATGTTGTGCTGGGTTACAAGATATTCATCTTCCTGATCCAGCGTCAAGTGCTCAGTGATAATAACTCGATCGCCCTTTTTGTAGCCTTTGGGATTCTTGACCGTGAATTTATACTGAGGATTGCTAAACGCGTATCCTACGGCCTCTGTAGGGCTCGTCATGTTGCCGATAGCTTCAACCATACCCGTAGTCGCAGTCCAGCACATGAACGGTTCTGTGCCTTCTGGGAGCTGCATATCGAAAGTTAACTCTTTCTGCTCCAGGGTGCAAAAAACACGCAGCTTCAGGTATTGTTTACCTTCGTGGTTTTCTATCCACCTTTTTAGCTTGGGTTGCATACATTCCTCCTTAATAGTCCTCTGGCAACTGCAACCGTGCATACTGATCAGTCCAGTCGTATGTGAACCTCCATCTAAACGTTCCCAATCCCAATCCACCGTATTGTCCAACCGGATATTCCCCAGATGGGAAAACGATAGAGGCATAAATGATCTGTGTTCGTTGTTGCTGACCGACGCCGCTCATCCACGCTTGACCATCGGCTCTAAAGACATTCGGGTTTTCTGGCACAGACCGTGGAACTTCATAGGCTCCATATTGTCCACTTCCAAGATTCAGGTTCCTTACCCAGACTCCACTTGGCAACATCTGAATATACGGCTGCCCTGGTAGTCCGTTGAACGCGCTATCATTCTCTATCCACAGCTTCATGTTGAAGATATTAAAACCACCAGAAACAGAAGGGTGATCGTAATCATTCTTCGGCATGAAAATGAAAGCGATAGTACGCGATGTCCATGGTGCCGTGAATGGTGTAGAGCCAGATCCAAAGTTGAGATATCCAGAGGGCTCAATCGAAATGGCCTCACAGGTGCCAGCAAGCTGCTCTATGTCATAGTGGTTCTCCCATAGTAGCAGATTCCAGCCGCTGGGGCCATGAAGCAAGTCTGGTCTGTATTGGACACAGACTATCTTCGGTCTTAATCGGCCGATTACTTGATCGCTGTAGATGCCTACCTGTCCTGAGCCCGCCATTCTTTACTCCTTAATCGAAAAGCGGATATATATTATCCATAGAAAAAGTCACACGCAGCCTGAATCCACTGGGGCTTGGTAGGCCACCATATTGTCCGGGTAGCACCGTTCCGCTACAGGCTAAAGCCAAATACATATACTCGGAAACATCAGCATCGCCGGACGCATGAATTGTCAAACCCCCATCTTGTCGATACAGATTCTGCAACTCTGGCACGCCAGTAGCCAACACTTTGTTTGGATCAAAAATGTCTCCAAATTGGAATTGATATCCCGACTGCCAAGTTTGACTATGATGATATAGCACACGATAATCTTTTACAAGAAAATCGCTATCATCACTGACCCAAACCTTCATGTGAGTGACTCGTGTCTGCCAACACTCCTGGTCTGCTATGCGAAATGTCATACAGCGCGTATCGCTTACACCACTACCAGTACTAATATCTACATCGTTGAAATCAAAGATAGTAAGACCTGGGAACAACTCGCCCATACCACTGCCAACGACACCCTTAAAGGCTGGATGTGTTTGCACGTGACGCGACCCAGAGGGATCACCCTTGGTTAAGTCCCACCAGTAAAGCTCTGGAGTCACATAAACGCGAGGCAGCGCAAATGTCCGCGTCTCAAACGGAGCGCTCCCTGTGACTTTCAAAGTGGCTGGCAGCGTATAGCGCCACATTCCTGTTCTACTCATTATTGCACTCCAAGAGTAGGTGTTATCCTAATTCGCATGTGTTCATATTCTACATTGTAGCCTAAAGCGTTCACGAAATCCCAGTAGAAGCTATGCTTGAGGCCAGATGGGGCAGATGTCAGTCCGACTTTCCCTTCTCCAAGCAGTTGTTGGGTCCCGTAATCTTTTTTCTGACTACAAGCAGCCCAAGTCTCTCCATCATCAGTTGAATATTCAATTGCTACATCGTACTTTCTGCTTTCTTTGTCAAACAGATAATAGTCGACAATTGCGTAGTCTTTGCACTTCCAGATTTCCGGTGCGTTGGTCACACCTTCCTGATTGTAGAATTCAGCACCAGAAGGATAGTGAATCTGTGGCCCAGTCGGATCATACCCAATGAAACCACCGGCTCCGCCCATCATCGGCATAGGATACCAGCCAATAGTGGTCCATGTAGCGCCATCAAATCTATACAGGTGAGCAACATTAGCGACATCCGTTCCCATTGTAGTAACACCGAGCACACCCCCCTGACACATTTGGACATAGAGTACATAAATGTAATCGTTAGCTTCATCATGATAGTGATAAACGTTACCTTGGCTATTTCGCATGATTGTTGGTAGACCGCTACTCGCATTGGTCCATACCGAGGCATCCTCTGAATGCACATGGAAGGTTCCAGAACCTCCCCCCATAATAACATGCAGCTTATCCTTATACGGAAACAGTGTTGCCTTGGTGGCACGTTCTATTGTGTGTTCTCTTGCGTGTATGCCTCCGCCATGCATACTGCCGAGATACGAAAAGTTCACCACGTTCTGTTTTGTTGGTGCTGTAGTTCCACTGCGTGGTGTAATACGAGATAGCACACCGCTTGCTTCGTACATGTACAGATCGCCCTCGAACTTCGTGAACCATTTCGGCGTTGGCCGATTGAAATTTTGATCAGTGCGATAAAAAACTTCGAACAGCGGTTCTGTCAAATCATACTGAATGCCACTGCCAGACCAGCAAATCACATCGCAGGCGTTTGCTACATACACTCTTCCTTCATGTTGGATAGCATCTGTCATATTGTAGTTTAGAAACGGAGTATCCTTAAATGCTCTTGTGTTGTCTAAACCTGCATCATCAATCCATGTTGGTACTTCTGCATTCATTCCAGAAGGTTGAAAGTGCAGCAGACCGCTTCCGCCATTTTCCATAGGATTGAAAAGCATTACATAATAATAGCCGCCAAAAGCAGTAGGTGTAGGTCCGATAACTGAAATGGCTTCATCACCCTCTGTGCTCAAAGCGTTAACATCAACACCACGACCAAGACCAATAATCAGTACATTGCCATTATATTCCAGCAACGCAGGATCAGCACCACGACGAACCACGCTTTTCTCTTGCTCCCAGCCTCCTTTGTTGGTATATCCAAAAATGATCCTCGCACCTTGACCACTTGGTGTAGACTGGATGCCACTGGTATCGGGCGCTTTTTGTACATTATCAGACAACCCATCCCATTCGAGTATCCTCGGATGATTTGGCCACAAATGTGTTGTGGGGCTAATAGGACTAATAGTCTGATTATCAGTATGTACTGTGTAAAGCTTATCTCGCACAATACACGCAGATTTGCTATTCAAATAAGCGCCAGGTGGCGAAGACATCAGCCCGGCTCCATTCAAACCGGCAAGAAATCTGTAATCTTCTGGCGCTTCACCATACTCACCAGCGCCATGCCACCATTGCCCCTGAAGAAAGCTTGGCGGAGTATGTTTCTCAGAGTACTTTCTTACCCAGCAATCAAGAGCACGGAGCACCTTACCCTGCAGAATCAGGATTTTGTCATTGCCTTTATATGCGAACTTGATCATTAATCCGCCCCCGTGGCTCTGAATCTAAACTGGACCCATTGCACGGTGGTATTGTTGCCAACGTCAGTTGGATAATCCCATGCAAACATATACTCTTTGCCCATGATGCCCGAAGGGTCTGCCGCAAGTGAACCCGTGTCCACATTTGTCAGACTGTCAGAATGTGTGGCGTTTCTTGTGGCATTGTGCCAGCTCGTTCCCTGGTCCGTGCTGTATTGTACTTGTATATCAACATTCTTAAAGCGAGGCCAATCATAAATCCTGAAGGGCTGGAAGACAACCTTTTTGATACGGTCTTCAAATGGATAAGCTCTGTTCACACTGCCTGACGGCAGCAAGATAGATGGCTCGTGCATTTCTGTCGGCTCTACCCAAGCAATACGTTTGGACATAAACTGGTTTTTGTATTCCCATTGCAGACTTGAATGAAGCACATAGTAGAGATTCTGATTGTAAACACCAGAAGAACGCATATTGGCAGCAGTCCATGATTCTGGAGTAAATATGAGATGTATTTTGCTTTCATCTTCCTCTGTCCAACCGTGTACGTGCCAGCCATTCACACCCTGCCAACGATACCCCTGGAATGCTACTCCAGTTGGAACCAGCCCTTGCGTAAAACCACTTGGCTCCACTGTATATGTTGGTGCCAGATAATGTGTGATCGTACTATACTGCATAGGGACATCCCAATTGTCGGGTGTTTGTGAGTAATCGTTCTCGTGGAAGATGCCAGAACCAGACCACTGAGTATTCAATCCCACCTTTTGATTCCAGCCAGAAGGACGACAATCAGTCGTACCCGAAGGTCTACCGTCTGGCCAGACAGCATGGAAATTCTCATAGCCAGAGAATTGGAACGGACTGATTCTGCCAAGATACTGAGTGCTGGTCAAACCAGATGGTGGTACAATTCCACTATTGGGCAGTGTGTTGGTGCGATCAGTAAATGACAACAAATCTTCTGTTGTGGCCCAAAATAGACCAGTTCGAGAAGCGCCATCACTGGTGATATTATAATTCAAGAAAACATGAAGCCGATTGCCCATTTTAGCACCAAAGCACTTGTACGAGTCTACTCCTGGATCTCCGGTCGCAGTATTAGGGACACCGATATTCATCTTCCCGCCAAAGATTCCGGATGAATAAGTTGTAGTCATGACTTGTGTAATGTCGACTACTTGTACTATTTGTCCGTTAACCTCCTCAAAGATTTTCCCATCGTTCTGCAAGAAGAGTATGCGTCCATCTTTCCATTTGATTGGGTATTTGTATTTTGCGCCGTAAGGTGTTGTGTCACTTTCACTCCAATATGTTAGTGTGGAGTATTTACTTGAAGCTGGGTTTTGTATGTCAGATACGCCTTCACGCATCAGCGGCAACGCACCAAATCCTGTCTGCACATTCGGAATAGTGGCAGCAATAATATGTTCCTTGACAATGTATATCAGTCCGTTGTGATACACTGGATGTGTGACGAGATCAAGGCTGTCAGGGTCCAGTTTGGCAAGATCAAAGTTCAACTCGTATGGCCCACCACCCCAATAAGAAGTTTGCGTACTGCCAGCAGTTGCTCGTGTGTGACTTATGCCGACAGTCAAGGGGGCATAACCAGAGCCGACCACACTCCCAAGTTCATAGTATGCTGGCTTATATATGTGCTGTCTGTTGTACGGATATGCTGCATAATAATTAATTGTGGACTGTGATGCCCAGGAAACTGTGCCAAAAAAGTAATGACATTTGTCACCAATGTGAGCCAACCCAGCCGTATCATGGTAAGAGCCAACCCACAACTTGTTCAGTCTCCGATAATATCTACCATCCTGAACAATGCAATCTGCGTCACCAAATGTATAAGAGGCAATTTCAAACTGTTCTTGACCATCCCCACCGGCCTTATTGCCCGGAAGATCCTTTATGTTCCCTAAGCGTGGAGTGGCACCATATGGGCAGAATGCGATCAGGTTAATGAAATCAGAAGTACCATGATCTTTTCGCAGCGCAAACACAAGCTCGTTACCGCCCCATGAGATAATAGGACTGGCCATCATTGACCAAGTGTTGTAGAGATGATGGTCGGCTTCCACATTGATAGAGCCAGTATAGAATTGAAATTCTAAACCGCTTGGCGTGGGTGCTCGGGCGATATTGCCGCTGGGACCTATAAGCATCAGCAGCGGGTTGCCAGGCGTCCAGCCTCCACCGGCTTTGGAGAAGTTTGGGTCGCCTGCCCCGATTGCGCTTAGAATTCTTCCTGCGTAGTCTGCCATGGTTCCCTCTACAAGTATTTATACGTCACACGGTAACGGAATGCATTAGCACCGGCACCGCCATAAACCCCTACTGGTGTATCTGGATCAATAGTAATACCAAGATAGATGTATTGTGAAACAGCGTCATCTGTTCCGGAAGCCGTGATTTCCGCCGCACCATCGTAGCGATATAGATTCTGTCCAGCCGGTAATGACTCTGGAGTATATGTACCACTTGTATCTGTTAACTGAATCTCTCCAAGCCACTTTTTGGACATATGCTGATTGAAATAAACATTATAGGTTGCCCCTTCGCCAACGAAATCGGTAGTTGAACTTAACCAAAACTTCATGTCGAAGACTTTTGTAGTGGCATCCTGCAGGTGGTCAACAACCCATACCACACATTTAGTGGGCGTTGTAACATTGACGCCGCTGCTATTATCCAGCACACCAAACGACAGCTCGCCGCCCGTTGAGGTATTCAGCTCTTTGTGGTAGCCAGAAGCAGACGCATTATGTCTGGCACCACTTGGATCTGGTCCAGTAATACTGAATTGAGAAAAATGTGTAACCGGAGGATTCATTGCCTACTCCTTACAGATATGTCAGATAGTCATCTTGCGCTGCTGCAGCGAATGACCATGTTACGCTAAACTCTAAGATATTGCCAGTTTCATCCAGTCTGTATGTGTTCTCAGTCACGCGGTACACAATAGTTGGACTGCTCGGTGCCGCATCTGCTATCTTCTGATTGACGAAATTCTTCATATCTGACAATGGATAGTTGGATTCTTTTGTACAAGTGCCAGCCAGCGTTACTGAGCCTTCGGTGGATGTGCCCAAGTCCTGAACAACAGGGCCATCAAGCTTGTCAACCACCACGTGTGTAGCATACAACGTAACTGGTTCCGCAGTGTCCCTTGTCATTTCAAATGCGCTAATGCCTGACGGTAGAATCAGCTCAGAATCTTGGTAGCTGATGGAATAGGTAACAATTCCGCCATCCCTGTCTTCACCAATAGATTGAGCGATTTCCGTTGGACTGAGATTGTTTGCTCCACCATATTTCGCATAAATTCCAGAAGCTATCGTAAACAGCCCAGGTTCAACTATCGTCCAGCCAGTATAGGCCCGCTGATAGCCAAGCAAACTACGACCAAGCCCATGGATTTCACCGTCCAGCTCTACAGTGACAACATTGGACTCATCTTTATTGAATGTGATGTTTTGTCGATGGATATAAAGACCAGAGGACAGGATGAATAACTCATTAGCCTCATACGATCCTTCTTGCGTGTCAGCATTTTCGCTACGCAGAGATTCGTAAGCTTGCAGAGTACCAGAGCCAACACAGAATGCTGGCAAAAACGACGGTACATTGCTATAGCCAAGTCGAGGTATTACATAATCCTTGGCGTTTTCCAGAGCATTGTTTGATCCTGCTCCAGCAGTGTTAATTCCCTTAGCACCGATACTGTGTTCGACGGTGATTGTCTTGCGATTGTCATCCTCATTAAAGGTCCAAGTTTCAGAGTATGATTCGATATTGCCACTGGCAGCAGAGGTATCTTTCAATAGCAATTCTGCCGTATAGTTGATCCTGTCGACCCAGACGCCCTCTTCAAATGTCAGAGCTTGTGTGGCCGGATATCCAGATAGAATTGGTACATCATCATACTTGATCAAGAATTGCTGATTGCCAGAAGCCAGAGCAGTCTCCAGCTCTTCTCGCAATTGCATCATCTCCCCAAAGTCACCACTTGGGAATAGTAGCGTACCATTCAGCGTATATGTGATGTTTCTGTAAAGCAGTTGCTCCTGCTCATCGTTGACATGCTCAACAGCATAAACCATTAATGGAGCAGGCAGAAACTCATAGCTGCCATATTTCATTTTGCTACGTGGCATTATACTACTCCGTCTAAGCCAGCCATTTTCAGACGACGAACAATATCGTCCAATCTGGCGCTAATCATATTGGTTTCAGCCTTGGAAGCAACTCTGCTCATTTCTTCCTTGAATGCTTCTCGCACACGCTTTCCGACACCTTCAAGACCGCGCACATTAACGTCCTTCTTGCCATCTACGTGTATTTGTACTTCCTGAGTTTGTTTGAACAGATTCTTGTTCTCAGCTTTATCAATCAACTCTTCGAGTTTACGAACCAGCTTGTTCACATTCTCTGATGGCTGAGAAGCCGACTTCTCTTCTGCTACACGGCCAGCATGCATTATCGGCGCACGTGCTACTTCACGGACACCCTCAGGAGCCTGCACCTGACCAAACACTTTGCGAGCCTGGCCTTGCGTCATAATCAGCTCTGAAGAGTTGGCAACTACAATATTAGAATTGGTTGGCATGTTGGCTTTTTCGCGTCGCGCTGCTGCCACAACACTGTGTATTTCCGGCGTTGTAAGGCCAGTAGCCGCTGTTGGAGCCTGTACAATCTTCTGTACGCGAATCTGAATGCTGTTGACAGCCCGAACGATCGCTGCTTGCATCTCGTTAATTTCAGTTGAAATTGTGTTGGCGCTGGTATTAACAGCAGTAGTTGTAGCGTTAATCGCCTGTTGAGTGTTGCTATCGCCAGTAGTAATCACGTTCTGCAAGTTCTGATTGGCTGTTTGTAGCGTGGAAATTCCAGCATTCAACGTAGCATTCGTCACGACATCTTCGTCCTGTATTGCTCCACCAAAATTAGACCGTGTTGAATCAGCCTTTAAGGCGGTTGTCATGGCACTTTCAAGTTGCTCAGGTGTAAAATTCTCCTGAATGGCAGTCGCTGTTGTCGTCAAAGCTTCTTGTAATGTAGTAATCTCTTGTTTCATGGCCTCCTGCGTGACCCGCGATTCTTCTGCTATCTGAGTAAAGCGAGCGACGCTTTCCTGGATGGCGCTGTTGCCTTGCACGAGTTGCCCAAAGTTAGTATTCTGTGTCGCTGCTGAGCCCGCTGTTTCACGAGTAAGTGATATAAGCTGTGAATATCGCTGAGCATTCAACTGATACTCTCTGCCATGTAGTGAGAGCTGAGACAGTAGATACTTCTTGCGTTCACGTGCCTCTTGTAGCTTCTGCTGATCGGTTTTTGTCACCCTATCATCACTGCGCAGAAACTCTTCTTTCAACTCAGCAATTCTATCTCTGGCATCTTCAGCAGCCTGGATGTCTTTGTCCATAATGTTGAGCTGACGCTGCAATACTGCAACTGTGCTTGCCGAGTTATCAGCGGCTCTCTGTTGCGCCTCAAGAGCCAGCATGTCATTTCTGGCAGCCTCTTCCGCCTGCCGTATAACCTGACCCTGTAGGCGCTCCAGCTCAGTCGAATCCAAGCCAACTCTTTCAAGGCCAGCTATGGCAATTTCAAGTTCAGCAGCAGGACCACCCCTTGTCAGCTTCAATAACTCAGAGAATGAATCCCTAAGGGCAAGCGGTACTTCTGCAGCATCCCGTCCCAGGAATTCAGCAGCTCTGGCAAGCTCATTAAGCTGCCCAAAGCTTGCTGTGAATAGACGTTGACCAAAGCCCTTTATGGCATCAAACTGTGATTTAAGAACGTTCACGGCATCGCGTGCGAGCTGCGCTCTTAACTCAAACAGATGCTGCTCAGAAGTTGCAAGATTACTTCCAAAGCTGTTGTATGCGGCAGTCAAGCCGCCGAGCTGGTCAGATAGATCATTGTATGCCCCTACCTGGAAACGCACAGACTGTACAAATTTAGCACCCTGGACAGAGGCGGACGATAAGGCATTCGCCATTTCATAGCCAGCACGGATCTGATCCTGGAATGCTTGAATTTCTTCAAGGCGAGCCGCAGTTGCCTCACGTCGCTGACGTAGAACATCTACGCGCCCAGCACGTCTCGTTAATTCTTCTGGCGCTACGAACTCCAAAGATGCTCGCAGCTTTTTGATCTCTTGATCTACTTTGTCAATATCTGCCGCAATAGATACTACTTCATTCATGGCGTCAGTCATACGACCAAAAGCTTCCTGTACGCCATCTGCAGCCTCTTTGGCAAGAGCTATAGATTTTTCTTTCTGTCTTTGCTGTTCATTGTTGCGCAAGTCGCGTTCGATTTTAGCTTGCTGTACTGATGTTTGGGCTCTTTCAAGCTGTATTTTTAGTCTTTCACTCTCTGCGTCACGCTCCACATCAATACGCTCAAGAGCAAATGCAAGCTGGATCTGCTGCTGTTTGCCGAATGCATTGGCAATATCAGCACCAACGGCAGTAAGCTGTCGCTCAACAAACCCACCACCAAATAGTGCCTGACTCGCAGAGCTAAGGTTTTCTTCAAGACCTCGCAATGCGCCCTTAAGCTCTTCGGATCGTTGCACGAATACGCCGGTATCTACATTTTGCAACGCCTGGAAGCCCTGAATAAACCTACCAAAATCTTCCTGGACCACAACATCTGATAAACCCTTTAGTATGTCCAGTCTTTCAAGCTCTTCTTCCTTGATTTGAGTAATGCCTTTAAGAACCGTGTCAATGCGTTCCTTCTCAGCAGCACCTTCAAGTTCTATTTGTGCCTGAATACCCTTGAAGATATTGGCGATAATGTTCTTGTTGATTTCCGCTTCTTTGATCTTGAATTCAGCTTCAATGCCCGCAACAATCTGTTCAACATCTGCACTTTCTACAAAGCGCAATTGATCTCTGGTTTGCTGAATTCTCTGAGCTTGTAGAGCCTGCAGTCTTTCAAGTTGACGCTGTTGTACTTCATTCTCAGCAGTAATTGTCTGCAAAACAGACAGTGTGCGAAGATACGGATCAGAAGACTGGGCGGCAAGAGCAGCATTTTCTGTTTGGATACGGTTGATCTTAATGAAATCATCCAGTTGTTCAAGATTGATACTAAGCTGACGTGCCGAAATAGCAGCACGGGCCTTAGTCAGCTCAAGCTGTTTAATTAATTCTGCAGTTTCTTCTGCTCTGCGTTGCTGTGCCTGCTGTTGTATCTTCTCTTCTGCTTTGGCCAATTCAACGCGGGCATCTTCTGCCAAGTTGATTTGCTCAACAGCCTTGAGTGTCTGTTCAGCAAGTTTGGGGCGTTTCCCTTCTGCTTCTACAATAGCTCCAGCATTTTCAACCGTTTGTTGCACTGTTCGCCTAAAAGCTTCGCTTTCCTTCTTGGCTTCTTCCAGTCTATCGCCAATTTTTAAGATTCTGTCGGATACAACATCAGCCTCATCGCTGGCTCCCTGAAAAGCAGCACGCACGAAGTTAATCTGCTCTGAGGTTACTTCGGCCCTATCTGCTATAAGGTCTACAACCATAGCAGCAGCATCATTGTCACCAATAGCATCCATTGCCGCTTTTGCTCGGAAAAGCTCCTGCGACAATCCCTGTACTAAGTCCGTGTCCGGCACATTAAGGCGTATAGGACTTTCCTCAAAAGATTTAGCTGTCAATAGCAACTCATTAAATTCATTGGATAGGCCAATAAGATTCTCAGACTCGAACTCGAATTCAAGAGCTATTTTTTGTTTCTCTATCTCCAGCACTGTAGCCCGGAATTTCTCAACAACGCTACTACGATCTATAGCTTTTTCGATGCTTTCGGCAAGAGCATCGCCGACTTTGACTGCTTCTCTTTGAAGTTCAAAAAGCTCGCGTTCAATTGGATTGAAAACTTGCTGTCTTAGTGCCGTAATGTTCACAATTTCCCTGGGGCTAACACCACGAGGCACTCTTAATACAAGTCTACCTTCTATCTCAACCTCTTCAGCTAAGCCTCGTTCAACAAGAGCACGACCAATCGCGCCGCCACCAGGTCGCTGCGCAAGTTGAATTGCCTCAATAACAGTAACTTGCTCAGCAGCAGCTTCAGCAAAGTCCTTAGCGGCTGCAGCAGCAGTCTGGAATGCATTAACAACAGTAGAGACTGATTGCGGGATTGTGGCTATAGCAGCGCCAGCCAAAGCAGCTCTTGTGCCAAACGGAATTAGGCTGGCTGCAGCACCAGTAGCAGAACTACCAAGCTTTGAAATTGTCGCAAGAGTTTCATTCCCGCTTTTGGCAAATTCTTCGGCAGCTTTTGCGGCAGCAGATGAAGCAGCATCAAGTGCAGTCATAACTGCAGTAGTCCTGATCATCTGACCAGCAAAACCATCGACAGGTCGACTTAGAAATTCGAAGGCTTTTTTGGCTCCAGTACCAAGAGCCTTAAAACCTGTTTGCACTCCTCTAATACCAGTTCTTAAGGTTTCCAGCGGGCGTCCGAGTGCGCCAATTGCTCCTCGACCGATTGCTCCAGCACCGCGTCCAGCCACGCCAGCAACATCTACGGCACCGGCTGCTGCTGCACGTATCGTCGGTATTCTGGATTTTTGCTGTTGCTCCAGTGCCGTAGTAGTTTCTTTGACCGCCTGCGTAAGCTCTTTTTGTTTGGCAATAGAACGTCCCTGAGCATCCACTAACTCAAAGGCGACCGCGTTCAAGTTGCCTTGTTCAGCAATGAGCTTGTTAATGCCAGCATCGCTGCCGCGAATAAACGTATTGAAACCAACAATAGCTCTTTTAATGCTTGGCAGAACAACTTGAGCAAATAGGACCAAGAAAGTCCTGCGGAGTAAACCGACGCCATCAATAACTTCGCCGAGACCGGCGCTAAATACAGCGATAGGACCGCCGACATCTTCACCGCTTACTCCCTTAAGTGCTTTAGCCCAGCTATTCGTTTGTTCAATCAAACGGCCCACAAGACCAAGAGTTTGCCCAAGGACTGTAGCAGCACCCTTATAGAGTTCCACAATGCCGGTTTCGCGTATAATGGCTGCCAATTCAGTAACAGCTCTGATCACTTGACGATTTGCAGCGGCCACGCTGGTTGCTTCAAGCGCTTCCTTGCGCTGCGCAGTAGCTGCAGCACCACTTACTCGTGAAAGCTGTTCGGTGAACTTATTTGTCTGGCTCAAAATAGCAGACAGCTCAGTTAAACGACGGCTACCCACAGCAATCTGCGCAAAGTTAGCCTTTTGCTGAGCATTCATAACCTGCCATGCTTCCCCCATGGCGAGGATAATCTTCTGAGTAGTATCCAACTCACGAGATAGCTGCAGAGTGGTTTTGTCCATCTGCAGTGTAACTCTGACAGTATCAAGAATTGCATCGCGGTTACGCAAGATTCTTGACAACATAGTCTTAAATGCAGTACCAATTCTGGTAGCTGAAATCTGAGTTGTACCAGTAACTGTGGCAACAATAGCACCGAATTCTTCAACACTGAGCCCAGCAGCCTGAGCAGCAGCACCACCACGAATGAAGCCCTGAGCTAAATCTTCAACAGTAACGGCCGCATTATCGGCAAATTCAGAGAAGATAGCAACTTTCTGTGCAGCATCCTCGAAGCCAATACCAAACGCATTCGCGATGGTAATCATCAACTTGAAGGATGTCGCAGTATCAACCGTAGAGATGTTCAGTAGGCGCAGAGAAGCCTCGGTAGCCTTGGCAATGTCGTCTACCTCTTTCAGGCCAGCACGAGCAAAACCAATGGCAGCTTCAGATGCTTCGGCAAATGTACGGCCAGTTTCACGAGCCAACGTTACCAATCGCTCGGTAAGCTGCTCAGTGTTTACCTGAGGCAACACCTTAGCCAAACTAATAACCGTATCATCCAGCCGTCTAACTTCCTCCACCAACATTCTGGTGGCCTCAATCATCTTGAAGACACCAATTGTGTAGGCAAAGAACGCAGTAAAGCGCTTACCAATCTGAGCCAGCTTGGCACCAAACTCAGTAGCGCCAACACCAGCATCTTTGAAGAGTGTTTTTAACTCCTCTTGTTTGCGAGTTAATGTTTCAGTTTTGGTTTGAAGTTCTTGGACTCTTTTCGCGGCCCTGCCAAGACCTCCAGCCATACCGCTTAATCTTTGTGTGGTTCCCTCTGCCGCAGCACCAATTCTTTGCTGTACCTGCTCAACAGTCAGACCGGCTTCCTTAGCAGCCTTAGATAAGTTCTCAAAGCCTTTTGATTGTACTTCTGTTCCTGCTACTGGTTTTGCTGCTGCAACAATGCCGAGCTGCTTTCTCAATTCAGCCAGAGAGGCTTGATCTGGGACAATCTTTGCCCTCACGGTCACCACAAAATCACGCCGCTGAGCTAAGGCGTGGATTTCGGCTCTAAGCTGTGCAGTATCAACACGCAGATTGACGTACACAGGAGTAGCAGCGATATTCTCTATGCTGCGCTGAAGAATCCCTGTGATGTTGGCTTGAGCCACCTTGAATTTCGCAATCAAAGGAGCAAGGGTGGCCTGCCTAACGCCAGCATCAATGGCTTTCTTTACTCGCGCCACTAATGGGCCAGTCCTTATTTTGCGATCATCGAATTTCAGGATGAATCTATTGAGAGCCTGATTAATTCGCGTAGCGACAGAATCAGTAACCTTCTTTGGTAGGAGGGTGGTTACTTTCAGCTCTACAGCGGCAAGACGCTTCTTAAGACCTTCAACATCCACCTTGGCGATTGCCCTGGTGATAGCCTTTTGTACGCCGGTAATAATACCACGCGTATCTACATCTCGTTCGCTGAATCGAATCCCAAGAGGTAGCTCGTTAGCCATTTATCTACTCTTTCTTAGTCTTCGTCTTTGGTCGACCTCGCTTCCTTCCTTTGGGCTTCTGCTTTTCGGGAGGAGGCGGATTTACATCAATTCCAGTCGTCTCCTCAATAACTTCAGCGTAGTATTTCTTAGTAAATTCAGGCATGTCTTTCTCCATATAGCCATGTGACTCAAGCCATTTGTTTTCGGTAAATTCGACTTTGGCATCCTCCTCGGTAAGGCCGACATCCGCAAGCATGGTATGGCCGAAACACACAGCAGTAAACTGATGGTCTGGATGCTGCATAAAAGCTTCAATATCCTTGAAAACCTTACTGCCATCCTCATTTAGAGTACAAAGGGCAGCGAATAAAACGTTCTTTGCCTCAGAGGCATATCCCTCTGCAGTTTGCGTAGACAGCTTATTCTTCTCATTAATCAGAGTAAGAAGCTTGCCACGGCATTCTATCAGATTAAAAGCAAGTTTTTTACCAGCTTTTTCATCTTCTTCTCTTTCAAGTTGAGTTTCAAGGGTCGCAACTCGAAGCTGCAGGTCTCGTATTTCAGTCTCCTGTTCCTCTCCCCAAATGCCGCGCTCAGCAAGAACCTTCTTGGCTTCAAACTCTGCCAGCAATCCACTGCGGATAGCCTGTGCAAACGCCCTACGTTGCTCCAAGTCAATACTCATCAACTCATCCTGGGTAGGATGCACGATATGATACTTTGTGCCTTCGTGCTCAAAATTAGCCAGTACTTTTCTTTCCATCCTTCTCAACTCCTTGCCCTGATCCTTGTTCCACCTGTATCTCTAACGTATCTGGTATCATCTCAATGTTGAAATGATGTACACACTTGTTCATCTCTCGAATGGCGTCATTGCCGATGCGAAGAATCTCAGACCTCAACTCAGAGTATTGTGGAAATTCTTTACCGAGGCGAGTTTCTACAGCACGCAGTGCGCCAGTGAAAACACCCTTGAGACTCTTGTAGACCAAAGATCGTAAGAACTCACGTGATCTAACAGAGTAGCTGTCGGTCTTTTCGGCTATTTGCGCAAGCTTTCGCGTATTATCTGATTTTTTCTCAGACCCCATTCCGTTACCTGGCCTTTTTCCTTAATAATCTTTCTTTCCTGACGTAGCCGTGCCCGCGTTGCCGGATCATTCATGGATTGAATTTCAGCAACAGCGTCCGGATCTTCTCCATCAACCATAATAAAGGTCTCCTGCATGCCTCCTACACGATTCTTTTGTTTACGACGAATGATATTTGCTCTACCTTTAGATACGTCTTTTTTGTCCATGCGACGATTTCTATTATCTCTTTCCAGCCAAGCATCAAGAGCTTCATCATTGTTTATAAGCTCATGAGGACAGTCAGGATGCTCAAATACTCTGTCATAATAACCAGACCAGAATACAAGAGAATTTTGAGCTTCTGACCAGTCTGACGCCGGACAACCGAAAAGGTCTGCCGCATTCTTGGTTGCAATCCAGCGATAGCGCCACATTGAGGACCGTGCTATTTCTCTAATTTGAGGAGTAGGTAGTAGGAAATGCTCATAATATGCTGCTACCACACTGTTAATAAAAGTCATGTCAACAAAGTACTCAAATTCTGCATCTGTCCAGTATGGCTCTTCGGTAATGTTTTCAAGTGTGAAAAGAGCAATCTTACGCGACCGCACAACTGCCGCACGGTGTTCTAAGGAAGATACAAATAGCTCTGCCTTGAGAGTTTGTAGCTTATTGAGATCGCGTTCTGCTCTTCGCAAGCGTGCTTTTGTGGCATCAGCTTTAGCCTTGGCATATTGGAATGTGGGCAAAATACACTTCAAACGCCTAATGCCAATTGTGAGCTTTTCTATTTCCTCTTCATCTGCATTGGTCCATACGCCACGATCTGCATACTGCTGACGCAATTCTTCTTCAGAGCACAAGCCAGCACTGTGTCCCTCGCGCAATGCGGCGGCATAGATGTGGTTAATGATGTTGTTTTCTTTACCGTTGAGGGATCTTACAATGACAGAATGAGTATTACCCTGAGCGTCTTGGATTTCGGCGAACGCCTTGCCCCAGAGTATCTCCTGAATGATGATCTCCATCTGTTCTCCGTTCATCGCCCTGCCTTTTAGATTCCTAACCTTGCCTGATGGAGAAAAAGCCCCGCCCAGCTAAGGGCCAGACGGGGCGTTGTTTGTTCAGCCGTCAATTACGGATTTTTAGCCTGGTCTGTGGCTGGGTGCGTAATCGTTAACGAGTTACTGTTAGTATACTCGAACGTCGCTGTTCCGTTGCCACCACCAGCATCAAACCCGGCAAACTCTACTGAAGCCAGCTTATTCTTCGCTCCGAGGTTGATAGTGAGACCAGCATCAGTTACCAGAGTAATCTGTTGGTTAGTCAGATTATCCACTGTAGACAGCGCTTCCACCTTGTCACCCTCTGAGGTAATCGTCTCAAAGGTAGTTGTGACAGTGAGTGGGAAGGTAACTGCCCTAAAGAATGGACGTTTCTGACCAAGTTCGTAGATTTCTTCTCTGCCAATGTCCGCACTGACAGTGATAGACTGAATCCGGTCATCTGCACTAATGTCGGTTGGAAGTGTTGAGCCAGCACGATCGAAGTCCTCCGAGCGCTGGACACCTGAACCAACGACAGTTGCATCGAATGCGTCGCTGGTTGGGAAATAGCCAGAAGGTACACCCTCAGACTGAGTCCATGTTTTGTCGTTACCAATCAAGGTAACACTTTCTGTCCAGTTGCCCTCAGCCACAAAGTTGTAGCTAATGGCACTTACATACATGCCAGAGCCAGTCATGACAGAATCAGGCGTTCCAGTAGCCGAATCCTGTACGTCAGGGTATACACTAATAGCAACATCAACTTGGTAGTCGGCAGTTCGGCCTTTGAGCGTCGTCTGGTCTGGGTCAGTGACCATCAACCACAATGGCTTAGTCCCATCCAGTACGCGCTCAAGAGTAACCTCAATTTCGGGAAGCGTTTCCACGTTTTCGTAAGCGTCCAACTGGCCGATGTGAAACACATCTTCCGTGTTAAACGCAGTACTTACACTGGCAGTTTGCATGCCAAGTGGAACTTCCCAGCCATTCAGGTTTGCCTGGTTCCCGCTTGAATGTGACCGCGCAGTTGTCTCGCCATCACCACGGACAACAGCAACGGTGTCATCTGCGAGGAACTGAGATGCATAAACATACTCAGTGGCCCCGCCTGAAACAAGCCGGAACTGTAGCGGTACATTAGGCCAAACGCCGCTAACAGTTTCGTTGAATTGAATTACGGTGTCGGAGGCGCTAATACCAGAGGCCAACGTAAGCTCCGGATACCATTTATCAATGGCATTCGTAGCACGACGCCGATTGTCCTTGATGGACACCTGCGCTGTTGCATACGTGATTCTGTTATTCGCCACTGTCTAACCTCCTTACATTTGCACGCGAGATAGAGATGTCTCTAATTATATATACGTCCTTTAGCTGTTGAGATATATCCTCAGTAATAGGTCAACTCTTGCCTGATAGATATTAACGAACAAATTTCTCTCAGCAACTTCCGCTTCGTCTATGTAAATCCTTGTCCATGGAGCACTTGCCTGTAATTGTGTGAAATTCTGATAGGTAGCTGCATAGTCGCCATTGTAGTCTAATATCTGACCAGCATCACCATAATCGACTGCACTGATGACATTGCGAGCTATCGAGAACACAGCATCAGCTATTACATCGCGCTCATAATCACGAGCCGCATACACAAACACAGACACTCGATCACGAAGGATTTTACCACCACCTATCTGTCTTGGCCGATGTCCGCGAGTCAGTGGTTCAATAATGACCGCTGGCAATAGGCGTTCGACGCCAGAAGGGGTGACTGCTGTAGATGACCAAAAATCAGGATTGTGTAGGTATTTAGTCATCAGGATATTGTTGATTTTGGAATCTTGGAAATCCACCTTAACATCTTTGGCACTGAATTCTGCCTCAACGGTCGCATTCGCTGGAGGTGCTGTACCAAAGACAATTCTTCCTCGCAGATAATCTGGTGCTGGATTGTATGTGGCGCTGCCATTGGCATGGAATGCGCCATTCACCCAGGCACCACTCACAGCAATAATCCCTTTGCTTCCTGATGGTACTGTTATGTCAGTTTCATAAGCCCATTCATTTGCCATAGATTCATAGTAGCGACCACCAACACGTGTTAGCTGAGCAGGATTGCTGCCGTCATAGAAAGTGTATCCGCGTTTGGTGTTGGTATAGAAAGCATTATCCAAGAATAGCTTCTCAAGATACTGTTTCAAATTGTAGCGGATATTACTTGTAAACCCTATCCCAAGCATGATTTACCTCACAAACCTAACACGCAACAGCTTAGCCTCTTCTGGGGTCAAGGCCGTTCTTGCTTCATCGAACGTGTCCCTGAAAACATAGGTTGGAGGGAAAACAAAAGTGGACCTTCTACTGCGACCCATAATGCCGCCTCCAGACCTACTATATGGCGATCCTGCTAAAAAGCCCAAAAACTGGTGTCTGCCAACCGACACCCCATATTCCAGTAGCCTTATCCAGCTAACTGGCCCTCTCCAGGAAAACATTGCCCTTGGCGTCTCAGAAAAGGCACTGAAATCAAATCTCAGCTCGCCACGTATGCCTTTGCGTGTCTCTGTAAAAATCAGCGTCACAAATGGCGAAGCTGGCTTAATCTCGCCGATTGCCCTATTAACAGATCGCTGCGTTTTGCGTGGAAGACCCAGCATGCCAGCCAGAGGAACATCTGCCACATCCGATCCAGGCCCCTGAGCATAAGGCATCCAAAGTATGTCTTCCCAAGCCTCCTGCATGTTCTGTATCATGTAGTTCTGCAGCAGTAGGTCACGATATCTCGCCAGGAAGCGTGAGGCGGCTGCTCGCAGCCTTCCCTGAGACACCCTGATCTCCCGTGCGCGTCGCTTTAGGAAGCGCTCAGCGAGCTTAGGGACGCTCTCATTGAGTGCTGCCACAAGCGCCTTATTAAATCCAGGAGGGAATATCGCTTCAGGCATACTATTCTACTCTTTTCCAGAAGCAGTTGACAAACTTCAAGTCCTCTGGTTCATTTCCCATACCAATCTTAGTAGGTTCAGACAATCGCTCATATTTAAGGCCATCAATTATGGCCCCAAGACACGTCTTAACATCCTCCCACGCTTCTATTACCATTTTGGTTAATACCACATTTTCTGGAGAAACACCCATAGTCGAGTAGTCATAATCTTTAGGCTGTTTTAAGATAGTGGCATGCCAAATAGATGAACGTGGGACTTTGATTTCATGGGTCCCACGACAAACAGGGCAGGTAGTATCCTGAGGGAACGGTCTATTAAACGGCTGCCCTCCAAAGGGGTTTGCTGAATCATATGTGGCTGCGCTGCGATCCCCAACCGACAGATACTCACAATTAGGGCAGCCGCTGGTTGTCGGTTCGAGATGCAACGTGACTGGTCTGCCAAGATCAGCTATAATCTGAGAAATGGCAGTCTGGTATTGCTCTTTCAGTTTAGGCGTTAGATATCTTCCTGGAGTTGGTAGACTTTCAGTAGCCATTATGATAATACCTCTCCGCCGTCGAAATCAGAATCCATAGGACTCTTATATCGGCGTCGTTCGTATGAGTCGCCATCATGCTCAAGATCAACATGAGTCTTTTGTGTGCCGTACCAAATAAGCTTACCGCCTTCGACAACTGCATCGCTGGCAGCATTCTCAGCATAGTCCTTAAAGGCTGCTTCTAATTCTTCGCAAACAGACTGTGTAACACTTTCAAGGCCGCCAAATCCAGCAGTAGTGTCCACCTCGTCTGTGCCGCTTCGGATGCGGATACCTTTGTTGACCGCTTCCATTTGGGTGCGTTTGGCAATCAGACACTCGGCCTGTAAGACAATCAAATCGCGCAAGGCGTTGTCAGGGAAATTGATATTACAATCAGAATCTACAGAGAGCGTTGTAGTTAAGCCCACAAGCTCCAGTCTCCGATTTAGGCGATTAACAGCCTTATGCACAAAAGCTCGCAGATTCTCTTCTGTAAGCTCTGTCTCGCCTATGTCCAAGGCGATCTCACTTACCAGTTCAGCTACTGTCACAACAGCCATCTTGGGCCTCCTTAGCAGAACTTCTTATGTACTTTGAATGTGTCAGTTTCGCCATACCCAGCCCAGCCGCTCATCGCAATATATGGCTGTACTGAATATTCACCTGCCTGATCAAAGTCGCCAGCCTCCACAATGTGTTGTATGTAGATGCCGCTAACAATGGTGGCAGACCATTCCTCGATGGTAATACCATCTGGTTTCTTTACTTCCATCCACACACCAGAGGCAGCACTTATGTCTGAATCAGCTTCAATCAGGATCTCAGTCCCAATTTCACCGACATAGTGTTTATTAGCCATCTCGTCTCCTTAGGTCAAAACTACAGAACAATTTGATTCTGCTTGCCACCTTGAAAATGTTATCCAATAGCAAACGTCCCAACTGAACTACATTGGAAGTTTTTAGACGTTGATTAAAAGAAGTCGTCAGTCTAACGCGTGCCATGATGCCTCCGATACCGGATACGAGTCGAAGTCTGCTTCCGACTCCGGTCGCCAGCCGCATTGCCATAGAGAAGCTTGTATTCTGCTTAAGTACCGTACCGAAACTGGTTGTGAGTCTGATAACCTCACGATAAATCGCTTCGAGGATTGCACGACCATATCCTCTGGTAACAATATTGCTATTCTTTCCATAACCACGTGTCGTTATATTCATGAATCACGTTTTCGTTCATAAACATCGTCGCTCGCTGGAGAGCCGCCTGCTCCGAACAGGTCGAATCTTGCTATTTCGGTTACATTGTCTTCTTTGTAGAATACCATCTGGTTGGTGGTCTGGTCGATCTTCCAGCGACCACCTTCTATACTGTAAATGAAATTGACAAAAGCCCCGGCCGTTCCAGAGGCCATGTGCAACGACATATCTTCCTGCCAAACTCGATGGGCAATTCCGCTTTCAGTAAGTGTCTGCGTCCATGGTGCCCCACCCTTAGTAGCTGTCAACTGGGTATCGACTGCTTGTGCTATGCCACTTTCGGATAGGCCATCGCCCTCCCATATACCAGAGCCATGATTCGCAGAAAGTACATTATCAACTTCTTGAGCAATGTTCGAAGCGCTGCAACCTTCGGGCGACACAATAGTTGCGGCAGCGGACTGAATCATAAGCACCTGTACGCCAGCACTGTATGCAACTGGTATGCCGCTAAGCCCACCGACCAAGTTGCCATCTCGAATAGTCGCTACATAATTACCATTCCAAAACTTAAGTTGCCAAGGATCATATAGCTCAACAGTAATGCCCACCGCGACACCTGATGCCAAACCTTCTTTACCAGACGCATCGGCGATTTTAGGATGTGCTATACCTGAAGTTGTAGTTTCAGCCCATCTGATATCATCGATCAGATCCTGGGCCACAACCTCTGTTCTTGGGTATGGCACATATATTAGATAATCGTCGAAATTAACATCCAGTGCCATTTACTGATCCTCTTCCACGCCTCTCCTCTTGCTGACACTTCAAGCGGAGTTAGACCACCCAGGAGAAGTCTCTCCTGAAACCTCGCCTGAGTGGTCGTTAACTTCACTTATCTGCGTTACGATACAATCGTATCTGTCGTTCTAATAGCCGCAACAGTCAAACCAACACTTGTGATGTCGGACTCAACTTCGAACGGCAAAATGCCATATCTACGCACACGCACCAACACAGAAATGTCAGTGCTGTAAATCAGCGTGTTAGAGACCTCAGTTCCAGTCGCCTGAACGTCAATAATCGGAATATAGACGGATTCACCCGCACTGTAGTTTCTACTTAGCGTCATTGAATCCAATGTGAAGGTTGAACCAGTCCAAGAAGAATATTCATACAAGTCATCACTACCATAGCTGTTCGCAATACGCAGGTAACCGGCTTGTGGCGTATCAGATGTGATTGTGCCCTGAACCACAAAGTCTGGATCACCATTGTTATTGCCAGCAGCAGCAAGATACTGATTCTTGTCAATTTCGCCACCGTCACCAGTTAGGACGAAAACAGCGACTCTGTCACCTGCCACAACACTGGTGACCTTGACAACCACAACATTCGGTGGTGTCTGCGTAACACCGGAGCTATCGATGAGCTGGAAATTCTTGGCGTCATCTGAATCGTAATCCTCGATCCAAACTCCCTGCGCTCCGAAGTAGGTGCCACCGGCAAATCCGCCCAGAGGACTGGCCTTGACCGGAGTATAGTCTGCCTGAGCAGCAATATACTGCTCACCATCTGTCCAGTACAGACCTGAACCATCATTCTGGTAAAAGCGTTCCGCAGAAGCTCGTCTGGTGATAAACTTAATCCACTCATACCATTCAGTCAACGGACGTGTCTGCAGCTTGCAGTGGGTATCGTATGGTCGGTCGCCATTACCGTTATTCAAGTCCATATGGAGATAAGTGACAGCAACATCCAGTGTACTCGCAGTGCTGCCTGTACCAGTACCACCGTTGATAACCTCACCATTCTGCCACACGCCACTTACGTTGCCAAGTGTCAGAACATTGCCGGTCGTTTCATCTTCCAAAACGATAGCTGTCGCATTGGATGTAGCACCAGTAATTGTTTCCCAGCGCAACCAGCCGCCTGCGCCGGTATAATCCAATTCACCATTTACCTGGGCGATGATGATATCGTTGTATCCTGCGACAGTACCAGATGCTGTGGTGTTGTTTAGGTCGGCTGCAGTAGCCAACGGGACAGCGTTACGGCCACCATTTCTTACGCTGATTGGGAAGTGGTCGTAGGTCTTCGTGTATTGGCGAGCGAAAATGGTCAAGTTACCATAATCAATGAACTTGTCGGCTTCTTTTACTTTGACAAGAACATCAATATGGCCTGCTGGCCACCAAGAGCCCAGCTTTACACCACTTTGGGTCACGTAGATATTGGTTCCAGCTTCCAACGTACCCAAGGTGTAGATGTTAGACCATAGGTTTTCACCAGTCTTAGATACATACTTCATAGTTCCAGAACCATCGCCACCAACTACGTTGATGTCTTCGAGAGTCTGGAAGGTGCCGCTCGGATTGGCTCGTAGCCACCACTTTCTTAGTGAGTTGTCATAGGCAAGTAGGACGCCGGATTCTCCAGTTGTTCCACCGAGTACTACTCTGCCAATGTCACCAGAAGTAGCATTGACGTAATCTGTGCTTGTCAGCTCAAAAATACGAACGCCATCATCATACGTACCAGCATTCCAGCCAATAGTTGAAATAGCAGCATTATCGATGAACTTAAAGCTTTCATCGTCCATATACCAGCCATTAATCAACGTGTATTCAGTGGGCGTCTGAGCAGACATTGGTACAGCATCGTCCATCTGAACCAGCTCATCAAAGGTGTCCTGCAACCATGAGTAAAGCTGATTCCCGGTATAGACCGCTGTACCCGAAGCTTTGTGTGTAAGCCTCCGGTTAGTGTAGTCTATCTCGAAATCATTCCAAATGTACGGCATTGTTTTTTAACCTCCTTTTAGGTCGTGGTTATATATTGTCTTCACTCATGACTGCAGTCAAGGTGAGCCCAGTTGATTTCTTTTCCGTAGGGTGAGTATCTTGCGATCCCCCAATTAATTATACGTTTCAAGAAAGCCTTATTAATGCGATAGTAATAACCCACTACCTTCTCCTTACCTTGATCACTGAGCTATTACTTTTACTGTTAATCAATATTGGATTTGGAGTGCCGATCAGAGGAATAAAGGCCCCCTCGTCAGCTCCGATAGAGAAGAACCGCCTTCTATCTCCATCGATATCCTCTAACACATTGAAAAGCCCATCATCATCGTTTATAAGAGATTTGCCCTTGGCATAACAAGGAGAATCATGAACCAAGTGGAAATTGTATTGGTTAGGCTTGGCAAAAATCTGACCAGGAGAATAACTGGATATGTCAAGACTATTAGAGCCTTCGCCCCAAGTAGAAACATAGGCATTATGTGAAGCATCTGTAGAAGCACATCTAAAAGTGCCGTTGACGCCAGGCACCGCTTTCCAGCCAAGATTGTTGTGTAAATGACAAGTATAGGTGGTTGTTGCAACATACACAGCATAGGAAGAATACTCATACATTGTGTTGTTGTAGAAAACATATGTCATGCAGCCGCCAGTGCCGCAGTAGATACCGAAAAGAGAGTTGTGCATAATGTTGTTGACAACATACACGGTTGAATTAGCGGGCTGTCCAAAATCAACACAGCGGCCAGCAGTTGCCCATAATACACAACCATATACGATTGAGTCGGTAACAGTGGCACCAAAAGGCCAACTCCAGTAAAAAGCATCTCCCTTGGATTTGACAGCCATACCAAATGCGCGAATGTTATGATCGTAGCAATCGATACCTACACCAGTATGCTCGCTGGTATCGAGACGATACACATACTTCTTATTATCGCTTGGCCAAACGCCAGAGTGACGATATTTCCATGGAACCACCAGGCGAACATAATAGCTCGAATTGGTCGAAGTCCAGCCAGCAAAACTCACTTTATCGGTATCAATCACACTGCCAGTATTGACAAGCTCTGCCACTGCGATAGTAGTGTTGGCTACACACGCCCCGTTGCCTGGAACATCACCGTAAGCCTCTTCGTAGAGGTTTAATGTGCGGAAGTTTGTTCCTGGTCCCACATTTGGATCAACGCGTCTTACCAGTGTCGCCATGTTTACGCCTGTAGTTTCGCTATTTCATCTTCGGCGCAAGCAACAACCTGCGCCCGTGTTAACCTTATAGCCGTATTCATGTTGAAGTACGATAATTTTGCAGAAGGAAATTTAGTAAAGTTGATTTTCAAGCCAGATCGGACTCGCCATAAAATAGTTTCCCCTGACATTTCATTGTGATGTCTCTTTAATAACGATCGAGCTTCTTCAATGCTCATGTCAAGTACCTGAATGAAACGAAAACGCGGAGGACATACGTTAGCCCCCCAGCCTTTATGCGGAAGCTCCTGTACCTCAATGAATTCACCACGCCTACGATCACCTTCATCAATTGCACGTACACAAAATTCTACAGCCATTCCATTACCCCATAATCACAGCGCCGATATCTCCTGAAGTTGTCGTGAAGACACGAAGCGTGGAACCGTCACGATGCTCATGCGCAATTGACACACCAGAACTTTGGTTGGTGTCTAAGTCGTAGAACTGAGCTATTACATACTGCTGACCGAGATTATGAATTATATCTGCCCAGTAGTAGCCGCCAGAAGGCAAGTTCCAATCGCCTTCACCAACAGTCGTCCGGTACACCTTGGGAATGTTGTTAAAATCAGCATTGCCGTCGTAATCTACATTCCAGTTATCAGCCTGAATGTCGTAACCACTGCCCGGATTCTCTATCTTAATAACTGGGTTAGCAGCGCCAGAAGCCTGTTGCAAGTCCAGCAAGATCGCGTCGCCATCATTGATGATCTCAATGGCTCGTGTGCCAGTATCTGAATGAATCTCGATAGCAGCCTGATCGCCAGAAGCCTCTACACGTATACCTTGCGTGAAGAAACCAGAAGCTGCGTGCAGACCTTTGAAAGCATAAATCTGACTGCCAATATTGTATGTGTCAGTTGTGTCTGGGATTAGATCATATTTTTCGCCATACACTTGACCATCAAGCTCACTTAAGCCAGAGGCGAGAGGTGTTGATTGCGTGATAAAACGAACTGAGGTGTATTCTGGCGACAAAACTCCAGACCCAACGTCATTCCTAACTTCTGTTTGAGTTGGAAATCTCGCGCCACAATAATCCATCAAGCCTTTGACGTGACGAACCCCTGCAGTCCTGAATTTCGAGTTGGCTCCTGCGTTGTTGTTGGGCTCATATAGAGCATCACGCATAGACCACCAGACTTTGTCACTTGTAAAGTAATATAGCTTGTCATCTACCTGAATAAGGCCGCCACGCGTGCCATTGGCCACACCACTCATTGAGGTGTCTACTGTCCAATTGTGTCCGTCGTATGTATATACATTATGCGCGGTATCTATGATCCACAGTTTGTTGTTGTAAACTGCGGCGCATGCATTGACAGTTCCATTGGTATCTTCGTATGTCTCTTTGGCAAGCACCAGCGGATTGTTGACAGTATCGGTTGGCATTTCCTGATACTTGTAGATATTAGTACCAAGCAGGAAGATTTCACCGTTGTATTCTATCGCAAGGGCGGTTGGTCGGGTTTCAGTGGCATCATATGGATCAGGCCAAAATTCTCCAAGATTGTGTAGGCCGTCATACACATTGAGAATAGAACCGATGTTCGTAAAGGTGAAAACCCTATTGGCGCAAACATCTAATCCATAATCCCATCCCCAATTGCCAGCATAAGCATATATGTCAAATGCTTCTTCTATGCTAAATGTTGGCGGATCACCTTCTGCAATATTTAGTTTATAGATAGGATGTTCCGTGCCAGTATTTTTGTTGTGACCAATAATCAACTGGCCATCATATTCACCAAGAGCAGTAACTTGTGCAGTCCCAGGCATGTCAATGGCGTAATTCAAAGTTTCTCCATCATCAGAGTATGAAATATAACCATCGCTGCCTTCACCATGGCCAACAAATAATCTCTCGCCAACAACCTTTACGACCCATGGATAACCGCCAGAGGGAGCAGCAATCTTCTTAGTTGCGAATGTGTTGCCACTTGGCGTGATTTTTAGCAGACCGTCATCAGTAGCCCCAAGCCAGTTGTGTCGAGGAGCAAACATACTGCCTTTGAACCACACCCAACGATTGGCGTAATCTCCATCTACCAGTCTGCCGCCACTGGTCCATGGTACAGCATCCAATCGTGCATCAGCGCCAGCTCCACCACCACCGGAACCAACAAGACCAGAAGGATTGATCAACAATCTTCCAGCACCATCTACAAGCAGCGGAAAGCCTGTGTCTCCATATGCATAAATATGCCCACTTTCCGAAGCATCTCCGTTGACAATGAGTCTTCCATCATCATCTACTAAGATGTGTCTGCCGGTTGGGCCATAATCAAAAATATGGTATGCCATTATTCACATCCCTTATATCACTGTGCCGTCTGCCCAAGTCCAATTGGTACCATCATCGACGTTGATCTTGCCGTCATCTGTGTTGAATATCAACCGGCCAGGTACGCCAGCAGAAGGTCGAGTTCCACTGGTATAAACACCAAGCCTGAAGTCGCGCTCTACTTGAAGTCTTTCACAGTGAACTTCTTCCGTTTGGCCGCCAAGACGAACCTGATTAGAGCCACTTGCTACGGCACCAGCACCAATTGCGGTTGAATACTCTATTGAAACATCGTTTAAGTCTGTGTCGGCACCTATAAGAGTATTGTTTGATCCAGTCAGTACAAGTGTAGGCAAAGCATTATTGCCTATAATAGTATTGTAATTGCCAAATTGCCAAAATCCAGCACTATCGCCAATCAAAATTATTCCAGATCCACCTGCAAGACGCCCTACTTGTGAGCCTATGCCTATACAGTTTGTAGACATATGTTTGAGTTGTCGTAGCGCGTAGTAGCCTATCGCTATATTCCTTACGCTAAATTGATCAGGTGGGAAATACAGTGCCTCACGACCAATCGCTATAGTTTCATTTGCCAAGCTTTGGCCACCTGCATTGGTACCAATACATATACAATTATCACCAGTAGTGCCAGCAGAAGCACCGCCGCCAGACTTTTGTCCAATAGCGATATTTCTATTGCCTCCTGCAAAAAGAGCAGCACTTTCTCCAATAGCGATACCCCAAGAGACATTGCTTTGTATCTGACGAAATGTGCTTGGACCGATACCTACGGACTCACTAATTGTATGGTGATTATCGTTGCGTAACGCAAAAGTGCCTAAAGCTACATTGTTGTTAGAACCAGCAGGCAAATTCTGCGAAGCCGACACACCCATGGCTATAGAATATTGACCAGAAGCTCTGATCATTGCATTATTGCCTATAGCGACATTCTGGTTGTTATCTGCTTCCTTAAAAATGTCATAACCGATACCGATGCTGCCGTTGTCATAGATGCGCATTGCTCCATGACCGACTTGAATAACATTTCTAAAGCGGCCTGAAGCGACAACCAGGTTTTGCTGGACCATAAGATTCTCGCAATGAACCTCAGAAAATTCATCACCGAGACGGATTTGGTTATCACCTGAAGCTGTGGCATAATGGCCAATTGCGGTAGCTTTTTGACGGTCATGGTAATCTACATCGGCATTCCAACCTATGCAGGTATTATAGTCGCCACTGACGATAGTGTTGCCAGCATTTGAGCCAACGCCGATATTGTAGTTGCCGACTGTGACTTCTTGCAAGGCTTTATAGCCAACACCAACATTTTCCAGTGGATTGGTGATCTTTTGTAGAGCCATCCAGCCAAGAGCTACGTTGTATTCAGCGCTCGTCTTGCTTGCCATAGACTGGTAATCAGGAATGCGTAGGTTTCTGAATAATGCTGCGTCAGCTTCTATTGGGTGTGGGGTGGGATGTTCAAAGACTTGTCCGCCCACTGACATGCCCGCTGCAAAGTTGCCAGACTGAGCAAACAGAGTATTGAATCGCGTGCCTGCCTCTCCAAGATTATATGTGTCAGCAGACTCTGGCACAAGATGCTCGTCTTTAGCGTAATAGTTTCCAGACAGAGCAGCCTCGAAGCCAGATGGGTTAATAAGCAATCGACCAGCACCATCAACTGCTAAAGGATACCCAGTATCACCATAAGCGTAAACATAGCCACTCTGTGATAAGTCAGGAGTAACTATTAGACGCCCATATTCGTCAACCAGTATATGTCTTCCGGTAGGTCCATAATCAAAGATATGATAAGCCACTTCTTTTTCCTCAAAAAAGAGTTTCAGAAACAGAGTACCTCAATTAAATATACGACACGAGGGTAATAAAAAAGCCGAGGCTCCTAAAAGCCCCGGCTTTATTAACAGGTTTGGGTGGTTTAGAATGTGCCGATGAGCGCGTAACGAGCGTCCAATACGACAAAGCCAAGCTCCATCCAACCGTAAACGCCCATACGAGCGCTGCGGTGCAGACTCTCATCGTCAAAGACACCAAGGTCTTCTCTGAGAGGCATCTTGAATGGGTAATTGGCACGGCCACGCAGGTCGAGAGCTACGCAGAACTCATCATCTGTCGTGAACCAACCACTCTGGTTTCCACCGTCAGAATCTTCCATCCAATCCTGATAGCGCTGACCATCGCCCAGTTCCTGCAGCTCATGGAGCGCAATACCGAAGATTGAAGGAAGACCGCCTGGATTAGGACCAACAAAGATTTCTCGACGAGTAATCTCGTCAACCTCAGTGTCCGTCCAGTTACGAATATCGGCCATCGCCTCAGGTGACAGATAGATATCTGTGACCCGACTTGCACGACCACCTGTGAGTCTGCGAATACCAGTCATAAGATTGGTGATCAGTCTCTTGGTGAACGCGCCCTGTGCAGCAGCAGTATCAACAATGCGACCATTGCCGATGGCTGATGCAAGCAGTGTGTGCCAGCCGTCATCGTTTTTCTTGCGTGTAAAGCCATAGCGAAATACGTCCATGGCATCCGCAACAACGTCCCACCGAGCGTCGCGTGCATAACGCAGAGGCCAATCGATACTATTGGCAAGCTCATACGTTGGCACATAGACCTCATCGCCTTCGATGAACCGATGTGGGATCGCTCCCTCTTTCGGCATCACCCAGGCAACCCGGTCTTCTTCAGCGCCAGGCGGAAGGAAGTGGAGCGGGAACTTAACATCAGCACCAGCCGCGATACTAATCGTCTGGTAGATGCTACCAATGCTGTCTTCCTCAAGAACAGCAGCTCGGAAAGCACCTTCAAGCACCTGTGCAAGGGCTCTGCGGTACTTCCGACGCAGCCTGATATCCTTGCTCGCAGTCATGCGAAGAAGGTCACGCTGCTCAGCAGTTAGGTTTGTACCAAGTACTCTTTGCATCATTAACCTCCTTCCTTACTTGCGGCAGTCGAAATCGACTTCTACATAACCATCAGAGTCAATGGCGCTCTCGAAAACGCCGACTCTCCGATAGGCGTACCCATCGGTGCCACTGGAATCCGTTAGGATACCACTCTGATTCACGTATGCTGGTGCTGCAGCAGCAAGTGAGCCAGCATCATGAATCACGTCTGTACGAACACGACCTGCCTGGAGAACAGGAACTGTCCCGCCCAGCCAAACATTGAACGCCTTCTGGAAGTTCTCTGGTCGCTCCGTGCTTTCGTCTGCAACCATGTTGTGAAGCAGGCAGCCAAGTACATCAACTTCAGCCGTCACATCAGTATCAACGACCTTGACATACCCTTCGTTAGAGCTGTCCAGCATAACGAAGTAGCCTTTCTCCACAACCTCGTTCAGGCGATATCTGGCAGTCTCATATCCAAACTGCCTGTCACCCTTGAGAGCCATTAGCTACCTCCTTTGTCTTTACCTTCTTCGTTAGGCAACATGCCTAACTGTGTAAGAACATCTTTGAATTCACCTTGCAATTCTTCGTCAGCTTCCTCTTCGGCACCTGAGAAGTCAACAGGATCTTCTTCCTTATCTGCATTATCCAGTGCATTGTCTAATGCATCTTCAATCGCAGAATCATCCACCTCAGACTCGGGCTCCGATTCTTTGCCTGTATCAGCAGGCTTAGTGTCTTTCGCCTCAGGTTTATCTTCGGGCTTATCGTCGCCTGATTGCTCAGAGCCAGCATCAGAATCTGCCGTCTTGGACTCTTCGGGCTGCTTCTCCAGTTTCTCAAGCTTTTCGTTAAGCTCTTTGATATCCTTGTCTTTAGTGTCCAGAAGACCGCGAAGCTTCTCAATCTCTTCCTTGTCTGCCTTAGAAGAAGTTTCGATATTCGCAAGTCGATCATTCATTTCCTGCAACCTGGAAGCCCACTCTTCATCGGCGGATTTAGATTCAGTATCAGACTCAGTCTGCTCCTGCTCAGCAGGGGTGTCGTCAGCCTCCTGATCCTGAGCCTTATCCTCATCCTCCTCGGTGGATTCATCTTCGGTCACAGCAGTGGTGTCGGTAGACTCTTCCTGAGTCTCTTCGTCGTCAGCCTTAGTCTTGCGTGCTTTCTTCTCTTTGTCGCACTTCTCGCCTTCTTTGGCTTCTTTCTTTTTCTTGTCTTTGTGATGAGTGGCCTCAGACTCTTCTTCCTCAGGCTTAGTCTTTTTGCCTTTTTCCTCGGCCGCTTTCTTAGCAGCCTCAGCTTTCTTCATGTCTTCCTCCTCTACATGAACAGTAGCCTCAGTCTCTCCCTCAAGTGGTATGAAAGCATTATCCACAAAGTGCCCTATGGTATTCTTGTCAAGTAAATCTACAATAGAATTTGCTTCGACTTCGCACGACACCGAGCGAATAACGCTATCTTTATTGGCCGGTGCTTCAACTAAGCCCTTACCACCAATAATAAGACCTCTCAGCACACGACCAAGCCGTTGACCATTGATTTGGCCGCTGCCTCCGTTAATCCGAAGAATCGGTTCGAGTTTTTCAGAAGTTTCTGCATTTCTACGAACGATTCGGGTTCCGACTATGTAGTCGTAATCCTGAAACCATGCCTCTACCGATACAAAAAGTTCATTGTGTGCAGCTCTCTCCCGTATCTCGCGTGCTAATTCTGGGAAGATGTACGCATACACTACAGCTCTACTTACAAGGTCGAAATTGGCAGGTAGACGCTCCGATTCTTCGAGAAGAACGGCTTCGTTGATTCTTTCCCCGGTTTTCATCGCGACAAAAGATTCGGTCATGTGACCAACAATCTGTAAGTCGTCGTGCTCAATATTTACTGGCTTATGACGGCCGGTGCCACGAGCACCGATAAGCTCCTGAGCGAGAAACAAATCATCGTTATCGTTCATTCCTGTCGAAACCAACACAGATTCGAGGGTTAACAAATCCTCCTGTGTCACAATATATGCATTATCTTCTGCAAGGGGCTCTGCCCCAGTAGTCAGTGGTTCATTGACGACCGGAGTCAGAATACTTGCAGTAGTTCGCAATATGACTTTAGTTAGATTCTTCATTAAAGACCTTTCTTTTCAAAATAGGCCCTCATGAGATTCGTCTGCGCATCAATAGCCCTGACAATGTTGTCGGAGTTTTTGCCAGAGTTTTCATCATGATGCTGCAGCATTTGTGACGTGCTCTCACTGGAAGCAGTTAGGTGTGTAAGATGATTTTCGATGAGTAATTGCTGCTTTTGCAAAGTCTCATGCCAAATCTTCCTGTCTTCTTTTTGGGCGTTTATGATATGTCGCAAAAGAAACCAGGCCACCAGACACACGGCAACAGCCATGGCTACACCGAGCCCATGCTGCTCCAATATCGTTACCAGAGGCTCCATTCGCTTCTCCTACATATCCAGCCTGTCTCTACATATTGCCCAGGCAGAACTGCGCAACTTATCCCGCTCCTTGGCCTTAGGTTCACGATTGAATCGCTTCCTAAATCTCCTGAGAAGGCTTTGGTAAACCTGCTTGACACAACGGTCTAAAATAGCAGGGGCCTTCGTCTTATAATATACGGCATTGTCAATAGCTTCCTCATTAACCGCGCTAATATCATCAAAGCGTGTCAAGATATCGAACGCAACCTCTTCAGCCATCTCACGTTGTGGCTTCTTTAGCTCACGCACAGTAATACCATTGGCCACAGCAATGCGCTGCATCTCACGTTTCTTTATAAGTGTGTATGCTTTCTGAACATCCCTAATAACTTCTTTGGCAATACCTTTAGGTTTCGTATCTCTTTCTGTATCTTGCTGCTCTGGCTCTTCGTTGACCTGCTCTGGGCGTCCACCCATTTCACCTTGCTGCTCTTGAGCAGTAGGCTGACTATCGGGATCTTGGTAGTCCTTCATGTACTGTGCCTGACTATCTGCATCAGTAGCGTGAGGACCAAACTTGCCAACCTTCTTCAAGGTGTGCTGGTGAGTGTCATCCAGGCGCTCGCGGATCTTATCCTCCCGCTTCATGCGCTTAATTTCAACATCAAGATCATGACCGAAGTACTCAAGCAGAGTCCGGTAAGAGATGACGTTTCTATCCACAAGCTCCATGAGCAGTTTCTTTTCGGCATTTTCGTCTCGTAGAGACATATGCTTGAAGCGCACGAATGGCGGCTTACGAAGCCCAATAGCTCTGGAAATATCTACCAGTATTGGAATTAGCAGATTCAAGTGAACAATTCCACGTCCAGTTTCAAGACGCTCCATAAGAGTGCGCACACTGAGAAATGAGTTGGAGTAGTTGCCACCCGTTCCACCAACAAGAACCTCGGAAACACCCAATCCAGCCAGAATATCGGATTCAACTGCCTGGTACTTGTCCGAGCCCAAAATAGTGCCAGTATCTGGATAGTCGCTTTCTATCTCAATAAGGTCATCCCACACAATAGTCTTGGATTTGCTGGGATTAACCAGCATATTGGCCATTTTATCAAGACGCGATCGAGAAGTAGGAAATCCTTTTACAGTATCACCAAGCTTGATTATCTGGACTGAATTCTGGATTGATTCGGCGATAGAGATATCCATGTTGCGAAGAACCCGTTTGAATTTCAAGTCGTCCATAACACGTGTTAACATTGGATTGGCCCAGTCCTTATAGCTATCCTTCTTATAGAATAACATAGTAAGCTTATCACTATTAAGTGGATAGCGGCCTGTCTTTTTGAACGTATTCCATTGTTTGTCTGTCAGCCCTTCGCGCATTGCACGCAGAAGTTCTTTGGTCTCTCGATCGGTAGCTGCCAAAGCCTCTTTAACTTCCTTCTTGTCAAACTGATATGTGTAAGTGCGTTTCCCAAACAGGCCAGATTCTTCCAGATGTAGCTTGGTAACATCAAGGATGGTAAACTTATAGGGTATTCGAGTGTCCGACGTTCTCGGTCTTTCTGGTGTAAATAATCCCTGGCCGGTAGCTCTGGCGGCCATAATTCTCTTCAGAATAGTGATTTCTGAAGGTAGAATACGGGCCTTATAGGTCATAATAGGAACATTCCCATCTCTGAATATTCCCCGTAGCACTTCTTCCAGTATTTGATTCAGGTTGGTTCTCAAAGCCCAGCGTTGGAAAAAGCGTTCGGCCGATTCACTCTCATGAGTTATAGTCAAACCCTCCAGAGCAAAATCAGTCATGATATCCAGAATGTTGCCGATTAGGCCGATATTCTCATAGGCGCTACGTGCATCCAGAATCTTCTGTCTGGCGCTATTATTCTGGCGTCTGAAGATGTTACTCTCCGAGATATCTACCTCGCCAACCTTGCGAGCTATCAGATGCTGCACTCGGATATCTTTGTCTTCTCTACCAGTGTCGTCTTCAGCGAGAGCGTTCCACTTCGCCACCACTTTCTCTCTATCGAAATCACTCGATGGCTGTTGAGAGCCGTGAATTTTCAACAGCTTACGCAAATCATCGTGCTTTTTACCCATAATATCTCCGCCTTTTGCATAGATGTTCCATCAATAAATACGGCTAAAATTCTTCGGCCCAGCCGCCGATGGCATTTTCCCACTGCCTTCTGACGAATGCCTGATTGTCTTTTCGACCCTCTATTAAGTCCAGATAGTCATTAGCAACATAGTTCGCTATTAACAACGCCGAATAGCGGTCCTTGCGAGCACGCATCTTTCTTTTCTTGGCTTCCAGTGAAGGATTGATATCAAAGTGCTTAAAGCCATGTGCTGTCTGTGAAACCGATATCTGATATAGCTCTTTCTTACAGTTAATGATTTCCTCGAAAACTTGATCAGCCTCTGTTTCATCAATGGCACCTTCAGTGTTGTAATGTTTCTGACTAATCACTCTCGATGGAAACATGATGCGTTTATCTTCGATGTTTTTCTGCAACAGAAAGTTGGCTTCCTCAATCCACTTAGGAGCAAAATTGATCATCTGCAGAATATAGTCGCCGGGCCTTGTTTGATCATCGGCCTCTATCTCATAGATTGCTCTGTCTCCCTCTCGCATCAGCTCTTCTAATACAAGCATATCCCTAATGGTAAGACCACCACCACCAGCATCTATGCCAATTCTAACAATGTTGAAACGCCGTAGTAGTTCGCGTACTTTCTGCACATTATCAGAGAATGCAACGTTAATGTTGGTGTGGACATACACAATCTTATGTGGGTGTCCGATTTCAACTATCACGAAACCAAAGGCATCGCCGGTTCTCGCAGGGTCCAGTCCAAGCGCATATGCTCTATCTGGTGCTCCAGCTACTTCGATGCCAAATGCTTCTGGACCTTTTGCTGTCGCTGCCTCAATGGCTTTATGAGAAAAGAAGCCATGCGATGTATCGCCAAACTTGCAATTGTACTCCATGTCAAACAGCATGTCTGACATAGTAAGCCGAGCCTGCGATACCATTTCACGATCCAAAATGCCTTCTGGCACATAACGCCAAGGCAGCTCTATGACTCCATAATCTTTCTTGTCGATATAGATATCACCAAAATCAGAACCTAATGCTTCGACAATCTCAGGTTCATATCCATATCCTTGAATTTGGTAGTCAATGATTTTATTGTACTGCGTGAACATTTTGTGGAAATTGCCCTCGGTAAATCCAGCAGTACCAGCAATTATGATTTGGTTGCCCTCACCAGGTTTGCGCTTTGCCGGTTCGAGTCCGTCGCGACGCCTGCGTGCAGCCTCCCTCACTTTGTCCATAGGATCAAGCTGGGTGGCAGCAAAACCACGCACAACCACGTGGAATACTTCTGGATCAACTTCATCAACCTCATCAATGATAACCACAGAAGCACGCTCACCACGGATTTTGCCACCATCACCAAGAGGTAGTGCCTTGATAACGCTTTCTCCTACATTGAAATACCAACAGTCATTACTATGTTTTGGGGTTGTGTTAATGGCTGACCTAAGAAGTGGAGCCCGATTGAAAATGCGCTCCATCTCCTCAAACGGTCTTTTTGCCTGACGGAATGAAGATGATACAATGATAATCTTACTGCCTTGCTGATAAAGCGCTCGCAGAAGCGCGTACATACCAAGCGTAAACGTCTTACTGGCACCACGAGAGGCAAGAAGTAGCGGATACTTCCTTGTCCACAATGTATATAGAAATGCTGCCTGATAGGGCGCAATTTCAGTACCTAAAATGTATTTACATGCCCACGGCAAAGAATAGAATGATAGAGCACAAATTTCTGACAGTGGATTGTCGACTTCCGTAACCATGCAATCAGCATCAGTTAAAGGATTCCTGAGAAGGTTTTCATCTACTCTGTTTGCGTACCAGTAATCCGGCTGAATAATGGCAGTTGGCATTAATGACTGCGACATTGCTCCTCCATGTAGTACTTATGTGCCTTGCTCAATATCCAATAAGTAAGACGCTTAGCATTTTTAGGGGTTCCAGCGAACATGACATGAAAGCCATTACGCATCATGAGGCTAAAGATTGTAGACATGAAAGAGTTGGGATGCATCTGGCTGAAGCGACCGACTTTTTTCCAGCCGACCATCGACCAGTAGTCTTCAACAATAATGTAGCGGTGGGGTACATGACTCATAGCGTCAAGTTCTCGATAGAATCGATCGCGGTCAGCACCAAGGCAGTGTGCAAGCTCGTCTACCGATTTCTTGCGCTCAATTATGACGAAGTTCTCCAGTCCTTCTATGCTGTAATCGCCATAATCAAGTTTACGGGTAACAGTGCCAGCACAGGCAGCAGTCGTCTTGAAGATATAACCGTTACCCTCATGCTCCCTGGAGTCACGTATTATAGTGAATTGTGCAGTAGGAGCAGCTTTTTTCTTAGTTGTCTTCTTTTTCTTCTTGGCTTTTTTCTTTGTCGTCTTTTTGCTCGTCGCCATCGTCAGAAACCCTGTGAAAATCTTCCACTTCTGGCGGCGGTTCGTAATCCTCCGGTAAGTCGCCGGATTTGAAATTGTCACCGAGATTAAACTGCTCGAAGCCGCGCATATGCCCATCTTCTACCAGGCGGTTGATGCTTTCTTCCATCCTAAACTTAAACATTGCTACTTCAGCACCCGCCAATACTCTAATGCCACGATTGTTCAGTTCTCGGATCAGGTTGGTGAAATTAGTAGATGTGTCAGCCTGTCTCTCCAAGCGCTGAGAACGCTCCAGACTGAGACTCTTTTTGATTTTTAGTATGGTTTCGTCTTTGTCTTTAATTGCGCGACTGTGCTGTGCCAACAAGTCAGCATTGCTTTGATCGCGCAGTACCGATCTTTGTAGTCGTAACTTTTCTATCTGCGTCATAGTCAGCTCATGTATGTCATCCTCCTCAGTTACGGTCAATGTCTCAATGTCCGGATTAGAAAAGTACTCAATATACTTGTCTTCGTAGAAAGCTAATTCATCTGCGTCCAGGATAGTTTGAACCATTTTATAACGCGGACGTGATCGTAGCTGTTCAAGATAGTACTGTCGCCTCTCTTTGGCGCTCATCCTGCGAACATGTTCGCTCTGACCGTCAAGGGCTTTGATTACATCCATGCTCGGCTCTACGGGGGCGTGTGCCACGCTCTTTTTCTTCAGCTTCAATTTGCGACGCCAATACCGAATTGTCTCCTCCGGAATATCCAGATGTTTACCCATAGTCTTATCAGTCATCACCGTATAGTTAACAGCAATATATTTCTGAATTTCTGGAGTGAGAATGTACTTGCGAGCCATATTTATCCTCTATGCTTGCGAACCAACGCCTTAAGACAGCTCGAACATCTCATATTGAATTCTGAACTTGCGGTACTGGGAACCTCGATCTCTTTCTTGCACTCAAAGCATTGAATCTTCTTCAGAGTTTCAGGTACCCTTTCAACTGGAGCATCCAGATCGATTGTACCATCTTCTGACTTAACAAGGCCAGTCTTGCGCTTCTTTCTGCGGTCTTCTTGTACCTGCTTTTGCTCTTCTATGGCTTCCTGCTCAACAGCAGCAGCCTCTTCGTCACTTATAGGAATAGCATCGCGAACTTCTCCGGTGCATACTACGCTGTTATCTCCGCGTATCAGCTCGCCCTTGCGTTCTTTCTTCGGCACGGCCAAGAATCCAAATACAAATCCTTGCTCGCAATGAGGACACGCGACAGTGCTGAACAGGGCTCCTTTTGCTTTCATAGCATCCGGAATGTCCAATTCAGCTACTTTCTTCACGACTAATTCATTGGGCTGCACTATCTCACCACATTCAAGGCACACCAATGCATCAATCGATAAATTCACGAATAACATACTCAACCTCCTCGTACAACTCTTCGTACATAGCATGAGGAATACCGGATGCTGCCAGTAGCAAGTCAAAGTAATATCGCATAATGCTTGGTAGATGCGTTCTGATAATCCTAATGCTACTTAGATAGTACTCTTCGGTATCTCTTGCCCACACTCCCTTGTTGAACGTCTCCCATGAAAAGTTTGGATTGCTCCGCATGAGACAGACACGTTCTTTTCTGCGTTTTTGCTCCAGATAGCTCTTATATCTGTCACATTGATTGGCTTCTGGATATAGCTTGCAGGATTTATCTCCACTATAGACGCACGAACTACATATAGCCCCATCACGCAAGGTGTGTTTGCGCATGAGGTCTTTAATGAAGTTATCTGCGCAATATCCAAAGAAATTGTACGCAGTACTCTTCTCTGGATCAAAACGTCCCATAATGCGGGCACACTTTGCTCGTATCTCTTGGGCGATATCTTCAAAGTCATAAGCCCCTATCGTACCAAGCTTGGCAACCTTGCCCCGTATAATGGTTTCGACTATTGGAGCAATAGCTTCATAAGTAAGCATGCCTTTTCGCGCCAGATCGGCAATGTGCGCCTCGTGAGACGCCAACCTTTCTGGAGTTTTAGACATCTTCAGCTTCGCCTATGGTGTTCTCTCTAATTACGTCGTTGATACTTGCTTTAGCCAATCCTTCTCCACTGGGAACAACTTCTCGGAAGTTCTCACTGGCTTTCAGTTTCGGTGGTGCTGCCTGTGCCTTCAGGACGTTGCATATACATTCCTTTTGTTGACAAACCTCACAAGGCATGACGGCCTCCTCTTTGACAATCTCTTTATGGGCAGCGTCGTATACTGCTTGTGCTTCTGGGTCTTTCTTTAGGCAACGACACATGTTCAGTAAAGGATGTCCCTGGAATCGTTCTTCGTTCGAGAAAAAGATATTCTCGTACCCTAATCCATAACAGTGCTTGCAACTTTGGCGAGGCTTCTTGACCTCAATCTTGTAGTTCTCCGGATTGCTTGAGCCATCACTGACGCGGATGCAAAATAGTCGCTTGCCACTTAGCTCATCAATCAGAACTTCATCGAACGGAAGCAAGGGTAGTACACCATATCTACCGACCAGTTCCGCCGAGATAAGTTCCATACCATCAGACATAATTCCTCCTATACATAATAGATACGGCTAAACTAAACAAGCAGACCAGCCGCAAGCATTGCAAGACCGGCAGTGCTCACTGACTATTAGCTTATTACCACATTCAGGACAAAGAGAATTTTCACAAGTGACTTCTATATCTTCTCCGCCTTCTATGTAGCTATAAAAGATGTCGGTAGCATTCTTTGGAACGTAAACACTGTCGTCATGAACTTTTATGTTAATCTCCAGCATATTACCAAGTCTGACAAGAAGTCTGCGCATCAAATCTCCATTTTCGCCAGTGGTATTAAACGATATACCGCCATGACCAGTTACCACTCCAGCCATCAGAAACAAGTGTCGTATGAAGTGCGGAGTTATTAGCACATTCACACTTCTTTTGTCGATATTAACTATTGGCTTATTATCTTTCCCGATTTCAAAAGGAAGCTCATAGATCGCCTTCATGAAAGCGGTATCGAAATAGTAGTACACTCGATCTGTCAAAACTGACTCGATCTGGGTACAAGAAATGCCTCTATCAGTAAAAAGCTTACGCACATTGCGGACATAATTCAAGTGATCCGAGACCTGACGATAGCTCGCCTGGTGATCTGCTATCTGTGCTCTGGAAGGGCTGCCAATGAAGTTGGCCAGTATTATCTCTTTCAAGATATCACCGATTGGCATGTCGCGTTCGTATTCCAGGTTCGCACTTTCTTTCTTTTTGATGCCGTACTTCTTAAGCTTCGAGAATATGCTTTGCTCAGTCACACCAAGAAACTCAGCGATCTCCTTAGCCTTCCAGTCTTCGTGGACAAACTTCTGTACCAAGAAATCCTTGAGTTTCTCATCATACATGTCAGCAGAATTAGATGTCTCCAGCACACCCGGCTTTGAACCCTCTCGAAAGACTGTTACTCCTTTCACGCCCAGCTCATGCGCAAGCATATAGACTTCGCCGATTTGTTCAGGCGTAGTCCTTTCTGGCATATTGATGGTCTTGGAGATGCCCTGATGAATGTGCTCTTGGGCGGCAGCCTGCATTAACACATGATCCTTCGGGGCAATGTCTTGTGCACAGCGAAATACCGACTTGATCTCATCTGGTAAATCCAATGCCTGAATAGAGCCAGTCTTAACCAGCTTGACCAATACTTCCTCCAGGTTGAGCCCGGCATTTTCAATAGCCTCTCTGAATTTGTCATGAAGCTCAACATAAATCTGCCCATCGTGAGTCTTTCTGCGATAAAAGACATTGTACAAGGGCTCAATAGACTGAGAAGCCCCGGCAATCATAGAGATAGATCCGGTTGGCTGCAGCGAGGTGTGCCAAGCATTGCGCATAGGTACGCCACCCTCAGCCCATATGGAGTTTTTATAGTTCATGAAGTTTCCGCGCTCTGTACCAAGAGACATCGAGGCATCGTAGCAGCCGACATTGAGATACTGACAGATTTTGCGTAGAAGCTCCTGAGCCGCCTCAGAATCGTATGGTATCCCAAGCTCGATCAGGATATCAGCAAATCCCATGAGGCCAACACCGACGCCCCTGGTGGCTTGTACGTGGCGTCTGATTACATCCAGTGGATAGTCGGAAACATCGATAGCATTATCGGCCATTCTCATGGCTATCCCAGCCAGGCTGTGTATGGTTTTGAAACACACCTGTCCATCTTTTAGGCATTTATTAAGATTTATCGCTATTAGGTTACAAGCATGATGAGCATGGACATATATCTCGCCACAAGGATTGCAGCATTCGATTCTGCCAAGCCCCGGCAGTTTATTAGCCGTATTCACAGTGTCAATGTAGATCATGCCTGGGCAACCTGAACGCCAAGCGCCATCACATATCATTTGAAATAGTTTTCTGGCTTTTACTGTTTTGGTAATGCGACCATCACGCGGCGAGATCAGATACCAGTCGATATTGTCTTTAACGGCCTGCATGAACTCATCGGTGGCCTTAATAGACAGGTTGAATTGAGTAAACTCTTGCAGGCGTTTCAGCTCAAGCTGTGCGAAGTTGCGAGCTACCTGATCTGTAGAGCTATTAACAATCTTGAGTAGGCGATTGATTTCAGGTAAGTTAGTGGATTTTGCGGTGATAAATGGCTCAATGTCCGGATGTGATGCGTCTAATGCTGCAAGCGAAGCGCCTCTTCTTCTACCGCCTTGTACGACAGCTTCGGAGGAGAAATTGAACACCTTCATGAAGGATAATGGGCCAGTCGCAATACCCTTTGATGTTACAACCAGAGCACCATTCTCTCTCAGTGGCGAGAAGTCAATACCCACACCACCAGCTCGCTGGTATATCTTAGCGGCCTGGGCCATGCACTCGTAAATCTCATCAATGGAGTCACCTATGGGTATTACGAAACATGAAAAAAGCCCGCCGACCTTTTCTTTCTCAGGATGGCGAGCGTTAAAGAAGTATGGAGATGCAGGTACAATAGATAGATCCAGCAAATGCTCTAAGAATAGGCTGTAGTAGTGCTCCTGGTCTTTCTCGACAAAGGCCAAGCACCCTGCAACCCTCTCCATCATCTGCCGTGGCGTTTCAATAATCTCCCTATCATTATTCCTTAATAGATATCTCGACTCAACGAGCTTCCTTGCGTTCTCCGTCAGTGTCGGACGATTGTCTGTCATGTTCAGCCAGCCTTTGAAATAAGGTGTCGTGTTTATCTAATGTCCCGCCGCACCGCAATCGAGTCATGCTAAAATTGCCAAATCTACAACCCTTCAGTGTGGAGGTCGAATCTCCGGACGCATAACTCCCAAAGCATCTGCGAAATTTCTGCTCACAGTATTGAAGATATGAGTAATATCCAAACCAGTATACGTTTCTCTTAAATACGACACTGAAGGAAACAAACCACCCCTGTCTACCACCTGGCATTAGCCCCCTGCATAATACGATATTAAAAGGACCAACACCAATACCGAATTCAAATCCAGTTGGTTCCAGCTCGCTTTGGCGGCATACCAACATCATCTTCCTCCTGGAATACCTCTTCCTCCTGGGATGCTATTCGCTTAACGCCCTCCTGCCAAACTCCATCTTGCTCAATCTGATACGACACTTCAACCGGAGGAAAAGACAGTTCATGCAAATTGGCAATCCGCCAGCCATTAATCATCCTGTAATGCCAACGATCAACAGCCATCATTGGAATATCTAAATCCAAAGTGGCAGGATCATCGAAAGCATCCTGGATTCTTGAATACACATCGTTTGGGTTGACATCGAGTTTCTTCACAGTGATAGTTTTTGTTCCAGGGTCAATAATCAGAAGGTCATCCTCATAAGCATCGAATCCTGGAATTACTTTGCTGTCTTCATAGTGACGTACAGGCTCAACGATGACTCCACTCACTATGGCGCGATGCGACAAAAGACCACTCATTGTTTCATTCTCCTATCCCAATATTCGCACATTTCTTGTATCATGTCTTTAAATGCAATATTCGGCCTCCAACCAAGCAGCATAGCCGCCTTGCTCGCATCTCCGATCAAACAGTTAACGTCAGATGGCCTGGTGTGAGCAGTGTCAGACTCAACATGATCTTGCCAAACAAGGTTGAAATATTCAAACGCTACTTGACAGAGATCACGAATTGAATAAGATTCACCAGTAGCTATTACGAAATCATCGGGCTCTGGACGTTGCAACATGAGATGCATAGCTCTCACATAGTCTTTAGCGCATCCCCAGTCTCTTCGTGCGTCTAAGTTGCCGAGCTGCAATGCTGATCGTTTGCCGTGAGCTATTTCGGCAGCGCCTTTGCACACTTTAGTGGTGACAAACTCTTCGCCACGGAAGATCGATTCATGATTGAACAACAGACCAACGCAAGCAAAAAGCCCATAAGCCTCACGATAGATTCTCGTTATGTGATGTGCATAGACTTTTGCAGCACCGTAAGGAGAGCGAGGATGTAGAATAGTTTCCTCATTCATGGGTTCACGATAGTCGGCATGACCGAATTCTTCACTGGTGCCAGCTTGATAGAATCTTGTTTGAGGACTGAAAAGACGTATAGCCTCAAGAATGTAGGCAGGACCCATACCATTGATAATAGATGTGGTGATGGGCGTATTGAAGGACTCTTTCACAAATGACTGAGCCGCAAGGTTGTAAACCTCATCTATCTCATAATCAGAAAACAGGCGGTTAATACCTGTTGGGTCAGTAACATCTCCAGGCACAAGCTGAAAGTTGGCATTATCTAATAGATCCAGCTCGCGCAGTCTACCAAATGTATCATTCGCCACTCGACGATAGAGACCGAGGACTGAATACCCTTTGTTTAGTAGAAGCTGGCTAAGCCATGCTCCATCTTGGCCTGTGCAGCCTGTAACAAGCGCTGTTCTCATTTACAAACCCCTTTTTCTGTCTTTCCACGTCTGCGTTTTTTGTTAGCAACAGAACGCCTAATGCAACAAGTGCCTTTGTCGTTAAAACGTAAATATCCTTTTTTGGTTACGTGTCTTTTTGCCATAGCTTATATTTTTTCTTTATATTGAATCCCGTATTTATCTAACATTTTCTTGCCATTTTCATAGTGCCTGCTATCAATTTCTATGCAGTGAGCTATGCGGCCAGCGTTAGATGCTGCTACCATTGTAGAAAAACTACCAGCAAATGGGTCGAGTATAATGTCGCCAACATTACTATGCCGCCTTATTAATGACTCTAATAATTCAAACGGTTTACAAGTTGGATGAAACTTCGACAAATGCGTAGCCACTGATGCCTTCTGAACATTGCGTATATACGGTATGTTGTCGTTTTTGTTGAATGTCCATGGAGCCCCAGGCTTCACAAACCATGAGATTATCTCTGCCGCAGAAACATAGCGCCGATTGGTGTTGCGCGGCATTGGATTCTTCTTTTCCCAGATTATCTTGTCCTTAACCTGCAATGCGGCGAACGCTCCTTCAACCAATGATGTCTGCTGGAACGAATGGAAAATCAAAACACTACCACCTGGTTTCAAAAGTCGAGCAAACCACGCCAATTCCTGTAGTGGAAATTGCTGCTGCTCAAACTCAAACTGAAATCCGGTTCTGCCCATCGTATTAAACTGGTTAGGTCTGCTAATCTTGTATGGGATATCGGTCAGCAATAGGTCGAATGATTTGTCTGGCCAGTCAGCCACGATATCGAAGGCATCACCAAGATAGATCGGATACTCACTTGCGAAATCTGGCAGTTCTTGCGTACTCACGAGCACACTCCCTTGCAAGAGAATCGGCTTTATTGTTTAGATCATCATCTCCGTGCGATTCGACCCAGACAAGCGTAAAGCTCAATTGGGCCTTCAGAATGAGAATTTCCTCCCATAGGTCTCTATTTTTGACTGTATTCTGCTTCCAATCGATCTGGACCCAGCGAGCCAGCCACTCATTGCAACCTTTGACTACGTATTCGCTGTCGCTATAGATTGTGATATTGGAAGTTTTCCCGAGGTGGGCTACGAATTTGAGAGCCTCAATAACCGCCGTAAGTTCAGCGCGATTATTGGTCGTTGAAGGAAGGGCATCCATCAAGTTGATGGTGCGATTGTCGATTTGTACTACTGCACACCAGCCACCAATGCCACCAGGATTCTTTAGAACAGATCCGTCAGTGTGAATCTCTACCATAGTGTTTGCGCTTTATCTTTCCCCAACGTATTTGCATCCACAATTCCTCATACGCAAAGTACATGGTGATACGAATTCCGTGGTATAGAAGCGCAATAAACCCCGCTTTTGGCAGCGTAAAATCAGTGTATAGCAGTGCAAGAATTGTGAGGCAGAGTATGCCAGTTAATTCCCAAAGGATTCCCTTAATCAATATTCTCCGAGGTCGATCGGGCATAAGCCACCTCCTTATTGCGTTGGAGCCATTTCTGGCTCCAGAGCAATATGACTTATTCCTCTCTACCGGCTATCAAAAAAAGCTGGACAAGGTATGCCCGAGTCGTTGTCAGTGCCCGGTCTCCCGAGCATAGATGTTATGATGGTCACATGTAAACCCGAAACAGCATTCCAGCATAGTTTTTTATTATGAGATATGTAGGCGGGACCCCTGGGGAGCAGTTATTCCCCGGCTGGGCTCCCTCCGCGCTTGCGAATCAAAATGCCGGGCCAGATGTCCACTGCACAGGGTCCCATGTGGACCCACGCCTGCATACCTCAAATTTAAAAAGACGGGCAAGGGTTCGTCAAGTCGCATTTTACTGACGCTCTATCCAACTGAGCTACTCCTCGTTAGTGGTCGAGGAGATAGGATTCGAACCTATGACATTCAGTTCCTGATCATGTAAACCTAACAGCATCCCGTCATGTTATTCTTTGGTGAAGGCTCGGACGAGGGATCGCTGTGACTATTTTAACGGTGTCCTGCCATTAGACGACGCCCCCATAAATCGGGGACGGCTGGATTCGAACCAACATTACCGGCGTTACAAGCATGTAATCACAACAGGCATTCCAAACCTATCATTAAAGAACTGGGCAAGTAATTGTTGAGTAGTTTTTGGCTCAATGGGAAGGACTCGAACCTTCGTCTTCGGCTTTCGCCGCTGCTCTACCTGTTAAGCTACCTCTGAATGTATACACAACAGCATCCCAGTGAGTTGTTATTTTAGAGCCGGGCAAGTTTTAGCAGTGTGGAATAAAGGAGCTTTTTCATAGCATGTACACACAGCCAGCATCCCGGATCGTTATCGTATTAGTACCGGACAAGGATTGATTGAGAGCGGTCAATGATTACAAGTCATGTACTCACAATCAGCATTCCGGATTGTTTTCAAAGTCGGTTGGACAAGGTGTGCTCGTGTTTCTTTTGTATGTCACATGTAAACACAAGCGCATTCCAACTTCTGGCAGGCAGATAAGGATGCCCAGCCTATAAAGTATGCAGGACAAAAAATGACAGTGACTTTTTCACTGCTACCGCAGCGTGTCGGGCTTGAACCAACTCACATAAAAATGCTTTATCCATGTAATCACTTGTCGGCATTCCTGCACGTTCGTCAAGTTAAAACACCGAGCAAGGGGTGGTTGTGTCGTTTTTTGCTGATAAAATCCTTAATCTTATGCATGTAAACACAATCCAGCATCTCGGTATATTTTGTTTAGCCTTCAAGCTCAGGGATATGCTGCTCGATTACCTCCACGAGCTGAGTGTTGGGTCCATTTACGACAAAGTCGGCCACAAGACCCAACGCCGTGTCAGAGAACCCAGCAACGTTGTAGACTTCCTGAGCCTTGTTTCGCGCCTGGGTATTGTCGCCAACAACAAGATCCATAAGCACCAGGCGTGCCTCAGGACAACGCTGGCGCAGCGTGCCCCACTCAGACATGGTACGAGTACCGCGCCGAGCAGACCAGCCATGAGTATCAACCCAAGACTCGTTATCAGAGACGATAATCACAGCATCCACCTTCTCCTTACGCTTGTTCAGCAACTGGAGAGGAGCAGATACATTAGTTCCGCCTCCGCCAATATCTGCAATCTTGCGAGCGTTAGTCATTACACTATCACGCTTGTTAAGGCGCATGTTCACGACGCCAAACTCGAATGGAAGCAAGATGGTGTCACGCGCACGTCGCATGAAGATAGCCGAAATCAGACCAGCAACATGAGTACACTTGATCTTGCTTGAAGCAGAGCCGCGATTACCAGTCACGCTGCACCAGTCCATCGATCCGGAGACATCCGGACACACAGCAACGCGAATATCCATTTCTGGCACATTCTCAATTGCGATTTCCATCGCATCCTGAAGTGCTTCGATAATCTCGTTCGGAACCTCCCGAGTATCAAGCGTAAACAGATACGCAGCCAAAAGCTGGTAAGGGAACACCTTGGCACGTCTGATAAGCTGCGGATCGCGCAACTTGCCAGCAATCAACTCAGTCATGCCATCCACGTTGAAAACACCATGACGCGCAAGTGTATTCAGGTTCATACGAAGGGCAGTCCAAGGCATATTCTTTGCAATCTGCACCCACTGCTCAGTCTTAAGCGGCAGGTGAGTCAGCATGCGAAACGGCAGATCAGGGATCTCAACCGTGCCAGGAGTATCCTTGAAGCGCTCAAACGCCTTTACCAACTTAGGTAGAGAGCGTCCGTCGTACTTCTTGTCAAGCAGGTACCCATAGAGAGCATTGCGTGAACGACCCTCAGCCTTAGGGTGAACCATCTTGATGATATCAGACATAGACGGATTCTGACCAACGGTCGCACGGAAAAGCGCGTCGTCAGACTTATTAGCAAGCCAGTTGCGAATTAGTCGCTTAATACGCCGACCGAAAGACTTTCTTCCAGTCAGACCGCTACGCAGAATCTGAACGAAAGTACGCAGCATACGAGCATTATCGATTACCCGCTCGAAAACGAACTCGACATACTTGCTCTGACGAGCACACAGGACAGCCAGCAAAAAGGCAGGCATGTCCTTCATGTAGCCAAACTGGCGAGCATAGACAGCCAGACCGGCGACGAAAGCGTCATCCACCTTGTCAGCCAGATCCAGAGCCCTATCAAGCTGGACTTCGGCAGTAACGTAAAACGCATTGCCAAAGGTGCCAGTCAGCGCGTACTGCGCCAGGGCTTCCTTGTCGGTACGCTTGTAGGCGACTCCACCAGCGTCGTTCACAGTGTCAGCCTTAGGGGCCAACGCACCTCTTTGATTCTTAAAGAGTCTCGTGTTCATTGTGACCTCCTAATCAGTCAGTCCCTCTGCCTTTGCTGCAGCCAAAATGCTATCTACACGCTCCTGGATAGCTCCCTGCCTGCTGATCAAACTACCAACGTATTCGTCAACGTCCGCTTTGTCTCTGGGTAGATAAAACCCCCGAGAGCACGACAAAATGGTAAATCCTTGACGGATTAGCTCGCGGATAACATCCCGCGTAGGTCTCTGCGTTCTTCGCTCCTCAGGGACCTTCGCCTCACGACAAATTTGATCGGCACTTTTGGCCTTATTACGACCTCTGCGAAGCGTCCTATAAACTCGTCGATGAAGCATGCCAAGGCTTTGTACGTCCATGCTTCCTCCTGGGTTCTCTCGTTAGTTCCTCTATATATATATCGGTCCGATTTGCAGGATTTGTGCAAACTTTTTTGGATTTTTCCCGATTTTCTTAATAGCTGCCAGCCTCCAAGCGGTCAATTCTGCGCCTCAAACCCATCCAAAGTGAGTCAAATTTGACCACTTTCTCCGGTGTATTGAAGCCTGAAGGCAGGGCGCTGCTTGGACCGTCACGTCGACAAAGAGCAATGTGATTAGCCACAATAGTAGCACCCCAGGCAGTGGTCATTTCCATGGCGGAAAACTTGGTGTGTGGATCAGCCTTGATATCTAATTCGATTTCCTGCCTGCGCAGCAACGATTTGCCATTGCTACCAGTCACACGCAATATCAAGCGATCTCTATCTGTGTCACGGCTGTAGACATACTCTGTGTCCATCAAAAGGCGACGAAGCTCTTCTCGGTCTCCTCCGCACTTCTTTTCAAGCACTCCAAATGCGCTCCAATGATCTTGATACCGTAGAGTCATATAGTCGTAATTTTTGACACCACATTCATACAGAGATTGCACAGCTTGGACAGAGTTGTTGGTGGTAATTGAACCAAGCAGTCGCAAACCATCCTTGTAGAAAAACTCGTACTCCTTACGCGCATCAACAAACTCGAAACAGCCACGTCTGATAACTGGTGCTCGTCCATAATACTCACTCAGCAAACCATCGACGCTAAAAAGCATCTTGTGAGCAAAGCCTGATAGTGGCATATGACCAAGACTGTCGATTATACCACCACATCGCACCTGAATATTGGTCATACCTTCTTGAGCGAGTTGAGTAGCAAGCTGATTGCTGATTCCAGGCGATATACCACATTCAGGAACAATAAGTGTTTTACTATCTTTGGCAAGGTTTTCTTGTTTAGCCACCATTTCCGGGTTGCCACCAAGATCCACCATTGGCACATTGTTGTAGAGAGCCGTCCGTGTTATTTCCTCATTGGCTGCATATGGAGCACAGCTAATAACTACATCATAAGTATTAAGATATTTTTCGGGAGCAGCATAAACAAATGCGCAGCGACCTTCTATGTTTGTGCCAAGTAGCTCATAAAGACGCGAATCAGCACGCACTCCAACTTCTTGACTTGGCTCTACCACTGTGACCAGAGTCGCATTGCAGTGCTGTAGCAGATCATAAACAACAGCCAAACCAACTTTGCCAGCTCCGTAGACAAGATACTTCATGTTGGCTCTCCTTCAAAAATAGCAGCCGCGCCAGGGATCGAACCTGGGACCTCAGCGTTCAAAGCGCTGCGCTCTACCGGCTGAGCTACACGGCTGCAGATGTGCGTGGGGGCGACCGCCGGAAATTGAATCCGGATCTGCAGGGCCACAACCTGCCGCTCTTGACCATTTGAGCTACGGCCGCACCCTCACACATCAATCTGTGGCGGCTCATCTTCAATACAGTTTTTTAGCTTTCTGAATGACTCTGGATCTTCTCGTTGAAGTCGCCTATTAGCTTCCAAGACACCATCCGGCATATCAATTGTCGAAGGATTCTCGTATAGACGCCTGATGTGCGGCACAGTCTTCATTTTCCTAACGATTCGACGGAAGCGCCATTCTTCAAGCAAACGAAACAGCCAATTTTTCAATCTCTCAAACAGCTTGTGCATGTTATACCGTTAAGCATTCAGATCGTCAAAGTCTTTTCGCGTCCCTTTACGCAGTTCATTTATTTCTCGCTTGAGATTGGAGGGATAACCCGCATGCAGAATACCCTCTTCAAGCTGATCAAGACGCTCCATGACCGCAAGAGTTTCTTCGTTATTTAGAGGCTTTCGCATACGGTCAACAATCGGAAGCTCTTTGAATTTGGCCACTATTGCATCAAACTTGCGCTTCTCGCGCCGAGCACGCCAACTGTCAAGCAGTCGACTGACAAGCCTCAAAGGCCACAACAGCCTATTCTTCAACCACATCATACTACTCCTTTCCCATCGTTTCAATTTCGGCACGAACCACGTGCAGAAAAGGACAATTTCCCTCTTGGCATATCTTACATTTCTTGCGTATGTTGCCTTTACAGATCCGTTTGATATGCGCTCTGAGTTTTTCTCGGTCAACTTTAATACTGATTAATCCCACGATACCCACACCCTATAAGCATACGAGTCATCTGGAGAATAACGCAGATTATACTGCTTACAAAATCGTATAAATTGATCTTTCCAAGCATCTACACAACATGGGTCACGATGTTTGCAATCAAAATGTTGTTTAAATTGATGTTTGCGAGCAGCCTGACGCAAAATATCCTTAATTTTTTCAGCATCAAAACTTTCTATCGCATCTTCAATTTGCTTCTCTTTGCCACGTCGTGTAAGCTGTAGCAGTTCGCCCTTAAATGTTAAAGACAGATCGCTATAGTGCATAGCAGTCTCCTGTTTTCTATGGTAGGTCCGCAAGGTACTGCCCCTTGTTCCCGAGGTTAAAAGCCTCGTGCTTCACTTTTAAAGCTTCGGACCCATGGTTGGAGTAGGTGGATTTGAACCACCGGCCTTCACCTTATAAGGGTGCTGCTCTAACCCCTGAGCTATACTCCATCTACTTTCGAGATACCATTCATCCATTCAGTCCCATTGGCAATATAATCATGCACCCAATCCTGTGTATAATGACAGACTGGACACACAAGCCCTTCAGTTGTTGCTTCCAAAGTAGCCTCACACATTGGGCTTCCACGCGTGAAAGGATGCACAAAAGCGCATCTCTGCCACGTGGTAATATTCGCCACCTGTTCCTTGGTAAACGGTGCTTTCATGCCTAAACTCCAGTAATCATCTTACCAACATGAATAGGGAAAACAATACACCAAGCGATCAGATATAGAAAGCTGTACACATACACAAGTATAATTCCCACATGTATCTTAGACTCAACAATAGGCCCTTCGCCAGATGGAACAAAGAATGACCAGTCAGTCAAATAACCAATAAAAGCATTCAGCGCAAGGACCAGCAGCAGAATAACGGTACTCCATGCCACTACTATGGCCGCCCTTGTGCGTATAATGGTGCGAGTATCCATCGCATCAAGTCGCTCGACGAAGGCTGTCACTTTTGTTGTCTGACGAGTTGCACGCGCCATTATCAGTGCTCCTAAAGAAAATGGTGGGGACGGAGAGACTCGAACTCTCAACAACCAGGGCCTAAACCTGGCGCGTCTGCCAAAATTGCGCCACATCCCCACTTATTGCATTCGCTTAAGTAATTCCTTGTTGGGCTCTACAGTAAACTCAACAAACCCCTTGTTAATGCCAGCATGCACATGACTCCGAATCGTCACGCCGACTGGCAACTTGTCGTCATTAGCTATGCAGCGGATAAGATCGATACCCATGTCTACAGCCTTATAGAAATCTTCACCCTGAGTAACAGCATCTAAGGCGATTATTTCAATCAGCCACCAATCGCTACATGAATCTTTCGTGATCGTCGCATTGAGGATCATTAATACGCCTCGCAATGTGTGCGAGTTACACAACGAGCCATGAATACATGATAGCCATTATGCTCAGTGTAAACGACCAAGTACTTGCCCTGGCCTTCATAAACAGCAAATGCGCAATTGAAGCGTACAGTGCTTTCATCCTCGAAGTCGATGGAAAGCCTGGTGTTGAAACTCTTGGCCGATAACTGTCCCAACAGCGCCGGGGCATGTCCGCCTGCAGCAAAATGACTCATGACCTACTCCTTATTATGGTCCCCACAGAAGGAGTTGAACCTTCAACATTGCGGGCTTGAACCGCACGCGTCTGCCAATTGCGCCATGTGGGGATTTCTATTTGTACGTCTTCCCATTGATTATATATGATATGGTGCTTTTCGCACATCCAAACATCACACAAAGCTCACTATAAGGAACTCCATCAGCATTCAATGCACGAATTTCCTCAGCTTGCTCGTTTGTGAACAGCCTGGATGACATAGCCGCCTTAATTGCATGTTTTTGACGCTCCTGTTCTGGCTTATCATATTTATTATCAGAATCACTGCCGATTGCAATATTGGTAGCACGATTATTAGTCTTGCAATTGTCGAGATGTCTGACTTGAACACCACGAACAAACATTTGATATCCAAATTTCTGAAAAGCAATTAAACGATGCACCATAATTTGTACAGTTGTCCCATTGAGACGATATGTAAAATACAGATAGCCTTTCGGAGTGCTACACAAAGACAGCACGCGACCATTCGGAGACACAACAGAGCCATCATTTCTTGCGTAATAACCTGCTGTTTTGACAGCAACAAGAGCCTGACTTCGCTGAGACAGCTTCACTTATTGTACACCACCAACAGCTTGCACACCTACTTTAGGCGGCTCTTGTAGCGTTCCTTTGCCGAAACTTTGACACTCAAAATCCAATTCTTTGCCCTTAGGAATAGCAACTCGTACTAAAACATAACAGTGGTGTAAGTTTCGCTGGTGCTCCAATTTGCCACAATCAACACCAAAAGTATCAGAGTCGCTTATCTTTCCATTAACCTGAAAAAGTGCATTGATAAACCTCAGCGTATTTTGCTTTGTTCTCTTAAAGTGGACATCCCAGTAAGTGTATTCCATGTCAGCCTCCTTTTGTTGGTAGCGATGCCCGGACTCGAACCGGGAAACACGACATTTTAAGTGTCGCAGCTATACCAATTAGCCCACATCGCCTTAGGTTTTGTAAAGTCTATTGGGATTTTTCACCCAATCTTGCTGTATCTCTTTTTCTGCTGCCCTTATACAAGCTGGACAAGCAGATTGATCGCCACACTTATGAGCATAGAACTTATAGGGACGACCACAAATACGACATTTAATAGTATGTTCTGTCATCATTTGCCACCTCGTGCTTCAAATGGCTCGTTAGGTTTCACCTGCCCTTTTATCACTCTTCCCATGACAACATTAGCCCTATTCGCATCGACAGTGATCGTAGGGCAAACATGCACGCCACATTCGTGACACGCCTTGTTCTTACATTTCAAACCGGCACCAGTTAGCGGGCTGAAGCTCTGCTCCATAACCTCATAGCAAAACCAACAGCGCCTTTCTCTGTCAAGCTGATCGTAAAAGCTCATCTTATTGCTCTCATTCTAAGTCTGTAGCTCACAATAAGCGGGGCATATATACCGCGCTTAGTGAGCTATCAGACTTATTATCTATCTGGCAGGGGCGGGAAGACTCGAACTCCCAGTCTGGGGATTAGAAGTCCCCTGCATTCGTCCAATTATGCTACGCCCCCAATATGTCAAATCTATTAACACTTCTCATTTCGCAAACGGTTTCCCTTGCATCTTTCGGCCATGTGACATGAAGACACCACAAGCAGAGAAGCCCGGCTTCTTCACGTCCAATATATGCAATCTCCTCAAAGTCATCCTTGCCACATACAGGACATTTGTCTATTTTGGGCAAAATGACGTTATATAGGAAATCTTTTTCTTTATGCATTAGAAAATCACAAATCCTTCATATTGCCAGCTATGTCGCAGGCGTCGCCCATCAAAAATATAGCTTCGAGGTATCTCGTCATTCGGCATCTCAGTCAAACAGTCTGCCACACAAACCGACATGCCCTCAAAATCATACAGTCGACCACCCCAGTGATATTTGCCCCACTGGTTGGCTCCGATGTTCTCCATGGTTTTAAGCATCATGTGTGAAGCAGTTTTCTGGTCCGGGGCGTGCTTCTTGACCCAATCTGTTGCAACAGTATCTTTCGAGTTTGCGGCAGTTCCAAGCAGCCGAAAAGTGATCTGTTCTGCCCCAAGCTTTTTGGCGTCACGAATGGTGTCGATAAAAAGGCTGTTGGTAAAAAGTTTGCCATTTGGATATGGCAAAAAATTGGTTAACTGCACACTGACACGAACCGTAAAGCCTAATACTGCCAGTCTGGAAATCGCACCACGAACAGAAAAACGAGAATCAACAATGCGCATTGCATCGTTGTTAACTACCTTGTCAAGGCTTGCGCAGCTCACAGCCACTGTGTCAAGACCCATGTTTTTCCATGTTGGCCAAGCATGCTTGTAATCATCATGCAAAACTGTGATGCCATTTGTTTGCAACTCAATGTGAGGAAAAAAATCGTCCAATTCCACAATCAAGCCAGGCAGATCATCACACAGAGTGGGTTCGCCAAAGCCAGTAATAAGGGCAGTATCGACCTTGTGTGTCCGCGCTAAGCGCATAGCCTTTCTAAAGCGTCGCCAGTCAAAGCGATCACCACATGCCCCACGCCGATAAGCTTCAGTCATCTTCGAAATGCAAAATGGGCAATTGGCATTACACTTAATGTCTCCGCAAGTAACTGTGAAAACACTCATAAGTACTCCTGAAAGAAAAATGGTCGGCACGGGAGGACTCGAACCTCCAACTTCCTGCTTGTAAGGCAGGTGCTCTGGCCAATTGAACTACGCGCCGACTGGTCCGGGCGCAGGGAATTGAACCCCGTCTTCAACCTTATCAGGGTCGCGTGCGAACCTTTACACCACGCCCGATTATTGCTGCTGCGGCGGAGGCGGTAGCGCATCATGTGCCGCAATGAGCTTCTGGTTAAACATCTCACTGAGGCCAAGACTGACAAAAGCAATCGCGTTTGCAATCTGTGCTGCCTGACCTGTATCAACATATTCAGCCGGAATAGTCACGCTCTGAGTCTGTTGTGCCTTTTCTGTTCCGGTAAGTCGCTGGTCGGTCACTGTGACCTGGATTTGAATCAGTTTAGGCGGCTGCTTTTGCTGCTCGCTCATAGATACTCCTTTAACAATCCAACTATCATGTTGCCCACATTAAAAACGTATTTTAGCTCATCTTTGTTGAACGGTGCCAACTCATCTTCGTAATCTTTGAGAAACTCCTCTTTGGCATCAGCCATTACGAGCTTGATGTAGTCACCGATTTGACGAGGCTCTTCGATTTCACCATGTTTAGAAAACACGCTCTTGATCCTATTCTCATTGATCAAGCCAAAAAACGTTTCATACATCTGGATTACTTCTTCGCGGTATTCCTTCTGCTCACGCGGCACTTTGACCTTCTGCTCTTTTTCGCCGAACTTCTCACCTTTCTTCTTGAGGTAAAAAGTACTGCCAGTATGAGATCGATACACCTTATCGCGTGGCTTAATAACCACACCTTCCATACATCGTTTCTCTTGGACGCTATGACCATCAGGATTGACTCTGGTAACAGAATCTTCGACGCTCCAGTCAAGAGCAGCCTGCAGCGTATTGATGACAGTTACAATAGGAACCATCAGATTCGGAAAACCATGCAAGCTCATAAACTGCACAAATTCGCCCTGTGGAATCAGCTCTTCATTGATCGCTGCATCGAAAAACAACAGACGACGCTTGTCTCCGTAGTCAATACGTCTCTGAATTCCAGGTCCAAAAAGTTCACCATACAGATTGATTGTCTGATGGGTTTTGTCGACAAACAGCGTCAGAGTGTTAATCAGCGCGGCCAATTCGACATCCTGTAGCACATCCCAAACACCGAAAAAGTCTTCGCCAGGTGTTAATACCCGATTACGCGAAGCAACCTGTACTGGCTTAGAAGGTTCAAAGATCAATTGGATGTTGGAACCGTCGATTTTTTCAGTGACGATGTAAACCGCGTCGCACAGCTCCGGATACTGGTCCAGCATATACTGTACGAATTTGTCTCTATAGCTGTTTTCGATGCTTGGGTATTTTTTGAAGGTCATCATACACCTCTATGTTTTCCAAGTTTTATAGTTCGCTATATCTGAAATGGTAGCTGCAGTAACATGAAATTTAGCAGCCAAAGTCTTCAGAGCAGTTCCTTTAGCTCTTTCACTTCTGATGACAGCAACATCCTCCCATGACAATTTAGACTTCTTTTGATGCCCTTGTGCAATATGCTGGCGATGCTCTTCATCAAGCTCAGTACCTCTTCTATGAACACCATAATCAATATTGCGGCTCTTAGATGTTTGATTGCGTTTTAGTATAGCTTCATCAGATAGAAAACGTCCAACTCGTGTTCTGCCTGCAATCAATTTGCTTCTGCTATCTTTGTTTATCCATCGTCTTGCAACAGCCCGACTAATACTATCACGATGTTTTCTTGATAAGTGTTTGCCACGATGTATCTGCGATAGCTGTTCCTTTTGCATATCAGAAAATCTGAATCCACAAGTCCCTTCACCACCGATCGTGCTGTTATAACCATTACGAAATGTATCAAAATGTTCTATGTATTGAGCTTCCAATGCACTTAATCGAATTTGTGATTCAGCAACAGCAATAATTTCCCATTGAAAATTATCTGCACCATATTTCCTAAGGGCCTTATGCAAAATACAATTATCGCATCTTCGTAATGCCGCATTTTCATGCTCAAGACGCCTAACTCTCAGTGTCTTAACAGTCTTGCCTATATAGGATTTGTTGTTAAGTAAGTTGGTCGCCTTGTAGACCAACATGACGCCCTCCTCACATGGACGTGTTTAGTCCTCTTGCGAACTAATCTTACCTGCCCTTAAGAGTTTGTTTACAGCCTTAGAGACTGCTCTTACGGGAACGTTCAATTCTTCAGCCAGGTCATCGACATCCAGACCCGGTGATTCCTTGATCAATTGAAGCACTTTGTGCTGGATTTGTTTTGTTTGTTTGCTCATTTTGCCTATAATACTATCGGGCTGATTTTCCAGGTTTCTTCAATCTTTTTCGCAATTTTTTCTTGTGGCAGGAAACATGACAAATCGTTAATGTATCCGGCACACATGGATTTCCATCGGCATAGACAGATTTATGCAGCCTGAAAGTTTCACCAAATGGCTCACCACATATTCCACACCGTTCTGCCTTGAGATAGATCCCTCGGAAAACCTTGCTGGAGATGAGTAAGGTAATACCATCTCTCTTACAGCGCTCCCGCAGCTTCTGGTACATGTAATACGCCCTACCGCTGGGCGTCTTCCTCCAAGCACGTTCACGCTCAAGCCTGTCATTATAGATACGTCTTCTACCCATATTGATGTCCTCCTAAGATTAAAATACGACAAAGTGGTGTTTTTTCATGAAGTTTTTCTGTGACGCGCCCGATATTATAATAGACGGTTTCGAAAATAGGAGTTATCATGGAATGCCGCTTTTGTGAGGAAAAGGCCGAAGAAGAGACTGGAATGTGTCCTACCTGTACAGAATTCATAGGGCGCATGCAGGTTATGTTGAAGGTGAATCCGATACGATTTTGTCACTATCTTTGGTACATTTTTGGAGCAGCAGCAGAATTAGATAAAAAGTAGACGTATATACTAATACGGGCGGTATTTCAATTGGCAGAATTCGCGGTTTGGGGCCGTGAGGTTCCTGGTTCAAGTCCAGGTCGCCCGACCAAAAACAAGCCACACACAGCGGACAAGGCTTAGGCAGGCGGACCTTAATTGGTCGGTATAGAGCCTGGTGGGTAGCGAGTGGCTGACCAGTGTGGCTTTTACTATAGCGGGGTAGTCTAATGGTAGGTCGCCGGTCTCATACGCCGGGTCAGTGGGAGTTCAATTCTCCCCCCCGCTACCATTAACAACTACAGGATGTTTATGTTGTCTCAACATGCATTGACTATCATATGTGCCACAAAACGTGGCTACTGGATTAATTGTCGAGGAGATGTTCAATCTCCACAAGGCAATATCTTGAAGACTACAGCAAACAAAGACGGTTATAGAAAATTCACCATTCGCATCGATGGTAAACACTCGACCATTTTTGTTCATAAAATGATGGCTTATAGTAAGTATGGAGAAGCAGCGCTGGCTACTGGTGTTGAAGTCAGACATTTAAATGGTAATAAGGTTGACAACACTTGGAACAATATCGAGATTGGCACCCGTAGCGATAATATGATGGATAGACCCGTTGAACAACGTCAAGCTGTTGGACGCAAAATGAATGCCAACAGACGCAAACTGACACAGCAACAAGCTGAAACAATCCGTGCAGAAAAAACACTTGGAGCCAGTTACAAATACTTGGCTAAAAAGTACAGCGTATCACCAAGAGCAATTTGGAATATAATAAAAGACAAAACATATAAGGAAGGTACCGTAGAAGCTACAAACAGGTTTTGAACATCTGGGGTGTTGTAAAAGGCACGGGGAGCATTACCTCTACCTTCCTCCAGAGCATACAGGAGCATAAGATATGACAGTCAAAGAACTTATCGAAAAACTGCAGGAAATGCCACAGGATTTTCAGGTTGTTATGTCGAAAGACTCCGAAGGAAACAACTACTCGCCATTCGCAAGTATGTCACTGGCGGAGTATTTCCCAGAAAGCACCTGGTCTGGCTATATCCTGACGGAAGAAGATGCCGAGGATGAGCGCCAGCATGGAAGCGGCGAATGTGAATACGAAGCCGACAACGCCGTAATACTATGGCCTGTTAACTGATTATGGGGGCGCATGTACCAAGGGGGCGACAGAGCTTTGCAAGCTCCGTGCGGCAGGTTCGATTCCTGTGGTCTCCACCATTTTGATAGGATGATATGAAAACAACAAACAGGATAGATTTCAAGTTTTACAAGCGAAAAGATAGACAATGGTGGGTTCTATTGTCACTTCCTGAACATCCAAAATTAAACGACGAAGACTACAAAATAGTGGCTACACAACTGGAAGGCTTGGGTGAGCTATCAATGTATTACCTACCTGACACATATCAAATGTGCGGTGTGGGCCTGGTAACGCCATGCTCGTGTGACGATTTCACAACTTCAGATATAGCGCTGAAACAATCTTACATAACAGGACTATGGAACTTAGGAGTAGCAAAATTTAAAGAATTTCTGGCGCAAAAGAGACTTAACAATGGACGAACAAGAACTTGAACAGCTTGACGTAAATCCAGTAATCAAACTAAGTAAGGAAGATTTTGAAGCATTTCTACGAGCACTTGAGGCTCCGCCTAAAAACCTTCCTCGACTCAGGAAGCTCTTTGAGGAAAACGATCTATTTGACTCGGAGCCTATGAGCGACGAAGAGTTGGAAAACTGGAAACGCATGTTTGAAGAAAGTCAAAAACTCGCTGAAGAACCATGGCGAAAGGAGGCACCCATGTTGTAGACCTTAACAAAAGGAGGTACAACATGTTCGGTAAGATTCTCGATGCGATTGACGGGTTTGCCCGCTGGGTAGACAGGCGCTTCGGAGTTCTTGGGGAAGAAATACCAGCAGATATTCGTATTTGCTGGGATCGTTTCTGGCGTATTATTGATTACATCCCTGCGATTTGGCACGACTGGGATTTCAATTGTGAGCCAGGAATTTTTGAACTCATTAAAAAGAAGCTCGAACGGCTCGAACCTGAAATCATTCACCACATCCATGCCGAAAGAGACAGGAGGCGGATTCGTATCTGTATTATCCTGCTTGACCGTATTATTCATGGATATTACAGGAACGAGTTTGACAAAAAACATGAAGCCAAATGGGGTGAGCTTGACTGGCATTTCGAAGGCCCTTATCTACGATTTACTCGCCCAAAGGCAATCACAGAAGAGGAAAAAGAGCAAGAAGCAAAAGAACACTGGGAAGGCATCCAGCGCGCAGAAGCCCAAACCCAACGGGCTATCGATTTTGTCATGAAAACTGTTGGTAAGTGGGCTCAGTATTGGTCGGACTGATTGAAAGGAAGTTCATAATGCTCTAACTTGACTTAATACAAGGAGACGCATTATGAGTTACAAGTGCAGGGCTTTAAGGAATCCTCGGAGCGCCCAGGAGCTGCGCCAGTGGCATGGAGCCAGGGCAGAACACCGAGAAGACCCTGAGACGCCTCCTGCTCGATCCAGACGACGCTGGGTGCCCACGGCATGGTCTGACATATGGATCAAGTCTCAGCGCTGCTGGAAGCGCCACAGGAAGACTCAGTGGAAAGAGAAGTCACGGAAGAAGACCAGAAAGTCCAAGTTTCGTGGACATCTAAATCCAAAATGGCAAACCAGGGAAACTAAAAAAGAGTGGTATCCGAACTATCAGCGCGGACGCTGGTGTTGGAAGCGTAAAATCATTGAGTTTTGTGAGGCCACTGGAGAACGCCGGATCTACCTGCATGATTCTGGCAAAAACTGGTGGGAAGAAGGTAGGTATATCAGAATAGCTTGAAAGGGGGCGACAGGCATCGACAGGTTGGTGCAGGTATCAAACTCGTGCCGTGGAGGTAAGACACGCTAAACCTTGCCCAGAAAAAAACAAACGACAAAGCAACTGAAGAATTAGAACTCTGCTGCGCTTAATCAGTTGAGTGCGGCAAGCTTGCGGTTCTGACCCCCTTTCAAG